TCAAAGTCAGCAATCTCAACAACTACCCCTGCTGGTTTAGACACAACTTCTGCCATACCTCTGTTGATTTCAATTCTTACTATATTAGTTTTCTTCGTTTTAGTTTTACTCATATATTCAATATACCTTGAATTTAAATTGAGTCAATACGATTATCGAGAGCTTTGTTCATAGCGTAGTTAAATAATGCTTTCTTATCATTCTTGACCATAGCCAAACCAATTTTAGCAAATTTCTCAAATAGTTTATCATCAACATCAATTTCCATTTGAGTTACTTTAACTTGTAATGTTTTTAAGATAGAGATTTTTGGAAGATTATCAATCTTCTCGCTCTTTTTAGCTTTACGAACACCTAAAATATTTTTAGATTTCTTCATTTTCTTTCTCAATCAATCTATCCTCGCAAGAATCTTCATTGATAACTTCAAGACCCTCCAAGAAAAATCCTGCACCTCTCAAAAATGAAGCTATATCTCTTGTGATATCATCTAAACATTCTCCTTCAAACTCCATTGTATTAGTTGATTTAGTAGCCTCATTATAACCAGTACCTTCTGCTTTTAATGTAAATTTCATTTAGTAAATATACTTCTTATTTTAAATTAGGTCAAGAATTAATATGTAGCACCGAAAATTCTTACTTGAGCATTAGGATTCTTGCTACCATCTGGACTATCCATCATATTATATTTTGTAGGATAATCTTGAGCGTCCTCTGCCATACCAGAAGGCAACCATCCTTGATCTTTGCTAACTTGAGAAGTTGTAGAGCAACCCATCAAAAGAAAAGCCAAGAATATCCAAGCTAAAAACACAAAGAAGGTTACGATAATTTTAATAGGATTAAAAGTCATTTCTTAAACCAACACTTTCTATAAGAAGTTGAGCTTCACGATTTTCAATCACTTCATTTACTGAAAGTCTTTCCGTTGCCATTGGCGAGTGATTCAAAAGGAAAGTCAAAACAAAAATTTCTATTGGAGTCCACATAATTTTAATTTATAATAGGATACTGGAATTGAACCATATATCCTACTATTTGATTACTTGGCTGAAACTGAAACAACCGACCCGCCAGTTTTATTTGCGAAACGCTTGCTGGCGATTTTCGCACCACGAAGAGTAGGATATACCTTCGGGGCTAATACTAGCTGACCGCTTGTTGCCTTTACCGACCAAGTGTATGTTTGTGTTTCTTGCATATTGTTATATTAATCTATATTTATGATATAGTCAACTATTATTTATCTACGATTACCTTTTTGAATCTTCTCTAGTTTTGGAGTACCAACAGCATCTTCTTTATTGAAAACACTCTTTTTACTCTTGCCCATATGAAGCTCTCTTACATCTTTACCACGCTTTTGATTGCCCCAAGGGTTCATACCAGAATTTTTAATGTTGTCTGCGAAATTTTTTATCGCTTTGATTTCTTTATTTGTTAATGCCATATGACAATACTAACCGAGTTTAAAATTTAGATCAAGAATTATTTTTTGCAACCGCAACTAGAACAACCGCAACCCAACTTTAATTTAAACAACCACTTAAACGCTTTTTTTAGCTTTTTTAACACTTTTCTTTTTTTTCTTCTTGGGCTTTACTTCTACTTCTTCACTATCAAAATCCATTGAATTTTCTCTATCCCATTCAGCTAAATCACCTTTAGACTTCCAATCATAAATAGCATCTTCTATTTTGAATCTAATATCCCAAAATAGGTTTGTTAGCCAGTTCATAGACGAACTCCGAAAACTCCACCTAAAATAAAACAAGCTGAAAGAATTATAATTTCCATAATATTTACTTATCCCTTATTACACCTGCTTTTTAGGCTTGTCTTTGATATTTTTATTGTAGTCTAAAACCTCATCTAGATATTTGTTAATCATATTACGACAAGTTCGTTCTTTTTCCACATCTTTACTATAATAGGATTTTTCCATTTTTAATATCTGATCTCTCCAATGATTTAAACTTTCTAATTGCTCTTTATTAATTATGATTTTATTTTTTTTAGGAGTCATAAGACTATATTACCTTATTTTAATGAAGCTCGCACTTCTTTTTTCCATATATTTATCAGTTCTTCGCTATCTTTCATATTGTAGTTATCATTTGATCTTAATAAATAAAATGTTTTTTCGCTAGAATCTATTGTATCATTAATAGTTTTGAATCCTTCTCTTAGAGATTCTCTAGTCTTAAAATAATAACTCCTCATCGCTGGGGTAGGATTTTCCCCCTCTGTGATACTCTGAGTCATAAGATAACCACCTTTACCATCTTTTTGACATAATAGAACATTTTTGTATTTGATTTTAGAATATAAATCTGCAAACTCTTTGCTTAAATTTAAATTCAAAATGCAATTATGATAATATACAGCAAAAAAACTAATACTATCATCAATAATCATTTTAATAAACGGCAACTTTAACTATCTTAGGATTATTATTAACAAATCTCATCGCTTCTTTTTCGGTCATAAAGAAAATATCAACGACTGGATATTTACCTTTACTAGCTTTCTTTCTGATAACATCTGTGCCAGTATCGTGAGCAAATCTAAATCCAAGATTAGGAATATAAAGTTTTGAAAAGTAAGGTATGATTCTAGGGTCTACCGCAACACTCTTATTAGGTTTGAGCGTAGCACCAGTAGAGCTTTGTCTTTTTGCACTCCAAGAATCTGTGCCAGAACCTCTTGCCCAATAAGCAGTTAGTCGAACTTTAATTTCTTTCGTTGGAGTATTGGTTTTAATAAAGTTATCAACCATCTTGTCTTTATTAAAGATGATAGGTTTGTGAGATGAGGATGTTATTTCATTCTTGAATAAAATCCAAGAAGCTAATAACAAAACGGATATTCTACATAGTATTTTCATAACTTGTCCTCGACTTATTTAAGATTAATTTAAATTGATTAAAATGTCAAGCTAGATTAACTTCTTCTAGCGACTTGATAATTCCTTATGATTATTAGACTTCATAGTAAAATAGATTACACCCCTAGAGAGTATTAATTCCCTAAGAATGTAATCGTATTATACTTTAGCTCGTTACGAGATCAGAACTACGGAGCTTGCTAGTTAACTTACGCTTGTCAAAGGAACGCCAATGACGAGTATGTTGGTTAACTTTATCAAGAACCTTAGCTTCACTAATGGTAATTGTACCATTCGTGTTGTCTGTCATCTTAACGAAGTATGTTTTGGGTCTATTTGCCATATATTGTATAATATAGGATATTTAACTATTTGTCAAATCAGAATTTTCTAAATTCTTGATTTTGTCTTGAAGGTAAATTACAATGCCTTCTATTCTTAGCATATCTTTTTGAAGTAAGCCTAATCTTTCAGAGTAGACTTTAATATCATTTTCAATGATTTGTTTTGTCATAATAAATGTTATATTTAATTGTTCTTATTTTCTAAATCATTTTTTACAATTTCAACATATTTATTCTGAGTTGTGTTGCAAAATTTACAAAAATTTTCAAAATCGAAAACTAATATATAATCCTCCATAGTTGCGTCTGTACGCACTTCTTCCCAAGTGAAGTCATTTTTAAGACCGAAAGATTTTTTCATTTTTACCTATTAATAAGGTTACTATATATACCAAAACTCGTCAAGGATATTCTACATCTCATAAATAATTTTGTCTAGTTTTTATTTATATTGTATTGAACAAAATTAGCTTTACTATCTGTATGATAGACATTTTTAAAATTTAATTGTCTAATCATATCTGAACATCCACAGCAAGGTGCGGAATGATCTAATAGGTTATTCCTATTAATTCTAGTGTTAACAAGTGTTAAGTTACTGCAATCTTCTTCACCAAATCTTATCACAGCATTTAACTCTGAATGAGTACCAACAATCTCGCTAATCTTTTCATTAACTTTATTAATGTAATTGTATTTTAAGTTCATAGGATGAGTCTTAGAATTATTCATACCTATGCTAACAATTTTATTGCGATCAAGTATAAAAGAAAAGTGACGGCATCTCAAATCTGCATTATGCTTATTTATAAGTGCGTAAGTCACCTCAACGATCTTAGGAAAATTCATCTTATCAGTCTTTTTTGTCTAAATCTTCGTATTGTCTTTCAACTTCGTCTGCTTGCTTGTCTAAATCTTCTTGCATTTCTTTTAAATAAGTATCAATCTTATCTAGGTCTGGAACTTTTGGAGTATAAAAATTGCTAATATAATTTGTGTTGGTATTGCCAAATAGTATTCTGGTCATTAAATGAATCCCAAATCCTTGAAGAATAGATAAATGGATATTTGAAATAGGTTCAAAAAGGTAATTCCAAACAACCGCTACAATCACTCCATAGATTAAACCAAATAGAATGTATGTTGTGGCAAGATTTAAATAATCAAATTTTGGTAATTTCATTATACTAGCCTATTCATAAAAATTGGAGTATATTCTCCTACATAAGAACCTTTTACATTGTAATCAAAATATTCAATAGCTTCTGTCTGTGGGTCATCTGATTGAGAAAATTGTTGGATTAAGATTCTAATACATTTATCAGTACAATAAATTGCAACTGGATTACCATTAAATGCTTCTCCAATACCTAGAAAAGCCTTATCGAATCCATCAGCAAGTAAAATGTCATCTTTATGGTCTGGATAGCACTCGTTAATAAACGATGTGATTTTTTTAGAATGTTGTTGTGCTTTTAATTTCATCTTGATTATTTATACCAGAGTTCTACTTTTTAAGCAAGAACTATTCTTTAGGGGAATTTAATTCAATATCTTCGATAGCCCAGCGAATATAATCTAATGGGGTAGCACCTTTATTTTCGCCAGAGAGTTTATCCCCTGCAAGCATCTCTTTGACTCTTTGCTCTAAATCTTCTAAAATTTGCCGTCTTTTCATTTCTTATTTATGTACTTTTTAATCTTTTTTACGAGAGATTCTACCTTTTCGAGTTCTTTCCAATTTATACCAGATATGCTCTTATGGTGTTCATCGTGCCATTTCACCAATGATGACACATCATCTTCTAAATCGTGCAACTCTTTATTTACTTTCGCTACTAATGTTTTTTGATTTTCCATATTAGCCTAAAAGTTTGCCCATCATTATATTTTCTTCTTCATCTCGCTTTAGAATATACTTAAACTTTGTGTAAAATTCATTCAATTTTAAACCAAGACTCGCTGGAATAGCATTATCTTTATTCTCATCGTACCAAACTACAAATTCTTGCATAGTTCTAATTGCGTTGATTTCTTGCATACTCTTATACTATACTGAATTTATTTTTTCTTCAACTTTAATTTTGCGTGATCTGAGAATAAGTTTGGATTGTCCTTGTAAAGTATTTCTAGTGAGGTTTTTGCAAATGCTCTGAGTTCTTTCTCGTCTTTGATGGCATCAATAATTTTCTTTGCCATAAGACCAAATGTCTTTTGTTCTTTATCGAGGCTTTTTTCGATTTTTGACTTTCTTTTTGCCATCTAATCTATTACACTTATCTTGTGACTGAGCTATCTCAAGGCCACGAATTAAAGCGTGATTGAATCCGATATTGATATATTGTTCTTCGGTGATAACTTCTCGACCAATAGAAGCAAGATAGTTTTGGGTATCTGCATCCATTTCTATATCCGCATCATAGACACTCTTTTTCTTAAATTTTCCAATTTTTATTTTAGTCATTTTGTTCCTCCAATAGAAATTCTGGAATCATATCTTCTTTTGCGTCCTTATCTTCACTAATACGAATCCAATTCGCTAGATCACCATATTTAATTCCTTGCATTAAATCTTCATAAAGAGCTTCCGTAGCGTGTCTTACCATCTCGTCATTGTCCATATCCACAATATAATTTAAATCCACACAAATTCGTCCTAGTTTCATTTTGTATTCTTATGCTCCATTATAAATTCACTAGCTTGCTCAAGAGCATTAACAAAGTGCATTGTTCTACAATCTTGAGGACAATCTTCGTCAGCTTGAATAACAAGCTCTTCTAAAATTTTAATTGCTTTATCCATTTCTTTATTGTAGTTCATTTTATATTAAAGTCAATTAAAACCTAATGATGGTCTTTCGTCTTTGCTAAACAATTCTATGATACGAATGTTGCTTACTAAGTGCCAATCATTGTTGATCTTCATACATTTTTCTGCTGGAGAAATCTCTGATATCTTACCTTCTTGAATAGCGTGTCTATTTATAGGAAAATTTATAAAAAGAATTTTGCGATCAATTAAATCTTTTAATTTCATTTATTTGCTCCATCATTAAAATAAACATCTATCTTGTCTATTAATTTATAATACTTATCAGTAGCATCGTGAGATATTGAAATTTCATTTAGGAAATCTTGATTAGATAATAAATCTGCAAGGATTCCCATAGCCAATTCAATCTCTCCATCAGTAAAATAAGATGATGCTTTCATTATTAAAAAGGCTTGAGAACATATCCCCAATAATCGCTATCAGCTTGCTTCTGAATATCGTCCCACATAATACATCTAGCAATATAAGATGGAACATTTAATTTGTCGCAGTTGTCAACCCAATGCTTTTCCATAGCTTTGTATTTTGCAACTCCAATTTTTGATTTGCTATACTTTAAATTTTCCATACCATAAAAGCGAAGATGGTGAACATCGCCACATAAAACTCTTGTTAAAATAGGAGTAATCATCTCAAGTGCAAAACTTACCTTTGCGTAGCTCAAGCCACGAATACGCTCCACAAGGCTATCACGAACCTTTACATAATGTTTTTTATTGTAGCAAGCGAAGTCTTTTGGATTCTGCCAGAAGTCTTTTGCAAAATCCCAAATGTAATCTGTGCGTTCATTCTGACAACCAACTCCAGAACGAGTAAGACGCTTTAGTAATTCCTTGCGATTATATCTCCAATAAATAAAGTCACGAATAGCAAGATAACCTTTGATATTACCTTCCCAAGTGGTATGCACCGAGCAGAAGGCGAAAAGATAACGCCTAAAAATATCATCATTGGTTAAGGGTTTAAGGGTTTCCCAATACTGCTTGTAGGCTTCTACTTTGTGACTATGAAGCTCGTTAAAGCTGGCGAAAAACTGATCTGGTTTAGTTGTATCCATATCTCAAATATAATTGAATTTTAATTAAAGTCAAAGAAAATTATTGAATAACCCATACAATCTTGTCAAAGTATTGACTATCAGCATCTAATACTTCTTCGTGATTACCATAATACCATTCGTTATTTCTATCTTGAAGTATTTTTGCTTGTCTCAATAGCGTAACATCATCTAAACCGCCCTCATATCCTCTCACACATATATGAGTTTCTGGTGGCAAATCTTTAAGATGATTAATAATTTCTTTTGCCGTCATATTCCATCCAATTTCTTGCGTGATAAGGACTTGGAAAAGTTTTTAATAGTTTAGCATCAATGAAATCAACATTAGGGTAATTGTCTTTACGAGTTTCCTCATAAGCTCCCCATAATTCAAGGTCATTTCCAAATTCATCCTCTAATTGTTTTATGTATCTAATTACTTTCATATGTATCTATGAATTTATCCGCTTGAGATAGAGAATCAAAAGTTTTTAATAACTTTGTTTTTATTTTAGGTGATTTATAAACTGCCCAATATTGAATATAATTGCCGTTGCAATCTTTCTTTTGCTCAACATATAATTCGTAATCTTTTTTATTGTTTTTCATATGATGATTATATTGATCTTTGCATTAAGTTTATAAACTTTATTGCCCTGCTTTTCATCGGGGTCATTGATTGTATTTCTTTTCTTGTCAGAGAAGCTATATGCCTTACCATCATCTAAGTCAACAATATTTGCACCAGTAAAATTAGGTACTCTAATCTTCATATATATTGAGTGATTGCCTCGCTGAACAGATTCGGGGTCAAAAAAAGAGAATACTTCCCCTTCTTTAAGTTTATCAAAATCAATCATAGCCTCTTTGTCTTGTGACGATATTACATATTTCATATTTTTTTATCTCCTAGAATGGTCTATAACTATACATTCGTTCTGCTATTTTGTAAAGAAAATCTTTATTCATAACTGAAAATTTATATTTCTTTTTAAACTTAGCTAACCTAAGTATATTGATTGTATCTTTACCAAAGTCTGATATTTTACTTTCGTCTGTGACTAAGTATTCTCCCTTTTTTAAATTGAATAAACTCATTATTTCTTCAATCTGATCCTCATACTTGTCTATCTTGCTTGAACCTGCAAACTCAATAATTTCACCATCATATGAAATCATTTTTCCTTTTGTAAAATCGTATCTAGGTTTCATTTTGATCTTTCTATTAAATGATCTAATTTGAGCATAATTTCTTCAAAAGAAAAATGCGATGGGTCTTTATCTTTAAGATGATGTAATGCTTTATCTATTTTTATTAATTCATCTCTAGTGAACCAAATGTCATATAAATCATTCATTTATCTATTCCATTGAAACTCAAAAATCCAACCTAACCAATTAAATCCACATTCAGTAAAGTATTTACCATTCATATAAAAAAATTTAGGCAACAATTTAAATTGAAATGAATTTAAGATATAAAGTCCCATATCTTTATATCTAATACGATAGTAGACTTTACTAACAAACCTACCTTGAGCCTTCATCTCTTTCTCAAACTCTTCGCTTGTCACTTCTTTTTTCCACTTTTTTATCTTCTTCATATATTTTTTTAATTAATTTGTTTATATCGCTTGCTAACTGATACAAAGATTGATTGATTCCAGTTAAGTTTTTGTTAACATCTACTAATATTTGTTCTTGAATTGTCATAATTTAATCCCATAAGTCTTTAAAGTAAAGTCCGAGCAAAAGAAGTCCATTCCTTTGACGCTCATAGGCTTTATTTAATTTTGAGTAATCTGGTTGAATGTTATCCTTGCTTTCAAACTCAACCAAACTTGTTCCGTCTCCTTGAGGAGTCAGAAACATTTGTCTATCTTCGATAGGGTCGAATCCCTTTGGATAAACTTCATAGAGTCTATCTAAATTGATATCTATATTATCCTCATCTACTATCATTTGTAGTGAGAATATAATTTCATCTAATAAATATTCATATTCTTTTTCATCTAAAGAAAGTTCCAAGCCAGTTGTTTTATCTTTATGACATCCAAGTTTTTTATCAAATTCATAATTATCTTGCTCTCCAACATAAGGCACAATCTTACCATCTATAACTAAATGATGACGATTAGCAAGGCTATTATAGTTTTTGCGAAGATGCTTGATTCTTGGAAGTATAAACTTTGCGATAGCTTGAGGAAGATTCCAGCAATCACTATCAGAATATCCACGAATTAATCTTTGAAGTTTATTCTTTAAACCCCACTTAACATTAAGATAAGTATGAGAGTAATAATTGACCTCGGTTAGAAACCAATTTATAATAGGATTCTTGTGAAATCTAAAAGATCGCATCAATTCTTCAAATGTTTTTCTTTCGCTCATAACTTATTTAAAGTTTCTCTTACTGAGTCTAACACTTCTTTAAGGTCTTGCAAGGAAAAAAAGTCAATAATAGAACCATTAAAATTATATCCGTTGCCTTCTTTGGTTAAACTAACCATAAGTTTAGTCTCGGCAACAATGTAATTCGTTCCATTCCAAGAAGTTTGTTTAGCTTCTTTTCCGTGAAAGTATGCTACTGCTGTTGGGTTTTTATCATTAACATTAGACATACGAATAGTTACCGCTTCACAAGGAAACTTGTGAGTTTGTGTTTTTTCAATGATCTGTTCTTTTGGAACAATACCTTTGATTCTGCTGTTTTTTTCCCAAAATATTTTCTGATTCATAAACCTTCCTCCTTGCATTTTTCTTCGTAATCCTTTATAGTTTTATAATCATCCCAACGCCCAGCGTTGGCTAGAATATTACTTGTAAGCATTACTCGATGTTCTCCCTCTTTTTTACTATGCTTTTCATCATATGTCAAGGTAATTAAACCTAATCCATAATCATCATAGTCTAAAACTTTTAAATCTACTCCTTCTTTCTCTTCTTGATCTAAAAGAGATTCGATTGCTCTTGTGGTAGCTTCTGTATATCTATCAGACTTTTTAACATCTTTATCTAAGGCTACTTTAGCAAACCAATTATGTCCACTTACAAAAAAGTTCATATTAGTATGCAAAATTATCGTCTCCATCATCTTCATCTTCTTCAAAATCATAAGATTTTTCTTCTTCTTCTTTTAATCTAAACCAGATATTGACTTTATCTTTAATTTGTTTATGTTGCATATTAACAAACTCTAATGGACAATTTTCTAATCGTGACATTATAATTTCTGCAAATTGGACATCTGTATTAATAAATAAACTTGCATCACTTTCAACCCATTCATATGATTCAGCATATTCTTCGCAGATCGTTTGAATTTTAGGGTGTAGCTTCATAAATCTTTTAAATCAATTTTTTCTATTTCTTCTTCTTCATTATTAACTTTGCCACGAATTTCAGCCAATAGATTAACTACTGCATCTAAATCGTGTTCGCTAGAGTCGCTCGTATCAAAATCAATTAGCTCTTGAATATTTACAATATCTTCAATTACTAAATCAATTTTGTCAATTATTTTCTTTTTCATTTTGCCCTTTCTCGGTTTGTAGAGTATCTAATTCTTTTTCATTTAAGTCAAGTGCAGAAGGATGGATTGTTAATATCATATCCAAATGAGGCACAAGACAATAAAACATTTTTGAATTGCTGTCATAGCTTATAACTTCTAAAAGAGTTCCGTACTTTTTTGTTTTTACTTTTGAAGTTTTCATTTAGTTAAATGCTCCTTATGATAATCGAAACCTCTTTTAGTTAAGGCTCGACCAGTAGGACGAATTTCAATTAAACTATTTCTCATAAGATAAAGCTCAACATTCTTTTGTAACATATCTTTGGTAAGATTAGTTTTGGCAGAAAGATTAGTAAGCCTTAATTCTCCGTGTTCTTTTAGAATTTTAATTACATTAAGTTCGATTTCTGATAGGCCAAGAGGATAGATAGATAACTTGTCTTTAATCTCGTTCCAACCCTCGCTAGTGAGTTTATTGATATTTTTAGATGACAGATAGGATGAGATTTGATTAGCCATAGACTGAGCTTGGCGAGCGTTACCACGGCATACGCTGGAAACCTCATTTAGAATCTGCTCTTCGATATATTGGTTTTTCCTTTTAAGGTTGTTTTGAATTATCTTGCCAAGATCAATATAAGAATAATCTTCCATATCTATTCTAAATAGACGATCTAATAATGCGTGAAAAAGTTTCTGAGCCTCAGTTGTGCAAAAGATGAAGGAGTTTTGATTAAATCTAAAATTGTAAGTTCCTTCTTCAAAGGTAAATTCGTTAGAGTTATTTTGATTAGGGTTCAAGATGGTAAGAAGTGCCATAGTAACATCTCTTGGCAATTCACTAGCTTCATCAAATATAATTGTGGTATCTTTATCAAAGACATAAGGAAGCATAATTTGATTAAAGAAACTTTTAACATTCTTTATCGTGGAACAATTAACGATAATGTTTCTTTCTCGTTTCATTATCTTGCTCGTCTCTTGAGCGATAAGAGTCTTTCCGCATCCTCTTGGAGCAACAAAAAGTAAATGAGGAATAATCCTAGTCTGATTAAATCCTTGCAATAAAAAGTTAAGTTTGCCCTTTGTCTTTTCTTGTCCAACTATCTGTGAATAATTTTGTTGTGCCATAGTTCCTTTATACAAGGGATTTTTTTCTAGAGCAAGGACTTTCTTTAAGTTACTTGAAAATCAATAGGTTGCTGAATACTATCGTAGGTTTTGGTGGTAACTTCTTTTTCAATTCCTCTAATACTTAAATTGTCTGCAAATTTCTTTGATACGATAATGATTGCGTCTTGCTTTAAAACTTTATTTAATTCCGCAAGAGGAATCATACAAAAACAAAACGAACCTTTCTTGCGTCCTCTCGTAGATTTCATTGTTCCTCCTCGTTACCCATTTCTCTCATAGCGTTTAATAAATCATATTTTAATGATTCTAAAACTCCAATAGCTTGAAATGCTGTCATATCACTTTCCTTGGCATATCTTACGATATCTTTAAAAAGAGTTTCTCGTAATTGATTTCCAGCATCGCAATTAAAATTATTTTCTTCACTCATAAATTAAACTTGCTTACTTTAACTCCAAATCCAAATAAAGTCAAGCTAAATATTTTTCCGTATTCATATAATTCAAATGATATGTCTGTGCTTAAATTGAATTTAAATCCAAACCATTTATTATCATCTTCATTTTTATAACCGAGAGAGATGGTCGGTAGGGTAAATCTAATTTCAAGATTATTATTCCTACCAAACCATCTCCCTATGCACCAATCAATGTGCAAACCTAATTTCATTATCCCTTAACAAACCTTCCAGTATGAGGGTCACGCTTATTGTGATAATTAGCTTTAAGTGTGCCATCAGTTCCCCAATCTGGAATATCATCATCCTCATCGGGGTCTACATAATACATTTCTTGCATAGCTTCGATAGCTTCTGGACGATATGGATGAATATAATTTCCGTAAGTAATATCATAAAGTTCTTTGTCAAGAGATTTACGATATAGTGCAACAACTTCTAATTTAGATGCACGAAGTTTCTGACATTCACAATCGTTTGGAACAGAAACTACATCAGCAGGGTTGATCTTAACTATCACAAGATTACCACCACCATTGAAGCTCTTTGCATATTCCTCTGAGCCAGCGTGATAACCAGCAGAACAACCAATATCTGCATCATCGCAAACTTGATTTCTGGTCATCTCACGGACTTGGCCGATAGCAAAATTGTGTTTGCCACTATACCAATCAGTAAAATCATTTCTAACGCTCTTGTATGCAAGAAAATCGCCATCTGGTGTGAGAGGCATTTTCTTATGCTCCAAGAATTTGTAGAGTTCATTAACTGCTCTGCGAGAAGGATTTGCCATTAGCTTATCAAGAAACTTGACAAGAGGCTCATAAGGCAAACCATTCTTAATAAAGTTCAAGATTCTATCTACAACAATATTATGAATTTCCTCGCCAGCATAAGTCACAAGCCCATCACGGACTTCAATTTTGCCGTGAGAGAATCGTGCAATAGCTTTGCTCTTGTCGAGAATATCTGGAAGATCATTAAACCTTCCTTCTCTGATTGCGTTAATAGCGTCTTTCCAAATTGGATTTTCGCTAGTGATAGTCTTGGGTTCATCGTTAAGAACAATGGTAAGACTCCGATCTGTTAATATGTATGGTATTTTCATTTCTTCTAATTTATACTCCTTTTTAGTTTTTGTCAACAAGATTTATGTAATTTAAAATCTTTGTCATTTCTGGTTTGCTATTGTAATGCCACCCATAAGTATGAGGGACAAATACATCTAGCACTTCATATCTGCTTCGCATACTCTTTAAGAGAGTATTCAAATCATAACTTGGATTGACTTGATCGAATTTAATATCAATTTCAGCCAATTTTAAAAACTCAAGAGCTTCGCCAACCTTCTTAAAGTTCGATTTTGCGTAAAACATAATCGCACTTAAATATTGGGCAAACTCTGAATTTTGATTTTCAATAAGTTCGTGCAAACTTTTCTTGTGCATATCTTGAACAACATCAGCAAAGTTATTATCTTCTTTAGTGTGTTTATCCCAATGATTCTTGTCTGTGATTTGCTGTGATAGTTTAGAATACTCGTTGCGGATTCCATCTTCAAGATGCTTCCAAAGGCTTGTAAGATTTTTATTTTTAGTAATAATCTTTTTCTTAGATTCAAAAGTTTTAGATTTGATTCCATAAACTTCTGGAAGTTTCTCGCCAGTAAGTTCTTCATACTTCTCAAGAATTTCTTTTAGAGTTCCATTTCTAAATTCGTGTTCCTTGCCTTGGGCTTGGAAGTTGCTTATCTCCACATAGATAGCAGTATCATTAGCTAAATCCATAGCCATAGTCTCCCAATTATTAGAATTTGTTCCCCAATTCGTAGCATCTTTACGCTTAAACTTAAAGATTTGAGAAGAATGTTTTGGATTCTTACTGGTTACAACGCTAGTTCCAGAGTTGATTTTCTGAATAGTAATCTTCTCATAATCAGAGAGATTCAAATAGTTTTCAGTTACAAGACCAAGTTCCTTGTTAAAGGCATCTTTTGTCGCTTGATCTGCGAATGTAAATACATAAGCACCATCAATCTTGTCTCCTAATTCATTCCAAAGAGTAGCAAGACGATGAGTTACTCCCATAGCTGAACCAGTATCATTAACTAAAATCTTGTGAGTCTTTTCGCAAAGAATCCTTTTATCTTCACTTTCAGAATTTAGCTTTGTGCTTCTACGAGATTTTTGGTAAAACTTAGAAACTAATTTACCATTCTCAATCATCTTCGCAATCTTATCATTGAAATCAATATGATTATCATTAATAGCCTTGTTATTCCAAGTTACTTTGTTACTTAAAGAATTACGAACAATGTAGCCCAAACTACCATAAGTACCAAACACTTCATTGTAAAGAGATTTAGCATCATAGACATTTGTAGAATCTTTAAATTGTTGGGAGATAGACTCTGCCATCTCTTTCTTAATCTTGCGAAACTTGTCTCTAATAGCTTTCTTAGTCTTTTCTGTATATTCTAGATTCTCTCTGCTCGCAGTAATATCTAGTTCACCAAGATCAAACTCAACTTCAAATCCTTGGCTACAAATACTTTGCTCATCACAATCTTCTTTGAATTGCACATCGCTAGTCTCAATAGGATAACCAACTCCCATAATAGCAACAGATTCTCTGCCATAGCTAGAGTTATTATAATAAGCCCAACCATTACCTTTAAATACTGGTGTGCGATCATAAACTTCTGATAAATCTTCTTTCCTTGCACCTTTGATAAGTGGCTTATTCTTAAAGTATTTAAACAATTCTTTAGCGGTAGACAAGAATGTTTCAGTATCTTCTTCTTTGATTGGAACAGAAATTAATACGCCAGAAGGTTCAGAAGATTTTTCTTCTTTGAGCTTTACAATCTTACCGATTTTTGTTTCATCAATAAAAGCATTATAGGTTGTCTTGATTCCTTTGTGGTAAGAAACTAGAACGAAGTTATCACCATAACTAAATGGTGCAAACTTTCCAATGCCATAATATCCAATAGCAGAATTACTTTCTCGCTTTGTGGATTCACCATAGAAACAATAAAGATTCTTAATATCATCAGAAGAAAGACCATTACCAAAATCTCTGATAGTTAAAGTAGGGTCTAGCTTTGTAGGAAGTTTAACTTCAAAAGGACGCTTGCTTTTTGCTTCGATATTAGCGTCTTGTGCATTACAAGAGACTTCACGCAAAACTGCGAGAGGCTTGTTGGAATACAACTGGTTACGAAGGATGTTAAAGATATAAGGCAAACCGCTTTGTTTGATTCCGAAACTTACGGATTCAAAGCTCTGCGATTCGACTACATTGATTGGTTTTTCTAGTAATTTCATATTCTTAATATAAATGAATTTTAAATTAGAGTCAAACAGATTTTATAAAATATTTTCTTTGTCAAGCGTTAAATTCTGCAAACTCTTGAGGCACAACAACATTTGAAGGATAGGAAATAAACATAGGAGCGATATCTTTAATAGTATATCCAGCTAAACCGCAACCAATCTTGGTTACTAAGAAATCTCTTAGAGGATAAGTCTTTGCTACATCTAGAAATTCATTCACATAAAATTTAATATATCTTAATGGCAAAGCATTGAAGTTAACATCTTTGGTAGGAATAGCATAACTCTTTCCTTGAAGTCCAACTCCTTGACCCCATTTTGCACTAAATTTATCTAATGCTAGTTTAGCTGTTCCTCCAGCGTGGATACCAAATAGATTTGAGCCAAATACAAATACTTGGCAATCAGCAAGAGATTGAATATTTTCTGGTGTGTATTTCATTTTATTCGTGGTGTTTGCAACCTTGATGTTCAAAAGTTAAGAGTCCACATCTATGACTTTTACTATTACAGCATACTCCCCAATCGTTTCCAAGGTCACTTTCTAAATTCAAATAATGCTTACAACCCATAGAACAATCTGGATAATTTTCGTTTTCGTTTTCCCATCTAATTACTTTGCCAAAAGGTTCATAATCTTCTTCTTTTTTTATTACTATTTTTAGTAAGTGATCGTGATTATTCATAGCTATCTCTATCAATAGCAATCACATATCCAAATCTCGGCACATTATCTGGGGTATAATTAAAGAATTTTATGGTAGCTTTTTTGCCCACTAATTCATTTCTTTGCTTATAAAGTTCTTTGAGATAACCAAAGTCACCTTTGATATTACTCTTAAAGTATCTACCTTGTGCGTTCACAAACTCCATATATCCAGCAGTTCCTTTACGATTGCCTTCGCCTTCTTTGACTCCATTGATAATAAATTCAGCATCCATAAACTCTTTTCTTTTAAGAAGAAATTTACTACGCTTATTTTCATAAGGTCTATTTAATCTAACCATTTGACCTTCATAGCCTTGTTCCATATACATTTCGTAGGCTTGATTTAGTTCTTCTTCTTTACTTACTTTCAAAGTAGTAACAACCACAATGCTCGTATATTTTCTTTTAGTAAGAGCGTTAGAAACTAATTCATATCTCTCATAGAATAAGTCTTGCTGATTTAATAAACCAATTATAGGAGCATCATAAACCCAATACTGAATACTATCCGCACTCTCTTCTAATTCTTTATCGTCTGGCTTAGTTCTTTTAACTAAACTACAAATCTTATTAAAATCATTAGCAAACTTATCGCAATATAATTCTCCGTCAAGAACCGCATTAGGATAATCTTTAAAAAAGAAATCGAGATTACTGCGAATATGAGGAGCAGAAATAACCTTCTTGCCGTTTCTGGTGAACATTCCTTCTTTGGTTACGATGCAACGAATACCATCAAGTTTGGGTTGACTATAAACTGGATAGTTGATTTCGTGATCTTCATACTTTTGTGCAAGCATTGGCTCAAAGTATTGAACCTTATTAATATCTTTGATAGATTCAAAGTATCCAGATTCTAACTTCTTCTTTCGTTTAGCTTCTGCTTCTTTTAAACATTGTTCTTCTGGAGTTGTAGCATTTGCTTTGCCAGCGTTTTTGATTTCGCAATCGCTCCAATTATTCGTGATCTTTTCTCCATCGGTTTGACCAGAGATGGTGCGATATTGACTACCTTTGACTTCAATAGTCCACTCTTGGACTTTGCCAGTCTTTGTCTTTTTATAAATTGTATCTAACTTCATAGTCTCAGTATATACTGGACTAACCAAATGGTCAAACTTTGTTTTTTTTTGATTTACAAGGAGTTGCAACTTTAAGCAAAGAAAAAGTTCCGTCCTTGTTATCGTGCCAATCTATCGTATCACCAGTTTCCCAGCCCATCTTTTTCATTAGCTTTTTTGGAAACTCTATATAAAGATATCCGTCTTTATGTTGTTGAACTGGTATGTTATATTTCATTTTAAATTTAAAATAGGTTTTGGTTCGTCAAATAAAGATAATGTTCTTGCTCTTTCTTGGGGAGTATCGTTCATTACTGATATTTCTTCTAGTCCGTACTTCCTTATTTGGTCATTAACTGCTTGACCAGCATCATCTTCATTTTCAAATAATCCTAAATGATTTAATTTATTATTTATAAAAAAATACGCTATCCACTTTTTTGCTTTCTTCTGCCAAGATACCCCTTTATAAATAGAGCTTCCTCTTCTTCTTTTCTCGGAATTTCTCAAATTTTGACTATTAGTTAATTCTCTTAAATTTTCTATATTATTATTTAATGAATTTCGATCTTTATGATCGACAATATCTGGAAGATAACCATTGTGCCAATAAAAAAATAAACGGCTTACTCTTAACGAATACTTTTTGCCATTGTTAATAAATCGAACATTTTTATAACCATTTCTTGATTCTTTATTGATCTTCAAAGACTGAGTTAATATTTTTCCTTTTCTTATGTCTGTAATCTCTTGAGTATCTAAATTTATATGTAAATACTCTTTCATTTTTTCAAGAGTAGGAAAAAGATCTAAAATATTATTTTTCTTCATCTTGGTGTTAATAGATTTACGGCTTTGGAAATTCCCTTCCATTGTAGCCAATTTAAAACTTTAATAGGTTTATCTAACTTATAAGAGATTTTCCTACCCAAAGACTCGATAGGCTTAACATAATAATTAAAGTAAAGACTATAAACTGGACACTTCATTTTTGATTTGTGGTCGTTCATTTTTTTAAAAAAATTCTCATCAGATTCTATTCTGTCTTTAGATGAGTGTTTTTCTATTGGAGTAATTAAAGATATCTCTGTAAGCAATCCTTTTACTACAACGCATTTCCAATCTGGAAAAAGATCATAGCTTTCTTTTGTTTCGCCATAAATATAATTTCCAAAAGTAAATGTGCCAGTATAATCATCTCTAAAAACTTCTTCTCTGCTATCTTCTACCCATCTATTTTTATTAAAAAATTCGCTAAATTTAGTCTCACCTTTTACATAAGATGGATTATCTTCCCAATGACCATCTACTTTTAATTCAAATAATCTATAATCACGGATAATATAAGTAGACATTATACTATCTTCTAGCTCTTTTGTTTGATATTCTTCTTTCTTAAAGTCAATATTAAGAGTTTTCAATTCCTCATTAAGAGGTAAATCTTGCTCAACTTTGATATAATTAAACATACCCATATACTTATATTACTCTTTATTTAATTTTTGTCAACTTTATTACATTTTCTTTACTAATAGTAACATAAGAGCAAACCTTTTCGCAAAAGCTACCAGTATTAACATATTCTTCTGTATGTTCTGGAAGATGAGTATGTCCACATATTATGGTGTCATAGTTATTAGTTTCAATATATTTAAGAGCATTTCTTTTAATATTAGAGCTTTTTTCAACAAAATCATTCGTTCTCGCCTTAAAGAATCTAAAAAAATCATCTGCGAATGGAGTGTATTTTCTAAAAAAATAATAGCATCCAATAATAAAATTAGAAATATGTTTATACCTTGTGAAGTATATGTCGAAAACATCTCCGTGAATTACTAATATTTTTTTATCTTTTAATTGTATTATATGTTCGTCTGCACAATGAAACCCTAATAGAATACTCATAAAATCTGCTTTTAAAAAACAATGATTGCCTATTAGATAAATTATGTTACTCTTTTTAGATAGCTTTCTTAACTTAGATAAAACTTTCCAATGATCTTTTTTAAGTCTATGCAAATTGTGGTGGTCAAATAAATCGCCAGCTATGATTATGTTTTTAGCTTTATTTTCTTTTAATACTTTTAATAGTATATCTGGTTTGCAATCTTTATCCCCAAGGTGAACATCTGATATGATTAAATATTTATTCATTACCAATGATGTATTGCATTTACGATAAGCACAATATTAGCTATCACACCTAATATAACGATAAACATTTCGTATAACTTATGTGTCATATCTTCCTATGCAGTAAAATGGGTCATCTTCTACTTTGACTGATATTTTATTTTTTAATTTTCTTTGAGAAATCATATTTGATCTTTGTAATCTCTCTTTTTTTATTTCTTTTTGTTTTAATTTATAATCTTCTGTTTTTTCTAATGCCTCTTGACTCATTTGTTCTAAAAATAATTGTTGTTCATCTATAATATCTAAAGCGTTTTCTGGAAAATTATCTAAAGAACCATATCTTCTAATAAACTCTTCCTTTAAAAACTTATTCCTAAAATCAACGGCTAATATAGGATAGACAAACCCATTTTCATTTAAGATTTTGCCATCGAATAAAGCCCAATAAAAATTATAAGCATAATAAACCCCTCTATATTCTTGTGCGTTTCTTTCTCTGTAAGCCGAAGGAGAATTATCCACTCTCTGTTCTGGGGGTAATCTTTTCTTATTTACTTTTTTTGTATTCCATCTATTGTGAGTTGAATCTGATGTTGTCAGATTAGAGATTGCGTCTAGATATTCAATATCTTTTCTTCTATGATCTACTTTTTCTGGTAATTCTCCAGTATGAGCGTAATATATCAATCTATGGACAGAAACATCTACATAGCCTCTTTTGAAAATGTGAGTCAAATTAGGGCAATTTACATTTATTCTTCTGTAATTTTTATCTGTTGTTGGTCTGCCAATTTCTTTCGGGATGTTTCTATCCCAAAAATCTTTTTTATATATTTTTCCAGTTTTAAAATCAATATGAAACATTTTTAATACATCCTCTTGATTAGGAAAAAGTATTTTTATTTTATCTCGACTATTCATAATTTAGCAAAAGATTGTTCTTTCATTTTTAATTCAAAATCAACATCTATATTATCATATCCATAAGTATTTGGCAAGGACTTTGCGTAGTCTGCGTGTTTTCGTGGATTCTTATGACCATCTATACTCTCAGAGTAATGAAATAGTGGAGTATGATTACCCCAAGTAATTCGTGCAAGATGAAATGCTTGTTCTTCTGATAGATTATCTGGATGGCATTTGTGGTGAAGATAATCAAAAGTAATAGGAATATTAGAAATTGAATGAAAGTGTCTCATTAGCTTCTTAACTGACCAGCAAGTATCTTTATCATCATTTTCTATAACCAATCTAGACCTTACATCATCAGTTAGCTTATTAAAATTACTCATAAACTTTTTGACTATATCATTTAAATTGCCCTTAGAATTATGTATGTGTATATTCATAGGAGAATCATAATTAAGAGGACAACCAATCTGAGTCATAAACCAACCATAGTGATTTAATTCTTTGATTGTTTTAGTTATTGCATTTTCGTTGTCACTAGCAAGAACATTATATTCAGAGGGATGACAAGATACTCTAACATTTTTAGATTGAATAAGGTTTTTGATACTATCAAATGATACTAATATTTTATTGTAATCTGGAAGGTCTTGGAGGTTAACATTTGCTTTGTCATAAGTAATCAGAGGAAATAGATCAGAAGAAATTCTATAAGTATGATTATGGTCGGCACAATACTTTATGTATTGATATGTAGTAGTCATATTATTTAATATTCTAGAAGATAAAGTAGAAAGAGCTTCTTTTCTATCCATAGCAGAGAAACGAGCATAAGTCATAGTATTGAACTTGATAGGATTATCTTGTTCAGCTAAACTTGAAACGATGCAACATACTCCTTTTCTCATTCTATAAGAATACTACTCTTTGCTAACTCTGTCAAGAATCTATATATTATTCGTAAATATATATCACCGAACCATCTTTGTTTTTTAATTCCTTTTTAATCAACGCTTTATCTTTTTTAATTTTCCAATTTATACTATCATAGTTATTTTTAAAACTATCAGAGAAACAATTTCTTGGGTTGTCTCCTTTTCCAGCTTCTTTATTTGGCATTTTTTCATTCATATATTTGGCTTTTTATCGTTAGCAAATACATCTTTATTTGGCAAGATTTGGCTAGTAAATTCACTTATTTGCAAATATCCTGTTAGCAAATACGAATTTTTTAAAACCTTCATTTTAACCAAACGGAAGTAGGATTATAAGCGTTTGTATCTAAATAATCCCAAACTTTCCAATTCTTTTCGCCTTTTGAATAAGTTATTATATTAAACAAAAATGCAGATAAATCTTCGATATGCCAAACATCATCTAATAATTTCTTTCCTAAAAATCTAGATTGATGAGCTATATGATCAGAATAGCTATAAGCAAAGGCTGAGAATGGTGGCAACACGCAACCCATAGAGCACAGAACCCCTTGCATCCTCGATGCTACTTCTTTGCCTCCAACAGAATGCATTGTGACAATAACTCCTGCTGGTTTTCCAAGAAGATGCTGTTTGCCCTCTATCTCTGTCATTTTTTCAAAAAGTTGTTGCATTGGGCTTCCCCAACTATCCCAATAAGTTCCAGTACAAAAAATTAAAGCATTACTATCTTTTATAATATTTCTAACTTTTGGCCAATCAAAATTAGAATGAAGATGAAGTATTTTTATTTTTATATTTGAATCTATTTTAGAGATTTTTCTTTTAATCTTCTTTATAAGTGATGCTGTATTCCCATTCTTACCGCCAATAGAACCATTAATGATTGTTAAATTTATATTGATTAGTTCTTGCGGTTTCATTTATATGACTTTTTATTAAATTATATAATCTGACCTCTTCTTTGTTAGCTTCTCTTTCAACTTTATCTAGATTATTGAACTTATATTCCTTAAGTTGGTGATGTTTGAAATGATATATAGCTTTATTTGGGTAAGAGTCATTCGCAAATCTGATATATCTAAATGGTAACGCTTCTCCTTTGATCTTATAAAGGGTGCCTAGTGTTGGCTGGACTTTCTCTTCTGGGAAAATACCATCAATAAAATCTAATATTTTAACCCAATTCATATTATTCCAAATACCTTAAGCATGATTATGCAAGATAGTATAACGCCGACCAAACCAGTCAAGGTCCTAATCATTTCCATTTTATGATTGTGATGATCTACCCATAGCTCGAAAGTGTCTCTTAATTTTCCTTTAGCTAGAAGTTTCTTCTTTTGTTTTTTAGTTAAAATCATTTTTGACATATTTCTAATATGCACTAAAAAAACTTATTTAAAGGTTTTATTTTTTGAAATCGCCAAGATCACGATCAAAGCTAAACTTTCCAACGCTCTCAACTAGACCTTCATATGTCTCTTCTGTGCATCCTGCCATTTCAGTAAATGGTGCAACGATAACGAAAATACCAAAAGCGCCAATAGTTGCTGCGGTTGAAACAGGACGTACAAGAGCAATGTCTCCTGCGGCTAAAAAGCCATCTGCTACTGGAGTAGATTGACTAGCTGTGCCAGAATCAGCCAAAGTTAATGAAGTAGAGGTTAAAATGAGACTTAATAGTATGTTTTTGATATTTTTCATATCCTATATTATATATATATATTTGAAAAAAGTCAAATATAAAATATAATATATAATGTTCGAAGGCTTGTTTGAAATAGATGAAAGGTGGTCTTTAAGACTTGGGCCAAGGTGCTTTGACTTAGAGAATTGCGAGAAAAATATATTTTGCGTTAAAGAAATAGTTAGTATTGCAGATAAAAATAAATTAAAATATGTTTTTACTGGTAGCTTAAGTTTAATTTTAAATTATGGTAAAACATACAGAAATCCAGAAGATATAGATTTATTGGTAGAGAAAAAAGATATTTTCAAATGGACAGATTTATTAATGTCTAACAACGAATGGTGTTTATCAAAAGAAAGGCAATCAATTGTAGATTTATCTTTTGAGGAGACGATAGACCTTTCTATTAAAAATCAAGAAAAATTTGCAGCTTTAAATACAAAAAAATGCTCTACTGAGTCTAGCTCTGCTACCATATACTCTTATGAAAATAATTTATTCAAAATAAAAGAACACGATATGCCGACTAGTAATTGGCATATTTATAAAAATCCACATATATTAATTCATAACCCAAATGAACCTGACCAATTTTCGATAAACAAAAATTTTTTTCAAGTTAATTTAAAGTCTCCATCGTTCGAAAATCCTTCTAGTCATTGTGGATTTATTTACTATACAAATGACTCTACTGATCCCGTTGGCAAAGAAGGAATTCCCGAAGGGAGCACTAAAGTAATAAAATTAAATTTTAAAAACAATAAAGATAAAAACTGTTATTGGTCTACTGACGAAATAGATAAAATTTTATTAAATAATTTAAAATATAAAATATCTATATTTGAACAAGGCGTAATATATCTCGAACATAAATCTACTGGTGTCCGATTAGACTTGATTGTAGATTACCCAGAAAGAATGGCAGAAGATAACTATACATATAAAGATTTTGGAAATACGAAAATTTTTTATGATAAAGCGGAATTTTTATGGGCAAGAAAAAAAGATTATAACAGAACCAAAGATATAAATGATATTAAATATTTTAAAAAAATATTAGCTAATAGCCAATAAGCATCGGTGGTTTTTCAAATATATTTGGCATTTTCTTGTTAGCAAATAAGAGTGTAAATTAAAGATATATGGCTTTAACTTATTCTTATATTTCTGCAACTGATTCATATTCTGTAGTAAGTAATAGTTGCACCGCTGGAGCTGTAGTAATACCAAGCACTTATGATAATGGAGTTAATGGAATTAAGCCAGTAAAGAGTATTGGGTATAATGCGTTCTATAATTGCGCTAGTCTAACTAGCATCACGATCCCCAGCAGCGTAACTAGTATTGGAGAGTTTGCGTTTTATAGTTGCAGTTCTTTAACTTCCATCACTATTCCTAGTAGCGTAACGAGTATTGAAAGTCATGCGTTCAGCGCTTGCTCTGGTCTGACTGGTACTTTAACTATCCCTAACACCGTGACTAGCATCGGGGAAAGCGCATTCAGCAATTGTAATAAAATCACTAGTGTCACTATTTCTAATGGTATAAATCTTATTCCTGATAGTATGTTTAATGGTTGCACTTCATTAGCTTCGGTAACTATTCCTAGTAATGTGATAAGTATTGGGGCTAGTGCATTTCAGAGTTGCACTTCGTTAGCTTCGGTAACTATTTCTAATAGCGTTACAAATATTGGTGCCCTTGCGTTTTATCTTTGCCCAGCCTTAACTTCAATCACTATTCCTAGTAGCGTGACAAATATTGGAGGTGGTGCATTATATGGTTGCACTAGTTTAGATAGTTTCATTGTTTCAAATAGTGTTAGTTCAATTTCTGATAGTATGTTTCGAAATTGTACTTCATTAAAATCAGTAACTATTCCTTCTAGCATTGTTAGTATTGGTTCTAGCGCATTTCGAAGTTGCACTTCATTGACTAAGATCACTATTCCTCGTAGTGTTGTTAGTATTGGGGCTAGTGCATTTCAGAGTTGCACTTCATTAATTGAAATTAATATTTTAGGAAACGCCAATACTTTAGGAGCAAATGTTTTTACGAGTACTAATGTCGGTTTAGTAATTTATCGCATAAAAAACTTTGTTACTGGATGGACTTCAACTTTTGGAGGAAAGCCAGTAGTTTTTTTGAGCGATAATATAGTAAAAAGTGGTGGAACTGGAAAATTAACTACTAAAAAAAGAAACTGATCGGAACGAGTAGGATTCGAACCCACGGATGGAGTTAACCATCGGAAGTTTAGTAAACTTCTGCTTTAGACCACTCAGCCATCGTTCCAAAATCTCCCAAACTAGGATTTGAACCTAGAACAGCCTCGTTAACAGCGAGGTGCTCTACCGTTGAGCTATTTGGGAAAAACCTAGTAATTTTTTCATTAAATTATTGATTTAGTAATTTACACCACTAAATAAATGATTTATTTCCAGAAAATGTAATTTCAATATGATCATTAATTGCATGATTTATTTGAGATTTTATAAAAGATTGCATAGCTTGCAATGTATTAAATTTGTATAAACTATTATTTTGATATACTTTATATGTGTTTATTTGTTCTAGAATATCACATTTATTAATTATAAGTTTATTTACGCCAGAAATTCTAATCGCATCAATTAATTTAGTTAGATTTAACCAATTGGCTATCCTTTTCCTTCCAGTAGTTGATCCAAACTCTTTGCCAGTTTCTATAACCATAGATAGTTCTTCGTCGTTCCATAAGCTTTCTGGGAACAAAGGGTCTACTCCACTTTTAGTGTCATAGATTTTTGCCACACCAATTATATCTCTTATCTTTTTAGGAGAAAAACCTAAAGAGCAAGCTGAATATGGAAGAGTTTCACTACTTGTAACATATGGATAATCTCCATAATTTATATCCAGCCAAAAACTTTGTGCTCCTTCGCAGAGTATATTTCCATTTAGCTCTCCATCCCATATGTATTTTTTCTCTAGATAAGAACCTGCAGTTTTACCAACTCTTAACATTTTGTCTGCATAGGCTGGGGCAATTCCTTGTCCAGTTGTGCCAAGTTTAGGTTTCAAAAATTTAAGATCATACTCAATGTGCTTTTCTGTAATAATATGAGCTCTGGGGCTTACTTTAATCAATGATGTATCGAATCCTTCTTTTTTAAGATATTCTATTTCGTCAAAAAATTTATCAATATTGATAACACAATTTGGACCAATTACGCTAATCTTGTTTTGAAAAACTCCGCAAGGTATAATATGAGTTTTATATTTTTTATCATTAATATAAACTGTATGACCAGCGTTAGGCCCACCATTCCAGCGACAGACCACATCATAGTTTTTAGATATAGCATTACTTATTTTTCCTTTTCCTTCGTCTCCCCAAGATAATCCAAAAATAATGTCAACGCTTTTAATCATTAAAGCAATTATATAGAAAATATAATTATAATACAAGTGTAAATTATTAATATGTTTAAATATATATTAGGATTCTCCGCTTTTGTTCTGGCGGGTTGTGCTGCTTTCTTTTCTATTAAAGGAATTGCCCTTTTATTTGCAGCAAGTTTTTGGAGTGTTGCAGTTATGGCTGGTTCAATGGAGCTCGCAAAACTAGTATCTGCAAGTTATCTTTATCGCTCTTGGCATAAGATAAATACAATTTTAAAAAAATATATGTTGTCTGCTGTTATTTTGCTAATGTTGATAACAAGTCTTGGTATATTTGGGTTCTTGTCAGACGCTTTTCAAAGAAATTTTTCTGAATATAGTATTAATTTAAATAAGATTAATAGTCTTAAAAGTCAACAATCTTTCTATATTTCCCAAATAGATTTTAATAAAAGCAAATTAAAAGATTTAATTGAACTTCAAAAAACTTATCAATCTTCTTTGGATTCAACCGTCAAGCAAGAAGTGATCACGACTAAGACTACTGGTGGAGGTTTTTTTTCATCAGAAAAAACAGAAAAAGTAACAGACCAAAAATTACTTGACAGTAAAAATAAGACTATCGCAGGCTCTCAACAGAATATCAATAGTTTGTTTTCTCAAATATCTACCGCCACAACAGACCTACAAAACCTAGAAAAACATGCATCAGAAGTTTCTCAAGAAATTATTAAATTAGAAAGCGATAATACAAAAGGCGAAATAGGAACATTTAAATTTGTCGCAGAGGCATTTAATTTAAAAATTGAAACCGCTGTGCGTATTTTTATTTTATTAATAGTTATAGTGTTCGATCCACTTGCTGTTTGCTTGGTAATAGCTTATAATTCTTTTTCAAAAAGTGAAGATATAGCTATAGTTAAAAACGATGTAAAGCAAGAGAAGATATTCAAAAGTCCAATGGAAGGACTAAAGGTAATCTACAGAGATTTTGCGAAAGACTTTAAAAGAGGGACTAAAGCTCCCCACAACCCAGACCTTGCAGACCCTAAAATTTCTTAATTTTATAATAATTGTTATCTGCGTCTATTTTTAGTAGATATTCTTTAGCTTTTTTGAGTCCTTCCACGGATGGAGGGAAAACGCCATGCAAAAAATTATCGTTTTTATTTATTAAAGCGTAATATTTTATTTTCTTTTTATTCTGTTTTGTCGATTTGGTTCGTTTTTTCATTAATTTCTCTTTCTAGAGCCATTTTGGTTAAATGATCTTTTAGTGAATCTTTTGCTTTTTCGCAAAAATCTTGACCAGACTGCCCACAGCAGTTTTTAAATTTCTTTCCAGAAACTTGACACACCATGTTCCTTGGAAATTTAGGATAAATCCTAACGATAGGACTAAATTCTGTTGCTCTTGCATAAGCATTACTGCCTTCCATTAATTTATCTATGTTTTCTTTGTTCATTTTGGTATTATAACTCGTTTATTAAGTAAAATCAATTATTTTCCGTGAGCAAATCCCTCATACATACTATTTGGACTATTTCTAACAGCTTGTATGGTGTTAATCCATAGACCTCCACGCATATCTTGAATATTTCTAAAGCCAAGGTAACTCATAGCACTTCTTAGACCATTAGTAAAATCATATACAATATCTTCAATAGATTTATTTTCAATAATTGGAATTAAAGTATTGTCTCCTTCTACAAATAGATTCTTTTTTGTTCCGTCATGTAGGTCATAATCTTCAACAACGTCTTGGCTAGCCATTCCTCTATATTTTGCAAATCTTCTGCCGTTAACTTCTATAATATTTTCATCATCTACAATATCTGATAGCCCAGCAAAAATTCTACCACAGATAACAGCGTCACATCCACTTGCGATAGCTTTAACTAAATCCTTTGGATATCTAATCCCTCCATCAGCAAGGATACTTGGTCTATGAGATGGATTAGGTTTATCTTGCTTAAATAAATCAACTTGAGAAAGCTCCCAATTTCTAACCGCTTTCCAAGCATAATAATTCCCAGTTAAGCTTGGGCATCCAATTCCAGTCTTGACTTGCGTTAAGCACATAGAGCCTGGCCCGATTAAATGTCTAAAACCGTCTGCTTTAAGATTAGCTAGTCTATAAACACTTTCTTTTGTCAAAGTATTTCCTACTATAATATCTTGAGAAAATCCAGATGTTTTATACCGTCTTAAGAAGTCTTCTACATTTTTAGATAATCCATTTGCTGTATCTAAAAAGAAAATATCTGTAAATGAACTAGTAGCTCGAATTCTTTCATCTGCATCTTTCAAACCTATAGCTGTCACACAGAAGTTGCTTTCATCTTTAATCATTTTGGCTTTAGATTTTTGGTCTTCGATAGACATAAACCTGTGCAAAACTCCAGCCCCGCCTAATTTATTTATTTTAATACATGATTTAACTGAAGAGACTGTATCCATTGGTGATAAAATCATTGGGATTTTAATGCTACAGTTTCTTGAAATTTTTGTAGTCGTATCAACTTCTTTTCTAGATACTATATCTGAAAAGTTTGGCAATAAAGAAATATCATCATAACTTAACGCTTCCTTGAACTCTTGTTTTTGCATTTAAATATACTACCATTTAAATATTTTAAAATCAAGATCTTTCTTGACTTATAAACAAAAAACATATAAAATTCAAAAATGGATTTTTGTAATTTATTTTGTATAATTTTCGGACTCTCTATTTCTATAATCTGGTATCATAAGAAATGAAAAACAGACCATCATTTGAAGAGGTTGCATTAGAAACTGCTAAAGTTTGGTCTTTAAGGTCAGAAGACCCATATAAAAAAGTAGGAGCTTGTGTATTGAATGAAGAAGGTCGAGTTTTATCTGTAGGATATAACGGTTTACCTACCAAGTTTAATTTAAAAAAAAGATTTTGGGAAGATAGGGACAAAAGAAGAAAATATATGATTCACGCAGAAATCAACGCTTTATCTTTAATCAAAAAATCAGATAAACCATATCTTTTAGCTTGTACTCTTTTGCCATGCTCATCTTGTGCTACTTCTATTATATCTTATGGAATAAAAAAAGTAATTTACTCTGAAGAATATCATTTAGATAAGAATTCTCTTGACATTTTCATGTTTTATGGGGTACAATTGAGGAAGTATGAATAAAAGTAAATTAATAATTGGCTTGCTTATAACATCTGTTAAGTTTTCATTATTTGCTCAACAAGGAGTAGTATATGATACTTATAAATATAATCACTACGATACCAATCAATCTCCTGGGTCTATATTTCAAAAACCCTTTCAAGAGTATAATTATATTAAAACTAGCAAAGGTATTGAAGTATATGCTACTTACAAATACAATCACTATACTACAAATCAATCTGCGGGTTCTATATTCTCAAAACCATTTCCAGAGTATTATATAGTAAATGATAAAATTTACAGCACATATAAATATAACGATGGTTCAACTAACGGCTCTCGTGGTTCAGTTTTTAATAGACCTTTTGAAGAGAAAAATATTAATCCAACTGCGTCTTCAATAAAAGCTGTGATTCTTCAAAAAGACCAATCTAATAGTACAGTATTAAAGACTAAACCCTATCAAGTGAAAACTACTTATTCAACTTACTCTACATACAAACCCGTGGTACAAAAATATAATGGGCCAACATACGATGGAACAACTTATTCTGAGGGCGGTGAATAATGTTAATAGGACTAACTGGAGTTGCTAGATCTGGAAAAGATACATTCTTTTCTATTCTTAAAAAATACTTGGAAGAGAAGAACATAAAATCTGAGCGATTAGCTTTTGCTGATAATCTTAAACTAGAACTATACGACTTTACTAAACAAAATTTTAAAATAGACTTATTTAAATGCGATATAGAGCAAAAAGAAATGGTGAGACCATTAATGGTCGCTTATGGAAAATGCAGGAGATCTCAAAGTGAAGGCAAATATTGGACATCTTTGCTTGACCCAAAAATTAAAGATTTACAAAAAAGCAACGTACTTCCTATAATTACAGACGTTAGATATATTGAATATCGAGATGATGAATATTCTTGGCTAAAATCTCATGATGGAATATTAATCCATATATCACGAAAATTAGATGATGGAAGTTTTATACCTCCAGCTAATGTAGAAGAAAAAGCTAATGATAATAAATTAAAAGCTGTAGCTGATATGTCAATATCTTGGGAAACTTGTCAAGATCCAAATTTCCTTTATGATTTAATGCAGAAACAACTCAAGGCTGTATACGAGAAATACTTAATAAATAAAAAATAATATATGAAAATACAAAACGAAACGGATAATATCCTAATTAAAAATATAAAAGAAAAAAATGATGAGGACTCTTTAAAAACCCTCATAGAAAGACATGCTGGACTATGTAACTCTTTATATAGAAAATACTCTGTTCCACTTCAAGCTTCTGGAGCTTTTTTGGAAGACGTAATTCAACAAAAAGATTATGTCGTTTATAAATCTGCATTATCTTTTGATGAAGAAAAGAACTCTAAATTTTCTACATGGCTTTATAATCAAATAAGATATCAATGCTTAAATTCGATTAACGAAAATAGTCGATATTTGACCCTAGAAACAGAAAAGTTAAATTATTTAATAGAAAAGAATACTAAACCCGTGGAAGAGCATAAGACTATTAGTGAATATATATTTAATATTATAAACTCTTGCTCTGACGAAAGGGTTAACAAGATTTTTAAAATGAGATATTTGAATAGCGCTAATAAAAAGATGGCTTGGAGTAAAATAGCTAAAAGTTTAAATATAAGTACTCAAACGGTAATTAATATCCACAATAAGACTTTAAAATTATTAAAAAATAAGATTCAAAGTAAAAATTGTTTTGACAAAATCTAATAAAGGAAGTATTATATACGAATATGAATAACACAACTCAAAATACAAATAAAAACCAAAATGAACTTGGTGCATTATGGAAGAAGAAAAGTAAAACAGGATTATCATTCCTATCTGGTTATATTAATGACCATGATGGGCAAAGGATTGATGTCGTTGTTTTCGCTAATAGCAAGAAGACTAATGAAAAGGCTCCAGACTATAGACTATATGTTTCAAAACCTATGGAACCAAAGTCTTCTGATCAAGTCGCTCCAAAAACTCCTGCAAAGATCGTTCAAAAATCTAAACCAGTGGTAGAAGAAGTCGAAGATGATCTCCTATGAGGTTAAATCTTAATTTACCGATTAATTCTGTAAGTTTTGGCCAATTATCTACATTACTACTAAGGGAACTGTTTGAATCTAAAAAAGATATCAATCTATTTCCGATAGGTAATGTAGACTTGAGCACCCAAAATTCCTTAACAAAGGAGTTTGGAGAATTTTTAAACCAAGGTATCGGTTCAGCTTTAAATGACTTTGATAGACATTCAACTATATTTAAATTATGGCATTTAAATGGCTCATTAGAAAGTTTCGCTAACAAACAGGTTCTTCTTAGTTTTTACGAATTAGATTCTCCAACTAAAATTGAACTAAATATTATCAAGAATAACCATAAAGTCCTTTTCTCTTCTAAAGAAACAGTAGACTTGTTTAAAACTTTTGGATGTTCTAATGTAGAATACCTTCCATTAGCTTTTGATAAATATAACTTCAATAAAGTAGATAAGAAGTATTTTGATGACGATAGAATCGTATTTAATTTAACTGGAAAATTAGAAAAAAGAAAACACCATTTAAAATTAATAAAAGCTTGGGCTAATAAATTTGGTAACAATAAGAAATATTCACTACAATGTTCCATATTTAATCCATTTTTAAAACCTGAAGATCAGACAGCTTTACTCTCGAATACTTTAGAAGGAAAGAACTATTTTAATATTTCTTTTTTGGGCTTTATGTCTCAAAATAAGATTTATAATGATTATCTTAATAGCAGCGATATTATAATTGGATTAAGCGGTGGAGAAGGTTGGGGACTACCAGAATTTCATTCTGTAGCATTAGGAAAACATGGAGTAATTATGAATGCTCACGGATATAAGTCTTGGGCAAATGAGGAAAATTCTATTTTAGTAAATCCTAACTGTAAAATAGATGCTTGTGATAATGTATTTTTTCAGAGAAATCAACCATTTAATCAAGGAAATATCTACGACTTTAGCGAAGATGATTTTATCAGTGCTTGTGAAAAAGCTATAGAAAAAGTAAGAATTTCTAAAGTCAATCAAGAAGGGTTAAAACTTCAAACAGAGTTTTCTTCTGAAAAATTCGCAGAGAATATATCTAAACTTGTAATTTAATGCCTTTTTATAGCTATATAAATCCAGAAACCGAAGAAGTAATAGATATTGTTCAATCTATTCATGAAGATCATTTTTATGTTGATAAAAATGGATTAAAATGGCATAGAGTTTTTACTGCACCAGAAATAAATACTCAAGGCCAGTTAAAAGCTACCTCTTCTCAAAAAGATTTTGTAGAATTTACTAAGAATAAAAAAGATAGCATGGGCGATTTGTGGGACAGAAGCGAAGAACTTTCAGAGAAAAGAAGAAAAATCTATGGTAAAGACCCAGTAAAAGAAAAGTATTACAAGGATTGGTCTAAGAAAAGAAAAGGCAAAGTACACCCAAAAAAAACTGATTGATTTTTCGTTTAACTTTTTTTTATTTTTCTTTATTTATTTTTAAAAACACTGTAATATAGAGCAATCACTACTCTATAAAATGAACGTTAAAAAAAGAAACAACACTACTGAAAAATTTGATATAGAAAAAATTAACAAGGTAATTAATTGGGCTATAGATGGATACAGCGGAGTAAGTTTAACAGACATAGAAATTAACGCTAAGATTAATATAACTGATGGAGTTCATACAAAAGAGATTCATAGTTTATTAATTGAAAGTGCAGCAAATTTAATCTCCATAGAAAAACCAAACTATCAATATGTTGCAGCTAGGCTTCTTAATTATCAATTAAGAAAAGATGTTTGGAAGGGTAAACATGCTCCAAGACTTTCTGAATTTATAAATAATGGTTTAAAGAATAAAATCTATGACCCAATTATCTTAGAAAAATACACAGAAGATGAAATAAACAAACTAGGCGAAATTATAGATCACGAAAGAGACTTTATCTTTACCTATGCTGGTATAAAACAATTATGTGATAAATATTTAATAAAAAATAGAACTACTCAACAGATTTATGAAACTCCACAATTTGCATATATATTAATTTCTGCATATGCATTTATTAATTATCCTACTGAAACTAGGTTGTCTTACGTTAGAAAATTTTACGATGCTATTAGTAAGCATAAGATAAATTTACCAACTCCAATCATGGCAGGAGTAAGAACTTCTAGTAAAAATTATGCAAGTTGTTGTTTAATTGGAGTAGACGATACAAGAGAAAGTATAACTGCTAGTGCTACTGCGGTTAGTATGGCTACAGCTAATAGATGTGGTATTGGAATTGATGTTAGCAAGATTAGAGCAATTGGCGCACCAATCAAAAACGGAGAAGTCGTTCATACTGGTTTAATTCCATTCTTAAAAATTTATGAGAGTAGCGTGAAAGCTTGGCAACAAAATGGTTTAAGAGGTGGAAGTGCTACTTGTAATATACAATGGTGGCATTATGAAATTGAAGATATTATTGTATTGAAAAATAACGCTGGAACAGATGATAATCGTGTTCGTAAACTTGATTATACAGTTGGGATGAGTAAATTATTTTATGATAGAGTTTTGAAAGACGAAGACGTAGTACTATTTAATACTGTTGAAGTACCAGAACTTTATCAAGCTTGGGGAACAAAAGACTTTGATAAGATTTATAAAGAGTGTGAATCTAAAAAATTAAAAATTAAAAAGAAGATATCTGCCAGAAAATTATTCTCTTTAATTATTAAAGAAAGAGTCGAAACTGGAAGAATTTATATTTTAAATGTAGATCATGCTAATAATCATGGCGCATGGTCTGATAAAGTCACCATGAGTAATCTTTGCACAGAAGTCATCCATCCTACAATCCCACTTAACGATTACCATGATAAAGATGCAGAAATTGGTATGTGTATCCTTTCGGCTGTTAATATGCTAGAAATAAAAAATTGGCAAGATTTAGAAAAAGTTTGTGATTTGATCGTAAGATTCCTTGAAGAAATTATAGATATTCAAGACTACTTTAATACTGCTGCTGAAAATTTTGCTAAAAAACGTAGAAGCCTTGGAGTTGGAATTACCAATCTCGCAGCTTTTCTTGCTAAAAATGAATTAAAATATAATTCAGATAAATCTCTTCCAGCAATAGATGAATGGATGGAACATTTTCAGTATTATCTTTTGAAAAGCAGTTGCCAGTTAGCTAAAGAAAAAGGCAAATGCGAAAAGTTTGAAAACACAAAATACTCTAAAGGTATCCTACCAATAGATACATATAAAGATAAAGTAGATGAATTAGTTAAAAGAAAACTGTCACTTGATTGGGAAAAGCTGAGAAAAGATATCAAAGAATTTGGCTTAAGGCATTCCACATTATCTTCTTGTATGCCTTGCGAGAGTAGTTCTGTAATTCAATCATCCACAAATGGAGTTGAACCTATTCGTAGTCTTATCACTTATAAAACCAGCAAAATGGGCAAGCTTCCAGTTATGGTTCCAGGAATTGGAAAGTATGATCATAATTATGAATTAGCTTTTGATTTTAAAGATAATTTAGGTTTATTGAAAATTAACGCAGTGATTCAAAAATATATTGATATGGCTATTTCTACTAATGTATACTATAATTATAGTCATTATGATAACCATATATTACCAGATAGCAAAGTTATGAAAGAGATAATGTATGCTTATAGCCTTGGATTAATTAGTTTGTATTATAATAATACAGACGATGGTGATAAAGAGCAGTCTATGACACAGAAAGAAGATGACTGCGCTAGTGGAGCTTGCAAATTATGAAAAGTGTATTAAATTTTAAAAATATAGATTTTACTAAACAGCCATTGTTTCTTGGTGAAGATTTAAATTTACAAAGATACGATAGGTTTAAATATCCAATATTTTTCGAGTTATTCAAAAAACAAAATGAAAACTTTTGGTGGCCTCACGAAATAGCTTTAGGAAAAGATAGAAGCGATTATAAGAATTTAACTGATACAGAAAGGTTTGTATTTGATAGTAATTTAAGATTTCAAACTCTTGGGGACAGTATGCTTTCTAGAAGTATTCATAGCCTTAAAGATTATGTAAGTAATCCAGAGCTTGAAATTTGTATGAATACTTGGGCTCAATTTGAAGGTATCCATAGTTATTCTTATTCTTATCTTTTGAATAATGTTCATCCAGATCCTACAAAATTTTTTGATAGCATAATGGAAGATAAAGAAATAACAAGTCGCGCTCAATTAATTAGAGATAATTTTGATAAAATTCTTGGTAGCGATGATAAGAAAGACCCTAAACAAAAGATTTTTGATGCGATTCTTTCTATTAATGTAATGGAAGGTCTTGTGTTTTATGTTTCTTTTGCTTGTTCATTCTATTTTGGATATCGTGGTAAAATGGAAGGTAATTCTAAAATTATAAAATTCATTCAAAGAGATGAGGCTTTACATTTTGCCGTGTCTCAAAATCTATTAAAGATACTTCGTGATGAAGATAAAGAGGGTTTTACTTCTCTCGTAAAGAAAAATGAAGATAAGATCTACGCTTTCTATGAGCAGGCAGCAAAGAATGAAAGTGAGTGGTCTAAGTATCTCTTCAGTAATGGCAGTTTACTTGGATTAAATGCTGATGTCCTAGATGGCTACTCTAAGTGGCTTTGTGATAGTAGATTAAGAAGTTTAGGATACAAGAAGATATTTAATCAAAAAGATAATCCTATTGCTGGTTGGCATGATAGTTACTTAGATAGTAGTAAAGTACAAGTTGCACCACAAGAAACAGAGATATCAAGTTATAAAGTAGGAGCAAGGAAAACTGATATTGAAGACAAAGATTTCTCTGATTTAAAACTATAATAGTATATATAATGTGTAATTATCTATGTGAATTTAGATATTACAATTATATTTAATTTGGTCTTAGGAGCACTTTCTTTTCTAGGAGGATGGCTATTTACTAGAGTATTTTCTCTTTTTGATAAACAAGAGAACTTAATGAAAGATATAAACGATAAGACGTTTAGTGATTTTATTACTTTAAGAAGAGAATTAGAAGTCGAATCTAGAAAACATCAGCAAGAGTTAGCGGATTTAGCATTAAAAGTTAGCACAACATACATGACCAAAGAATCTTTTGAAGTCTATTTTGATAGAATTGAAGCTAAGTTAGATCGTAATTTTGATATAGTACAAAGTCATTTAAATAAAAAATAAATTCAATATTGCAATCTTTTAACGATTAAAATATTTTTTCATATCATTATAACACCATGAAAGCATTAAGCTTTCTTTTGTTTTTAAATTTTCACTATAAACTTTATGAAGATATTCTATTTCATCTATAGTTTTTCTATATAAAGTCGGCCAAATATCAAAAAAGATAGTATCAAATTTTTCTTTTAGCTCTCTATAATATGTAAAAGCATCACCATGTACGATTGAGACTTTATTATGGATGTCTCTTTCTTTTATATACGGAGATATTAATTCAATTAACTCTTTATCGAGTTCTACTATTTTTATAGAATTTACAGTAGGATCATCTAGTAATGGAAATATAACTATACCTAATCCTAAACCAAAATTCAAAATGTCTCCATAAGATTGATCTAAAAAATCTTTACATGAAACAATCTCACTAGCATGACTAGACATCATTGTTCCGTACTCTTTATGTACTAAAGCTATATAATCTTTTCCAATATCTTGTTCACTTTCTTTTCTATATATCCAATGAAGAGGATATAAATCTTTATCTTTAGGATCTTCTTTTGGTGTCCAATAATCATGGTCTTTTTTTCCCCAAGTAGCTTTTATTAATTTAAAATTCTTAATTTCAGCATTTGAAGGATATATATTATTTATATCTATTACTTCTCTCATAATATTAACTTTTCTTTGATATCCAAAAGGGCTTTACCTCCATATGAAATATATTATATGAAGTTTTTATTTATCAATCCAACTTTTCTTTTGACTCCAAATTTTACCGCTATCTCAGCAGTAAACGGGCCATCGCACTTACGGATCAGAGGTAGCTTCGATCACTACATTCTGCGATGCCTATAGCTACATTCCCTTTATTAGCCATATAATGTACATATAAAGGTTTTAATAGTTGTCAGCCCTTATGACATTGCTATCTCAAGGGATTGATAGTTGATTGTTTGACATCAACAAACTGCTCTAATTGGGAACTATGTTGATTTATATTACGATATTTTTGTCATTTTGTCAAATTTTATTGATAATAAATAGAAATGGAAATTATAAAAAATAAAGCCAGATGGATTGTTTACTCAAGTAAATGTGCAAAATATTATAATATATATGATGAGAATGTTTATGACCTACCAAATGAATATCCATGCATCGCTATCCCTCAAATAATTTCAGATATTAACGGCAAAAGAATTAAATTTAATTTTATTTACAAAAAAGATTGTCAAAAATTATTAAAAAATGTATAATATATTTATCGTAAGATAGTTCTTTCTCATTGGGCGCGTAATGGTTTCGATTTTAAAAAATGGAATTAAAATGCAAGTAGAGGTTAAAACGGGTCTCTTTAAAAAGTTTTAATTATATTAACTGCCAAAACAGCAAAATATAAAGGTCATCTTTCAGCAAGAGTTTCTCTTGTTGAAGAGGCCGCTTCTGTAGCTTAAGTTACAGCGTGATACCCTTGATGCATCTATTGGGATATTGCGTAATTAGATGTCTTATTATTAATAGTTTGTTTATCCTATTTATATTGAGTATTAAAGATAAAATCGCCTTAGCGTACTTGTTGTTTATAGGCATAAGGTTAAAAACAGAAACAACTAAACTTGTAGTATTTTGATCGCCTTATTTAAAAGACGAGAGTTCGATTCTCTCCGCGTCCAATTTTAAAGATTTTTACTTAATTTTTATGTGTAAACAAAGAATATGATAGAAACACTATTTGCTGGAATTAATGGATTTCCTAAAATACCTGGAAAGAAAAATTATTACAACTCAGAAGCCGAAAATAATTGCGAAGTCAAAATTGGAAAAGGCGATGATTTAGAATTAACCTATGAAAATGGATTTTCTCCCTCTTTTGAAGAGACTAATGTAGCCAAAGCCGATCCAGCATCAGTAATTTCTTGTGACGGTTACGGAAGTTGGACATATAATCTATTAATTCCCAAAAATTTTGTTTCTGAGTTTATCTATCAAAGGCAAGGAAGCAACCCAAGGTCATCAGACATATTGGCCATGATTGAACCACTATATGTTATTTATAAGAATGAAATTAATTCTGACAAATTAGTTAGTTTTCTTCCTTGGATTGTTAAACAAATTAATGCATACTCTGCAAAAAGTTTTAAAAGTATATATATAAAAAGCTATACCCTTCCAACTATTAGAAAAATTACATACTTAAATCAAGCGCAAACAATAACAGCAAACACAGACCAAGGAACTCAATTCGGCATTAGTTCCTCAAAATATGGACTCAGACAAAATTTAAGTTTTGTTGATAAAACTGAAGAATTTTACAGATTAGCTATTGATGTAAAAACAGATCCAAACGTTTTTGCAGCAAACAAAAATAGAACAGATTTGACTATAAATAATTTTGATATACATGCAATGAGAATAGATAATTTTTATGTAGTACATTCAAAAGTAAAAGATGATCATCAACCGAGCTTAACAAAAACTTTAAGTGGTCAAACTATTGCCGCTTCTGATAAAATAGTTAAGGCAAATCATTTATTATTTAATAATTCAATAGTTAATTTTTCAAAAATAAGACAAACAAATGGAAATCCTCCTTCAGGATCAGAACCATTAAAAGAATTAATCAATTATTATGTTGTTAACGCTACAGCAGATGATTTTCAAGTATCTTTAACTCCAAGTGGAACTCCAGTAAATATAGGCTTACAATATAATGTTACATTCATAACTGAAGCAAGTCTCCCTTTAACAGTTAGCAACTATTTGACTTTCAAAGTTAATTTTGGAACATCAAAATTATACAAAGTTCCGACCTTAAGAAATTTCACAAAAAGAGAAGACGTTAATAAAATTGATAGAAGTCTCTCTCTTAAACAATCTTTAAATAAATTTAAAGAACAAAACTCAATTCAAGTAGCTCAAACTGGTGATATATATTATAGTCAAGGAATGATTCCATTGAGTGTTTCTGGATATGCGTTTACAGGAAACACAATTAATTGGATGCAAAATAATATAGTTGACCTTAGACCTCAATATTTAAATAGCGGGCTGTTTGATAGCAGAAAAACAGGAGATGGAAACGTAATTCAAGCAGGAACAGTAAGCACATATTTCAGATTAAAAAACGACGCCACTGCCTTTCAAAATGAAACTCTATCTGTAAAATATTACAGTATAACTGGAAATTCTGGAATATTTAAATCTATAAATGAAACAGGATTTTTCAAGAATAATTCTGGAGATGCAACTTACAAGAGCGGAGTTTATACAAAGTTCTATCAAGATATTCAAGATTATCTTTCTGAGAATTATGGCTATTTAACAGATAAAGTTTATGCCTCAACACAAAATCATCCAAACTTCTTTATATATAATGAAGCAGCAAAACAAAGAAATGGATTTTACGGTGGAATAAATCACTTTTATTTAGAGAGTGGTTTTACTTTTATATTACCAGCTAATTTTTATTTATTCGCTCACACAGCGCCATTAGATCAAAGCACATATACTGCTAAAATTACAGGAATATCATTAGTATCATCAGATGCATTCAAACAAAATGTAGGAGATATTCTAAAACTAGGAATAACAACAAATTCAAAGTGGAAACTAAATCCAGATACAAAAGTATATGATAAATCAAGTTAACGAACCTCAACCACAATGCCCTAGTCCAGCGCCTAGAGGCGCACCGCAAAATCCAGTAGAGACTGGAGTATAATATGGGAGACGGAGGATGGGGTCCAGATGGCGAGCTACCTGATGGTCCTGGAAAAGTAGATCCAAGGCCAGAACCAGCATTTCCAACAAACAGAGATCCAAAGGAAAACGCCAAAAACGACAGAGACGAAGCAGCTGAAGATGCCATGGATGAAGCTAATGGAAGAAACCAAGATACTGGTCCAAGCCCAGGAGAAATTATAGGTTATATTGCTATTGCGGGGGCTATTGCAGCACCTTTTATTGGCCCACTCCTGCCAAAAGCACCTGCTTCTCCCCCGACGACTGCTCCAGATAAAGCTCCAGATAAAGATGCAGAACCAGCAAGTCCTGCACCAAAATCGCCAGGCACAACAACTCCAGCACAACCTGCTCCAGCCACCCCTAAACCAGATCCAGTTCCTGTTCCATCACCCAAACCAGCTCCAGATCCTGAAACTGGTAAGCCACCACCAAAATGTTGGGTAGCAAGAGAAGTTTACGGTTACAACAATCCTTCGTGGTTGCTATTCAGAGACTACTTAGACTTTTCTGCCCCAACATGGTTTAAGAAATTTTACATTTCCTACGGAGAAAAAATTGCAGAGTTCATCAAAGACAAACCGTTTCTTAAGAATCTAATCAAAGTTTGGATGGATACAAAAATTTAAGTGTAAATCTCTGGTATGAAAGAGAGACTATAATATGGCCGATGACGGAGGATGGGGTCCAGATGGCGAGTTACCTACAGGTCCTGGAAAAGTAGATCCAAAGCCAGAACCAGCATTTCCAACTAAGCCTAGCGATCCCAAAGACGATAAAGACGAAAGAGATGAAGATGGTGACGGAGATGACGGTCCTTCTCTTTCAGACATACTTAACGCGTTAGCTATTGCTGCTGCTATTGCTGCTGCTATTGCTGCAGCCGCAGCAGCAGGACAGCCTTCAACTCCAACTTCTTCTCCAAGTACGCCCCCAACTCCAGGCCCTTCACCAGCGCCAACTCCTCCTGGAACTCCAACTCCAACTCCTACCCCAACACCAAATCCACCAACTCCAGGTCCAACTCCTACCCCAACACCCGCACCAGCTCCAGGTCCTGGAACTGGTCAGCCACCAGGAAGATGCTGGGTAGCAAGAGAAGTCTACGGATATAATAATCCTTCGTGGTTGCTGTTCAGAGATTACTTAGATTTTTCTGCTCCAAAATATTTCAAAGATTTTTACATTTCTTATGGAGAGAAAATAGCAGAGTTCATCAAAGACAAACCATTCATAAAGAAGTTAATTAAACTCTGGATGGACACAAAAATTTAAGTTAATATAATAGACTTTATCTTTAGAAGATACTATTATATTTAGTGAAATTTAATTTCCTTGTTTTAGATTATAATAGGCCAAAAGAGAGCGAGCTATGCTTACAAAGCATAAGAAAATTCGCTAAATTTAATCATAATATAATATATCTGTCTAATGGTGGACAACAAGACTATGTTTATGACTACTATAAAAACAATTTAATAGACAAATTAATATTAAGAAAAAACAATAATGGATGTGGATTAGGCACAAGAGAGTTATTTAATGATTTTGATATAGATTGCGAATTTGTATTTTATGTACAATGCGATCAATTCATGGTACGCGAATTAAAAGAGAATGAAATTGATTTATATATATCTAAAATAAACGATAAGAATTTATATATTGATCTTGCTGGAAACCAAGGAAATGGCAAATACTCAGAAAGGGCCCATTTCATAAATAAAAATACATATAATAAGATACCAAATGCAATTGGTGGACCTGGACCATATGCTAATCAAAAATGGACAGAAAGAGCTTTACAAGATTATATTGCTAAAAATGACTTAGAGTTTATAACAATTGACCCACCACTTTTTGGAAATAATGGAAAAATATCATATAGACAGTTTCCTTGTGGGGGCGAAACAATGCATTTCACAGATACAAAGCAATTATGGATAATCAAACCATTAAGAGATAGATATGATGGATGGCCAAATTTTAATTTGACTGATGAAGAATGGAATAAAATACTAAATAATCAATGGGAAAATGGCGCAATACCAGTAAATCATTCCAAAGATACTTTTAAATGTTGGGAAAGACCCTATGATATGAAAGACTTTAATAATGAATAAAATTTATCTTTGCGGAGTTACTCATAATGATCTAGATAATATTAAAGAGTTAACTTCAATTTACGAGCATTTTGATGGATTGATTTTTGTTGATGGAGGATCAATAGATGGAACAAAAGAACTACTAGAATCAAGAAAAAAAGATGGTAAAATTATCCATAGGAATTGGACAAATGATCACGACTTTCAAATGAACGAATTCTTAAGACAGGGACCAATGAAGATTGGTGATTGGTTCTTTATTAGAGACAGCAGAGAAAGATTTAATGAAAATTGGCTTAAAGGATTAAGAGCAATGGTTCAAGACTTTAAAAAGAATAGAATTTCTTCTGTCTTTAATTATGGCAAAGGTTTTGCTTTCGAATATTATGACGATATGTATTTTGCTGGATCACCACATTGGGGGTTGATGAACTGCAGAGACAACAAAATAGATCTCGTAAATATCTTTAGCGAAAAAGATAAAGAGCATACTTGGAGATTAAGAGATGGAGAAGGAAATAGACCAATATGGAATTGTATAGATCACTTCCTAAAATACTATTATGTATACCCAAGATCAAATCATTTACTGATGGGTAGAGAAAATGATAGAGAAGGCTTTATTCAAGCTGAAACAAATAGACAAAAATTTCGTTTATATTGCAATTTAAAATTAAACTTAGATTTTACAATAGAATCATTAAAAACATACTTATCCAAAGATGAATGGAAAAAAGATCCAGAATTTGTGCAAATGATTAAGCAAGAAGAAATTTTAAAAACTTTTTATAGATGGCATGTATTGAAGCATGATTTTGAAGCTATTCAAAAAGACAAGAAGACTTGGGAATTGGAAGTTTAAAATGTTTAGTATTTATAGTTCAGCATTTAATGTAATCAAGAATTCTTTTGACTACGAATCAGCAGTTGAAAACTTTTGTAACTTTGCAGAGGAAGTGGTAATAGCAGTAAATAAATCTGAAGATGATTCTTTTGAAGCATTCAAAAGTCTAGAGAAAAAGTTTAATAATTTAAAAATAGTTTCTGCAGATTTTGATTATTCAGATCCTTTACTTGATGGTAAAATTAAGAATGCAGCTCTTCAAAAAACTTCTAATATATATAAAATAGGATTAGACTTAGACGAAAGAATACCAACAAGACATAAAGACAGATGGATTCGGGCAGCAAAAATGATGTACGAATACCCAATGATATACGGATTCTTAATTCCAAGCATAGATATATGGAAAAGTTTAGAATATATTCAAGCAGACCCAAATAAAAATAAAAATTTTAAATGGTACTTACATAAAGAAAATTTACACAGAGGAGCAGTTAATTTCGCTAAATTAGAAAATGGTAAAATTGATAGAGAAAAAAGCGATACATGTGAATTATTAGACCAATTCGGAAATCTAGTAAATACACCTAAGATATATGCAAATTTTGAAAACGATGAAGATTACTTTAAATGGCTTGAAGAAGAAGCTATTTTTGTTTTTCATCTTGGGTTTTTAGATTTTGAAAAAAGGATCATTAGGAATAAAAATTTTTGGAATAAGCACTGGGAAACTGTTTCTGGTAAAAAACATGAAACAGCAATGACATTAGAGCAGTTTGATCAAAGATCCACGAAGCTAAAAAAACACAATTTGAAACTTTGGGATAAAGCATGAATTATATTTGCGGCGAATACTTTGCTGAAAACGCATCTTTTGTTTTTGACGAAGGGTATTTAAAATTTGAAGGTGGAGTATATGTACCTAAAGATCAACCAAAGGAATTATTTGAACATAATAAATTTGTAGTTTATAAGAATAATAATAATAACGACTATATTTTTGTTAATCCTCATTTTTTAGCAGAATTTTTGCATTTTATTGAAAAAAATAATATTAGATGCAATTTGATAACTCATAAAAGTGACTCCCTAATATGCGAAACTTTTATAAATAGGCAAGGAATATCAATAAATGATGTTTTAAATAGTAAGAATATAGTACATTGGTATGCTCAAAATTGTTTTATAAAACATGAAAAAATATCCTATATACCAATAGGAACTGAATGTCCAAGGATAGGCTTACATCCAATACTCAAAAAAGCTAAATATTTAAATAAACAAAGAAACATTAATTTTTTGATAAACTTTCAAGAAAGTATACCTTACAATGTTTTTAATGAAAGAAAGCTTTTAGCTAATATATTAAAATTTAAAAATATCTATAATAATACATTTAATTTATTTAAAAGAGAAGAATTCATCAAAGATCTACAAAATTCTTATTTTTGTTTGTCGCCAACAGGAGCAGGAGTAGATTGTCATAGAACATGGCTTGCGCTATATTGTGGAGCTATTCCAGTATTGACAAAAAATTACATATCGAGTAAGATTGCTGAGAAGTTTCCAGTCTATCTTATAGACACTTGGGAGTCTTTAGATTTTGCGTCTTTAAATAAAGATCTTTATTTAAGTATTAAAAATCAAAAAAATATAGAAATAAATGATTTAAACTTATTGAATTTTACAGAGATAATCAACATATTTAAATGAAAAAAACACCTATAGTCTTAATAGCTTTCAATAGACCCAATTACTTTTACGAAACATGTAATAGTATAGCTTCTCAAGTAGATGATAGACCAGTTTATTTGTTTATTGATGGACCAAAAACGCAACAAGATCTATTTAATATAAATACTGTAAAGTGGTCATTTAATAATTGTTTTCCTAATGGCGAGATATTTCAAGAAGAAGATAATATCGGTATAGCCTTTAATACAAAAAAAGCAAGAGAAGTAGTATTTGAAGAACACTCAAGAGCAATATTTATAGAGGACGATTTAGTTATAGAACCATATTACTTATCTATGCTTGATAGATTAATGGACAAGCTGGAAGACGACCAAAACGTTGGAATGATAAACTGCTTCGCTGGAGCAGCCACAAGGAACAATAATCTAAACACGTTAGATAATCAAGATAAAAATAAATCAAAGTTAATTGCATGCTCTCATACATATGCTATGGGTATGTGGGCTAATAAATACGAAAAAATAAAACCTACATTGTACGAATACTATAAACTGCTTCCTTCGATTTATAAAAATAGACCTCATCAACCAATAATAGATTTTTGGAGAAAAAAGGGATTAGGTCAAGGCATGAATATAACTAGCCAAGATAAAGCTACAGACTCATCAATGCTATTAGTCAATCAATACAAGGTATCTACATATACAAATAATTTAAAATACATAGGGGAAATTGGAGACAACAGCAATACATTTGCATTTAAAAATTTTAACTGGGAAAATTATCCAATATACGGAAAAGAAGTTTTTGATTTTGATTGGTCAGAAAAAGACAAAGAAGAAGTAAAAAAAGAATTAGAATACAATTTCTTTGGGGAGGGCGTAGTAGAATGAACAAGTTGAAACTAGCAATATCTGTTGACGATATTAGTCCTAAAAATGTAAACGCATCTTTAGATGATCCTTTCTTATCTAAACTATATAAGATATATAAAGAATACGGAATCAAGAGTACGCTATTTGTTCCAGCAAATCTATCTGGTATAAGTGATTTAAAATTTTTTCCAGATTGGTGCAAATTTATAGACGAATTAGAATTTATTGAAGTTGCGGGACATGGTTTTTTTCATGATTTTCAAAACGCAAGCCAAGGCGAAGATTACAAAGAGTTTGCTAGGATGAATTATAATGACGCGATAATGAGATGCAAAGATATAAAAGAGTCTTTAAAGTTTTTTAAAAAAACTATTCATGGATGGAAAATGCCAGGCTGGGAATTTAATCCAGAGTCTCTTAAGGCTATATCAGAGAATTTCGATTACCTATATCCTCATCCCCTACATATAGATATGTATAAAAATATTTCACAGCGAGCGAAGGTTATAGACTCAACCAATACCTATGATATTCAACATCAAATAAATTTTAATAATTTAACAAATGGAATCCTTATTCTGCACTCTCATGTAGATGGAGAAACTAATCAAAACAAATGGACCGATTTTAATTTTTCTAGACTCCAGATTACATTAAGGGATTTGTTTAAATTTTTTGAAGTAGAAACTACGTTTATAAAAGATTTATAATATGATCACAGTGGCAGCGATTTGTAAAAATGAAATAGCATTAATATCTCAATGGATAAAAGTACTTCAAGAATCAGAGATTGTTTCAAATATTATCATTGGAGATACTGGCTCCACAGACGGAACAATAGAAGAGATTAAGAAGCATAATGGTATTGAGCTTTTTGAAATACCATGGAATAGCAACTTTTCAGAAGCTAGAAATTTTCTAATAGAAAAATCAAAAAAGCATAACTCTAATTTCTTATGGATGCTAGATATTGATGAGTTTCCATCAGTTAATTTAATAAATAAATTAAGAAACGACTTAAACAGTCTGAAAGAATACGATCTTATCATGTTTCCGTATATAGAGTTTTGGGACTTTGATAAGCCATGCTTTAAACTACCTCCTAAAAAAACTTGTTTAATTAATGGTTTTATATATTATGAACCGTTCAAACCAAACATTTGCTTGATAAACAATAAAATTGATTTTAAATATAAAAATTCATTACATGAAGTATTAGACTTAGACTTCAATAAAATAAATTCATTATTCTGCTCCAAGTCTGGCAATCAAATTGTTCCTTTGAATTCAATATATGAAGAATACTATATATCACATTTTTCATTTCCAAAATATAAAAAAGCGGCAAAAATCAATAATTCTTCATTTGAATATGAACTAGGTAAAAAACGGCTAGAGTACAGGAAAATTAAAACAGCTATAACTAACGGCAAAGAATATAGTACCGATTGGGCAAAAGAAAATAAAGACTATAAGGAAATAGAGCAGTTAGGCAAAGACCAAATAGAGCAATTCTTAAAGGTCGAAGGGTATACATTTCCAGATTTAAATATAGATAAAATCAAAGAAACTAACTATTATAATACTATTATATGAGTAATTTTAACTTTTATTTTTGGTCTTGCTTTAATGTAAGAGGTAGGAACTCCATGTATCCTCATGTTATTGAAAAATCATGGATAGACAATAGGTTTAATATATGGAAGAATTTTACATATAAAAGCGTTTGTAATCAGCTAGATAAAAACTACAAGTACATTCTAGAAATTGACGAGATTAACTATGACTATACATCTAGTCTATTCAACGCCCTAAATGATGAAAAATTGATTCTATTAAAAAATACATTAATTGAAAATAAGCTTGATACAACAAATAACATTATAGCAAGGATGGATTCAGATGATATGTATAGAAATGATGCAATTATCAAATTCAAAGAAACCTTCATCAATAATCCAGATATAGAATATGTAATGATGAGCAAAGGGTATTTTATAAATATTAATACTTTTGAGATAAAAAGATACTACTCTCCATCTGGGCCATTTTTTGCTGCAAAAATTCCACAAAACTTAAACACTTATATATCTACAATGGATACGCCAATTTTTATTGGTCATGGTCAAGTAAAGCATAAACCATATAGATTTATAGATGAAAATATGGCTATGGTAACGTCTCATGATTACAATACAGATCAATGGCAATTTAGACAAACAGCACAGCACACTTCAAATGTTGGAGTAGTTCGCATGCAAGAGGCAGAGTCTTGTTCAGAAGAAGAGCTCAGTAGGAAAGATTCAATCCTACAAACTTTTGGTTTATAATGAAGATAGCTTTAATTTCTAATGATACAAAAAATATTTTCCCTCATTATGGGAATGGTGGAACTCAATCCTGCGTTGAAAATTTAGCGGTTGGATTGCATGAGGCAAATAAAGATTTTTTTATTATTTGCCCCAAAAGAAAATACAAAAATGATATTCATTATCCATTTAAAATAATTGAAGCAGATTTCTTTCCAAAAGAAGATGAAATCAAAAATAATAAAACTTACGAAGAAGCAATAAATGAAATAGTATCTTCAGAAAAACCAGACTTAGTTTTAACTCAACAACAAGAGCTTCTTAATGATCAAAATCTAGGAAACTGTAAATTAATAACAACTAGACATGATAGTGGAGATAAGAATAAAGAGTTAATTTATAATCCCAATATAAAGTATAGATTCATTTCACAAAACCAATACAATACTTGGGTAAGATCAGAAGACGATAAAAAATGTTCATTTTGGTGTTATACTGGATTTTCTGATCAAGAATATGATTTAAATTTAAAACCAGAAGATTATTATCTATGGGTAGGAAGTTTTGGTTGGGGATGGGAAGCTAAGGGACTTAATATATTTATTGAACTGGCCAACTATTTTAAAGAAAAAAACTTCGTTATTTATGGATGTGGAAATCCACCAATAGAAGAACTAGTCTTAAACTCGGTTAAAGATAATAAAAATATATACTACGGAGGTATGCTGAAAAGAGGAGATCAACACAAGAAGGTTTTTAAAAATGCAAAATGTCTAGTGCAATTATCAAATATGAATGAAGCATATGGACGAACAACCGTAGAAGCTATGACTAAAGGCACACCAGTAATAACTAATTTTAATGGAGCTAATCCAGAAATTGTTGGCACAGGAGGCTTAAGAATAAACTCTGGAGATGAACTATTGAATGCTATAGAAAAAGTTGGCAGTCTAGACAGAGAGGAAGTTTTTAATTATTCAAAAAAATTTCATGTTAAGCACGAAGTAAGGATTTTAACAAATGTTTAGATTAAGAAAAATGCAAGAATCCGATGTATCATTCTTCAATCAAACGAGGAATGAATGTAGAGAGTTCCTTCATGATAATTCCTATTATAGTTATGAGCAAAGCTTGGAGTGGTTCAGATCAAAGAATCCAAATTTTTATATATTAGAATTAAATAATGAAAAAATCGGATATTTTAGAACAAGCATAAATGAAGACAATGAGCTATATATTGGGGCTGATATAAATACCAAATACAGAGGAAAGGGTCATGCTAAAGAAGCCTACCAAATGTTTATGGATTTAATTAAAATTGAATATGAAGGAAGAGACTTGTATCTTGAAGTATTTGAATCGAACACAAGGGCGCATAATCTATATAAAAAGCTTGGCTTTTTTGAAATAAATAGATATAATCTACAAAGAGGAATCAGTATTAAAATGAAAAAATCAAATATATGAATTTAGAATCTGATTTAAAATATATAGTAGATAACTTAGGCAAGAAAGACGTATCTAAATTTAAAAATAAGACAATCCTACTTACTGGAAGCGGTGGTTTCTTGGGTAGATGGTTCGTTCAAATCTTTGATTTCTTAAATGAAAAATATTTAAATAATACTCTAAAAGTAATATGCTTAGAGTCTCATGTAGTAAACGATAACAATATTACGCATAAGTCGATAAAAATAGATATCACAAAACCATTTGAACAAGAATTAAACGACAATAATATTAAAAATATAGATTATGTATTAAATTGTGCTGGCGTAGCTAGTCCAGAAAAATATCAAAAGCTTCCTATCGAAACTTTAGATGTATCTTATTTAGGAACAAAAAATATACTAGATTTATCATTCAAATATAAAATAGAAAGCATCATGCTATTTTCTTCTAGCGAAGTTTATGGAACACCAAGGAAAGATGCTATACCTACAAAAGAGACATATATAGGCTCTATACCAACCACAAGTAATAGAAGCTGTTATGATATAGGCAAGCAAGTTTTAGAAACGTTAGGGTATGTTTATTTTAATAAGTTTAAAACTCCAATTAAAACAGTAAGACCATTTAATATATATGGACCATTTATGGACGTAAACGATAAAAGAGTTCTTCCTAATTTTGTTAAAAGTTTCATAAAAAATGAACCTATTAAAATCTATGGAGATGGAAAACAAACAAGAACATTTTGCTATATAGCAGATTCTATGGTAATGTTTTTAAAGATTTTATTAAATGGAAAAAACGGAGAATGTTATAATATAGGCAATCCAAATCCAGAAATTTCAATGATTAAATTAGCTAAACTATTTTATAAGTCTTTGGGAAGCAACGATTGCTCTCAATTAATTCCATATCCAAACGCTTACCCATCAGATGAACCTCTCAGAAGATGCCCAGACATATCTAAAACAATTAAAATTACAAAATTTAAACCTAAAATTAAACTTGAAGATGGAATTAAGAAAATGTTTGATTATATAAAATTATCATCATGATGGATCTTCCTCTCGAAGAATTTATTAATAATTCAAGTCCTCATACAGAAAAGAATAGCGCACCACCATATTCACATGCAGATAGACATAGATGGGAAAGTATGATACTGTATTCTGTAAAAGACAAATTAAAGAATGATGTAAAATTAATTGATAATGGATGTGGAAATCCTGGAACTTTGGCCATATCTCTTAATAATAGATATCCAGAATCTAAGTATTACGGTTTAGATGTTATGCATAGTGTTGAAAATAAAGATTTTGATACGCAAAAATACATTGGGCATATTTCTAATTTAGATTATATTATAGATAAAGTTGATTGTATGGTTGCTGGAAGCGTATTAACTCATTTAGTTTGGGAAGATACGCTTGAATTACTAAATAAATGCAAACCATTATTTGAGAATGGTGGAGAATTTGGTTTTTCTATATTTAAAGGGGATAGTTATAATTTATATTCTAAAGACCCAAACGGATTGTATTATCATGTTGTTGAGCTTCCAATTGAATATTTAGAAAATTACTGCAAGGACAATAATTTAAAATTAAAATTATTAGATTTTTACTTTGAAATGGACCATCATATTGAATATGACAATAAGACATTTAAAATACAGAACTTCTGTAATATAAGCAAATGATACCATTATTTAAACTACATAAACCTAAAAACATTGGTCAAGTACTAGAGCAAGTTTTTGACTCAGGCTTCTTAACAGAAGGAGAATATTCAGACAGATTTGAATTGGAATTTGGCAAATTCATTGGAAATGAAAATATGTGTCTTGTTAATAGCTGTACATCAGCTATAGCTTTGGCTGCGCATATTATAGGCATAAAACCTGGAGACGAAGTAATCACAACTGCTATGACTTGCATGGCTACAAATGAACCATTTTTTAATTTAGGCGCAAGGCTAGTTTTCGCAGACGTTAACAAAGAAAATGGGAATATTGATGTAAAAGATATTGAAAGAAAAATTACCTCAAAAACAAAAGCAATTGTAGTTGTGCATTGGGCTGGGCTTCCAGTAGAATTAGATGAGATACATGAAATTGCGAAAAAACATTCAATAAAAGTAGTAGAAGATGGTGCACACGCTTTAAGAGCAGAATACAAGGGTAAAAGAATCGGCAATCATAGCGATTTCGTTTGCTTTTCTTTTCAAGCCATCAAGCATTTAACTACAGCAGATGGCGGAGCAATTGCATGTAAATCAAAAGATGATGCAATTAGGATTAGAAAATTAAGATGGTTTGGCCTAGATAGAGGCATTAAAGGCATGCAAAGATGGACACAAGATATTCCAGAAAGTGGATTCAAGTATCACATGAATAATTTAAATGCAGCAATTGGCTTAGAACAATTAAAATATATTGATGAATTGATTAACAAGCATATAGAAAATGGTATCTACTATAATCAAAATATAAATAATCCAAAAGTACAAAAAATCCCTCAAAATGAATATTCTCAATCAGCATATTGGATGTACTCTCTTCTCGTTGAAGACAGAACTCATTTTCAAAAATATTTATCTGAAAATGGAATAGGATCAGATTATGTTCATATAAGAAATGATCAATATAGCGTGTTCAAAGACTTCAAAATTGAATTACCAGGGATGGACTATTTTGAATCAAGGTTAATGAATATACCAGTTGGATGGTGGTTAAGTAAAGAGGATAGAGATAAAATAGTTTCAACAATTAATCAATACTAAAATGATTCATTCTTTGGCAGAGCTTAAAGATAAAGTTAAATGCACTTCTTCAGATGAAGCGGAAAAATTAGCAAGCGTTGCTGGTTTTGTAGCCGCAAGAGGAACGGATGATTCGGATTTTAGTTACTTAACTGGTAAAGAAATATTTCAACCAGACACAGGACATATACTTAGATATTTAGAAGTTAGTCCAGAAAAATATCACTGGATTGGACATTCAGAATTTTCTTGGTTCGTGGGAGAAGCCTTGCCAGTAATTTACGGACTGTTCTTAAAAAAACATTTGGAGTATTTAGTTTCTTTTGAAGGCTCTGAGCCGTATCTATTTTTCTTGCCAAAGGATAAATACTTAATCTCTTCTGGATGCGAAGTAGGTACTTTAGGTGGATCGCCACCTTATTTAGGAAATCCTATTTACGAAAAAGAGTACAAATCTATAAGTCCGTATTGGACACCGCCACCATTAAAAGACTTTTATAAAGACAAAATTAAATTTAATTTTACCAAACCTCTATTAATTATAAATAATAAATTAACAGATGAATGGTCAGGCAGACCAATAAACTGCTTTCACAGCAATGAATTAGAAAAATTATTGCAAATTCTTGATAACAAATACGCAATAGGTTACATTAGAGCATTAGGAAACGAAAACGGATTTTGTAACGATGGAAGCGTTATGGAAAAAAGCAATGATTTTGAAATTGTACGAAATAATTGTTCTGAATCTGTTCTTATTCAAGATTTAATGCATGATTTAAGAATAAATTTTAATTTGGCTCAATGCTTGATGCATGCTCAAAGTGATTTACATATATCTTCTGCTGGAGGAAATGCCATCCTCGCTAGTTATTTTGGAGGAAAAAATATAATGATAGGCAGAGGACAATATTTTAATGATAGAAAAGTGTGGGGAGAAGACTCCTGGCTTAAAAATTTATCTGGGTCCCAAATGCTACATCTAGATTTGGAGCCAAACAGTAACTGGGAAGAAAAAATAAAAGATCTACTCTAATATGAGCAGTAACTTTCAAGAAACTTATTACGGCAAGAAAATAGATACAGCTAATATTTTGAATATTGAAGATGCTAGTAAAATTATAAAAGGAAGAAAAACTGTAGTTGTAACTGGAGTAACTGGGCAAGATGGAAGCCACATGGTAGACTTTCTTTTAAAAAATACAGATTTACTAATTTTCGGAGGAGTTAGAAGACTCAGTGTATACAATCACGAAAATGTTAAACATATTCAATCGGACAGATTTCATTTGATTAATTTTGATCTTACTGATTCTCATGCTATAGCTCGAACAGTTGAAAAACTCCAACCAGATTATTTTATAAATTTCGCAGCTCAAAGTTTTGTTGCTAGTAGCTGGGATTTTGCGAAACAAACTTGGGCAACAAATTCAACCAGTGTTCTAGACATACTCGAAGCTATTAGACTTTACAAACCATCTTGTAGATTATATCAAGCTGGCTCTAGTGAAGAGTTTGGAAACGTATTATATAGCCCACAAGATGAAAAGCACCCATTAAGACCAAGAAGTCCATATGGAGCAAGCAAAGCCGCCTCTAGACAATTAATTAAAGTATATAGAGACTCTTATAATCTTTATGCTATTCAAGGGTGGTTATTTAATCACGAAGGAACTCGTAGGGGCGAAGAATTTGTAACAAGAAAAATAACTAAAAACATAGCAAGGATTTTTAATGCTTTAAAAAACAATCAAGAATTTAAACCTCTTGAGCTAGGCAATATGGACGCTAAAAGAGATTGGAGCGATGCTGAAGATTTTATCGAAGGCGTATGGATGATGTTGAACCAAGATAGCTATAATCATAACTATGATGGAATAGCTCAAGACTACGTCTTTTCGTCCGATGAAACTCATACTATTAAGGAGTTTGTGGAAAAAGCTTTTGCTGTAGCTGGGGTTCATGGTAATTGGTTAGGTGAAAATGAACATGCTATGTACATATCAAATGAAAATAAGATATTAGTACAAGTTAATCCTAAATTCTATAGGCCTGCAGAAGTAGAATTATTACTAGGCAACTCTAATAAAGCCAGAGAAGAACTAGGTTGGAAGCCAAAAATTTCATTTGACAAATTAATAGAAAAGATGGTATTATGGGACATTGAAAATTACAAGCCATAAACTCTGTCAATTTATAATTAAAAAATACATTAATCAAAAAATAGATTGGCCAAGAGAAATTAAAATAGCTCAAAAATTAATCAAAACCTATAAAGGTTATTCATTTTGGAATGGCCTCAAGCCTGCCAACTTACCTAGTTTAGCTTTTTTTTTGACAGAGGATGGCAAGAAGTTTATAGCTATGGAAAAAATGAAAGATAATCTAGAGCTAGATAAACCAATTAAATTTGAAATAGAAGAAATAAAAGTTGGTGAAGATAAAAAAGTTTGCAAAAAACCTAAAAGTCTGTTAGACTTTATAAACTATGGGAAGAAAACCTAAAGAACAAGAGCCAGTACAAGATACTGGGCCAAGCGCAAAGAGTAGACTGTCTTCATTTTTAAAAGAAAATAAAGATGATCATTATAATTACGAAGAAGAAGTTTATTATAAGGTATCTACTGGAAGCTTAAATCTAGATATTGCAACAAGCGGAGGACTATGTCCAGGATTACATAGATTTATTGGAATGAATGAAGGCGGAAAAACTTCAGAGGCGTTAGAGGTCATGAAGAATTTCCTTAAGACGGTAAAAGATTCCAAAGCTCTTTTATTTAAAGCGGAAGGAAGATTAAGTAAAGAAATCAAAGAAAGATCTGGAATAAAGTTCGTAACCTCTGCGGAAGAATGGGAAGATGGAACATGTTTCGTTTTTGAATGCAATATTTTTGAAACAGTTTCTGAGCTTATGAAAGACCTAATTCAAAATAATGATGAAGGCAAAAGATATATGTTCGTCCTAGATTCTGTTGACGGTTTGATGACAAAAGGTGATAGTCTTAAAAATATGACAGAAGCCACAAAAGTTGCAGGAGGAGCAGTAATATCTTCAATGCTTATGAAAAGAATATCATTAGCTCTTTCTAAGCGTGGACACATGGCTATATTTATTAGCCAAGTTCGTTCAGACATTAAACTCGATCCATATGCTGCAAATAAAGATATTAGACAGACTACCGCAACTGGTGGAAACGCATTACTACATTTTGCAAATTGGATTCTTGAATTTGAACCAAAGTTTGGCAAAGACCTTATCCTCGAAAAACCAAACGAAAGATACGATCAAGTCAAGAATAAGATCATTGGGCATAATGTTAAAATCATTATTAAAAAGTCAACTAATGAGACTACTAATTCAAAAGTTCAATACCCTATCAAATATGGTAGAAAAGATGGATCTTCAGTGTGGAGAGAATATGAAATCATCGATCAAATTCTTTCTTGGGAATTTGCGGTTGCTAAAGGTGCATGGGTTACTTTTTCAGATCAAACGATAGAAGAACTTAAAAAAGTAAATCTAGACTTAAAAAAGCAACACCAAGGGATAGATAATCTTAGATCTTATTTGGAAGAAAATAAACCTTTGGTAGATTTCTTTTATAGTAAATTCATTAATACTCTAGCTCTATGAGGCTTTTAAATGTTAACGGAAAACTCGTTAACAAGAACGTTAGAAGGTACTTGATTAATTGGGAAGCAAAAAGTAGGAGTAAGCTTCAATATAACTTTAAATCATTCTTTTATCCTTATTGGAAAAATCATATAGTTTACGAAGAATTCCCAGTCTATGGAAGTATGCTTAAAATAGATTTATTAAATGCTACAAAAAAGATAGCCGTGGAGATACAAGGAGCACAACATGAATCATTTAATAAATTCTTTCATGATAATTCAAGGTTAAAATACCTTGAAAGTATTAAAAGGGATGTAAAAAAAGAAAAATGGATCGATTCAAATCAATTTAAATTCTTAGAGCTTTATGAAGATGACCTTCAAAAAATATCACCACAATATATAGAAGAAAAGTGTGGAGTGCTTATTGTTTAAGTGTAAAACTTTATAGTGACTAATAAGAAGAAATTTAATTTCCCAGAATCTTTATTAAAACAGATTGATGAGTGCAGTTACGGTGGATATATCTTATTCAATTTCTCTGCAAAAGGTGAACCACAAGTATATACAAAATTCGATAATCAAATAAATGCTATGGCTCTTTTATATTATTTAAATACATGGGGTCAAAGTGTAGATCAGTTAAACTTTGAAGCAACCACAGATTTAATTAATAGAAATAACGAAAAAGAAGATAAAGAAGATAACGACGAGGATAGTTAAAACTTGACTTTTAATTTTTAGTTTGGTATCATGTATATTGAATGATTTACTCCTTACAAGTTGAACGACATGTCCTTAGCGGTTTATTAAAATATCAAGATCTATTCGCTGATATTGATGTATTCTTATCAGAAAACGACTTCTTTAACGATGTCCACTCTACGATTTATTCAGTATTTAAGAATATTAAATATAAAGGCGAAAACGTAGATAAAGTCTTATTAGCAGAAAAGATAAAGAATTTAGGAATATCTTTTAAAGATGAAATTAATATTTTTGACTATATAGACAATTTGACCTTTTCTCAGATCACAGAAGAAGCTACTATGACGGCTTGCAAGGAATTAATTAAATTTAGGGTTCGAAGAGAGCTCTGTCAAACAGCAGACAATCTTAAAGAATATGTTACTAAAAATGCAGAAGATTCTTTAGATGATATCATTGGCAAGATAGACGGCATATATAATAAAAAGATATCCTCTTATTCAGAAAATGATATACCAATTAATATCTTTGAAGGAGTAGAAGACCTTATCGAAGAAAGAGGAAATTCTCCTAAAGATGAAACTGGACTTGTTACTCCATATTCAGAATTTAATAGAATGTATGGTGGCTTAAAAAATGGTAATATTTACGCTATCGCTAGCAGACCTGGCCAAGGAAAATCTACTTGGCTAAATGATATTTGCTTTAAAACTGCCATCAATCCAAAGAACAAAACAAAAACTTTAATTCTAGATACTGAAATGCAAACCGTAGACATTCAATTAAGAATGGTTGCATCTTTGAGCGGAGTACCAGTTTGGTATCTTGAAACTGGCAACTGGCGTAAAAATGAAGAGATGACAAAAAAAGTAAGAGAAGCTTGGAGCAAAGTAAAGAAGTATGAATATTTTCATTATCATGTTGGCAATAAAAATATAGATCAAATTTGTTCTATAATCCGTAGATGGTATCTTTCAAAAGTCGGTAGAGGAAATCAAGCTATGATAGCTTATGATTATATAAAATTAACTGGAGAGAAGGTTGGTCAAAATTGGGCAGAGCATCAAGCAATTGGAGATAAAATTGATAAACTTAAAAGAATATCAGAAGAGATTCAATGTCCAGTTATTACTGCTATGCAGTTGAATAGAACTGGAGAAAGCTTCAATAGAAAAGGAGCAGAGGTAGTTGATGATAGCTCAGTAATTTCTTTGTCAGATAGGCTTCAATGGTTCGCCTCTTTCGTAGCAATCTTTAGAAGAAAAACTTTAGATGAGCTTGCTCTAGATGGTCAAGCATTTGGTACGCATAAATTAATACCAACAAAAACTAGATTTCAAGGCAAAGACGCTGCTGGTCACCAAGACCTAGTTAGAAGATTAGATTGCACGGGCAAGGAAACATGGGCTCAAAATTACTTGAATTATCAAGTAGAAAATTTTAATATTGAAGAGCGCGGGTCTTTGAATGACGTTTCTTCTGCTCAAAGAGAACGATATGAACTTAATGATTCTAATCAAAATGATGGAGAAATACTATGAGCGTAAAATTAATATCTACTACAAATCCAGAAATAACAGGAATAGAAAAAGCAGAGCATCTAGTAGCTTATTATGCTAGGGTTAGCAATCCTTCAAATCAATTTAATAAAGAAACTGCACCCAAATTACTGGCGTTTCTTATTAAACATAAACACTGGAGTCCATTTGAGATGGTAGATATGTCTATTGAAATTAAAACTAGTAGAGCTATTGCAGCTCAGATCTTAAGGCATAGATCATTTAATTTTCAAGAGTTCTCTCAACGGTATAGCGAAGCAACTGATTACGAAGACGTAGAGTTAAGGCTTCAAGGAAGTAAAAATAGACAAGTTGGAGAAGATCTTTTATCTAAAAATCATCCAGAGTATAATAATCTAAATGGACTTATAGCTGAAACGCTTTCGCTGTCAGATCATTGTTATCGGACTATGATCGACAATGGCATAGCTAAAGAAGTAGCAAGAATGGTTTTGCCTTTGACAACTCAAACAACTATGTATATGAAAGGGTCTCTAAGAAGTTGGATTCACTATATCGAATTGAGGACTCAGGAAAATACGCAAAAGGAGCATAGATTAATTGCTGATGAATGCAAAAAAATATTCATAAACAACTTTCCAGTAATCTCGGAGGCATTAGAATGGAAGAATTAAACGTATTTCAAGTCCTTACAGATTTAGGATATAAATTAAAAGATCATGGTAAAGAATACCGAACAAGACCATTGTATAGAGATAGTGACAACGATACAGTATTAAAAATAGAAAAAAATAGTGGCAACTGGTTTGACTTTAAGCAAAATATAAGTGGCGATCTAAACTCTTTAGTTAAAATGACTTTAAAATTAGATGGAGTTGACGAAGCAAAGCAATGGCTTAAAAATAAGAATTTTATATCTCAAGTTGTTACAAACGTAGAAAAACCTTTAATTAAAACTTCAAAAAATTTTGATATATCTATTCTAGATAGGCTAGAGAATCGACATGATTATTGGATCAATAGAAACATATCTGAAGAAACTATATCTCAATTTAAAGGTGGCGTTGCTCACGCTGGTAAAATGAAGAATAGATATGTCTTTCCTATTTTCAATTTAAAAAATAATATCATAGGATTTTCTGGTAGAGATGTTACAAACATATCTAAGATAAAATGGAAACATCTTGGAGAAAAAAGCGATTTTCTTTATCCGTTGTTTCTAAATGACATGTATATAAAAACTAAAAAAGAGATCATTTTAGTGGAGAGCATAGGAGACATGTTGAACCTCTGGCAAAACGGAGTAAAGAATGTATTAGTCACCTTTGGAACAAGTTTAAGTTTATCAATATTAAACTATTGCCTTAAAATAGATGTGCAGAAAATTTATATAAGCTTAAACGATGACTCTAACAATAATAGCGCAGGTAATATTGGTGCGAACAAAACAAAAGCAAGATTAAAAAGATATTTTGATGAAAAACAATTAATTATAAAATTCCCACTTAAAAAAGATTTTGGAGAAATGTCGTCCCAAGAGATTCAAGAATGGATTAATTTATGAATATTTATCAAGCCCAACCGAATAGAGCATTTCCATCAATTTTAGCATTTGCTAATTCAGATCGAGAACCAATAGCCTACGAATTTTCTACTCAATTCTCATTCAATAATGAAGAAGATCATAATTATTTATCCTCAAATAACTATATACAATATAAATCGCTACAATCTCCACCAAGAAAATTAGATGAAGACTCACTCAATCCAATTCTAGTTAGATTAAAAAACCAAAATCAACTTGATAATTTGACTTTAAATGAAGATATAGATTATCTGCATGGTCTTTATGAAACTAAATATTTCAAAAAAGACGATAAAGATTTTTCCTTTACAATAATCGATCATCCAGTTAATCAAATTATTAATATATTCACTTATATCAAGCATCAGATTAATTCAAAAGAAGAGATGGAAGCCTATAGTTATTTGTTAAATAAGTCTGACGATGAGCTGCTTGAAGAAATCAAGAAATATAATTTGGATTTGAATACCTTCGAATTTCCTGAATTAGATCCAGACGCGTTTAATTTTAAATATACAAAAAACTTTTTTCTCAAATACAATCTCCTAAAAAATAAAAAAGAAGAAGATGTTGTGCAAGACTTCAAACATTTTTATGCAAAATATTATGTATATATGTTGATAAACTCTAGCTGCATGAAAGATATAAATTCAAAAGAAGAATGGGTCGATTACTTCTTATCTAACCCAACATTAAAAGATCTTATATCTTATAGAGATATGAAATTCACCTACCCAAGTATGTTTATACATGCAAAAGATTTAGATAGAAGCCATAATTTTTATGGAATAATGGACACTAGAAAAAATTTAATTAAATCACTTCATTGTATATCCAGCCTATCAAAAAATATGTTTTTCGCTTTAAATCCTCAATTTTCTATAAAGTCTCCAATGGATGATTTTGATTACAGAAAAAAGGAGATAGCAGATATCCTTGCCGAAGATATAGAATTCTTCGAAGAGAAAAAGAGAATTTTAAATGAGCATTGAAAAAATATTATCAGCTTCGAAGATCAAAACTCTTGAGACTTGTTCTTGGGTCTATTGGAATAATTACCATGATAAAGTTCCTCAAACTCAAAATGAAGGAGCCTTGAGGGGTACTATTTGCCATACGGTTTTTGAATTACTGCTAAAAGCAAGACATAAGAAGCACTACGATATTATAATTAAAAATAATTCCATTAATAATAGCAAAGGTATATCTAAACTAGTTAAAAAATTATCATTAAAAGTAAACCTTGCTGAATCTAATTATGAGCTATTAGATCAAATGATATTGGTTGGCCTCAAAGAAGATTTTTTTGGAGAAAATGGAAAGATAGTTAAACCAGAATACGCCTTTAATATTAAAAATGATAGTCCTAAATATCATATTCGTGGTTTTATGGATAAGCCAATTAAAATCAAAAAAGAAATGCATATAATCGACTACAAGAGCTCCAAATATAAATTCAGAGGAGATGAGTTAGAGGCTAATATTCAAGCCATGATGTATAGTCTAGCGAGTAAAAAGATTTGGCCTAAATTAAAACCTATAGTGAAATTCCTTTTTCTTAGATTTCCTAAAAAGCCTACTCAAGAACTTTCATTTAATGAAGAACAAATCAAAGGTTTTGAACATTACTTAGAGCATATTAACGAATATATAAATAGTTTTGATGAGAACAGCGCAAAAGCTAATTTCGCAGTAGATAGCCAAAAGAATAAATGGATGTGCGGTATAGGTTCTTGGGTTTGTCCATATAAAAGTCCTTATGATTATTATGTTAAAATAAATGCTTGTGGAGAAATAGTAGAAACAAGCCTAAAGAATGATTTTAAAAATATTGATGGATTTAAAATAGAAACCAGAAGCTATAATGGATGCCCAAAATTCAATAACAAACAAGGCGAAGTAAAGAAAGATAGTTTTTTAGATTGATTTTTTAGAGAATTCTTGTTAATCTAGTATAAATGATACCGTTATTTAAATCTCACTATTCTTTAGGCAGATCCATCTTGACCCTTGAAGATAAGGATGAAAAGGATGATTATCCAGATTCTATTATCCAAATTTGTAAAGAAAACAAAATGAAAGAGCTTTATCTAGTAGAAGATAATATGTCTTCGTTTCTTGAAGCATATTCTAATTGCCGTAAAAATAATATCAAATTAAATTATGGATTAAGGATATCAATTACAGAATCAATGAGCGATAAATCTGAAGAGTCTAAGGCCAAGTCCTCAAAGATAATTTTATTCTTTAAAAATAAAAAAGGATACCAGCAATTAACGAAACTTTATAGTATTGCAGCGAAAGAAGGCTTCTATTACGAACCAAGATTAGATTATGAAACGATTTCTAAAAATTGGACAGATGATTTAATTCTATGCATACCTTTTTATGACTCCTTCATATTTAATAATACTCTTAAAAATAGTCTTTGCATTCCTCAGTTTGATTTTACAAAACCTATATTCTTTATAGAAGATAATGACCTACCATTTGATTCATTAGTAAAACAAAAAGCTTTATCTTTTGCAGAAAAGAATGATCTAAAAATATATAAAGTACAAAGCGTGTTTTATAAAGAACGAAAAGACTTTAAAGCTTACTTAACTTTTAGGTGCATTAACAATAGAAGCGTTTTAAATAAACCTAATTTAGATCATATGTCAAGTAACGAATTTTGCTTTGAAAGCATTCGTCAAAGGAATTAATGGACGAACATCTTTTAAGATACGACAAAGACAAGACTATCGTTTTTATAGATTGCGAGACTTTTAATCTTTGCCTTAATTTTTGCCATAATATTCCTTGGCAAATAGCAATGATAAAAGTTAAAGGAGACAAGAAAGTAGATCAGAAGAACTTTTATTTAAAATGGGATACAGACTTAAAGATAAGTGAAGACGCAGCGAGAATCACAAGATACGATCATAGAAAAGTCCAAAGAGAAGGCTTTGATCCAAAAGAGGTATTTCCTACTATAAAAGATTGGCTCAATAATGCGGATTATATAATTGGACATAATATTTTAGGATTTGACATTTATCTTATAAAGGAATATTATAAAACTATGGAATCTAATTGGAAAGGTCTAATGAATAAAATTATAGATACTAATGCTGTGGCGAGAGGCATAAAGTATAATTCTATTTATACTCCCAAAGATAATTTACTTGAATATCAATATAAAATTCTTAATACCAGAAAGAAAAATGTTAAAAGCTCTTTAACTTTCTTGGGTAAAGAGAACGGCATAGAGCATGATTATGAAAGTCTTCATGATGCTATAAACGATCTTGACTTGAATTTAAAAGTATGGAACAAATTAAAGTGGCAGATAGAGGTATAAAATGGCTTCACTAGATAATGTTTATGATATGATACAGAAGCTAGAAGATTATGGTATAGAGTATCTTCTTATAACTATAGAAAAGGGTAAGAAGAAAGGCAAGGCTGATGTATTTTATAGCTTAAAAGATAGAGCTTCTATGAAAATCTTAGCAAGAGGGTTACATGTTTTTAACGAAGAGATAGATAAAATTGAAAAAGAGCAACAAGAAGATGAAAACGAAGACTAATAATTATTCTGATACCAAAGAGTTTTCTGATAGCTTTGAAACAATAGAACTAGATATTCATGGAGTTAGATTACCTGAGTTTGAAATTGATTTAGCCTCTAAAAGGCATTTAGGAATAAGTGAAGATTCATCAAATTATGAATTTTTAAGAGGTTTAGCATTAAATGGATTTAAAACTTTAAATATAAATAAAACCGATAAGGATTATAAGAAATATGTTGATAGAGCAAAGCATGAATTAGATACGCTAAAAGAACTAGGGTTCATTGATTACATATTATTAGTATGGGACGTTATCCATTTCTGTAAAACTAGTGATATTCCAGTAGGTTTAGGTAGAGGTTCAGCTGCTGGATCTTTGATATTATACTTGGTGGGAGTTACTAGAATTGATCCAGTCAAATATGACCTCTATTTCGAAAGATTTATATCCAAGATTCGTGCTAAAAAGCAGGTTATTGATGGGGTAACGTATCTAGATGGTAGTTTGATGTGTGACGTAGATTTAGATATTTGTTATTATAATCGTCAAAAAGTACTCCAATATCTAGAGAATAAATTCAAAGGTAAGACTAGTAAGATATTAACCTTTAATAGCTTAAGTGGAAAATTACTTATTAAAGAGTGCGGTAAAATCATCGCTGAAAAACCAGAGCAAGAGATGACCATGATATCGTCTTTAATTCCTAAGACCTATGGCCAAGTTAAAGATATTTCAGAAGCCTACAAAGAAGTTGAGCAGTTTAAAGATTGGTGCGATCAAAACAAAGAAGCATATCAAATTGCTCTTAAGTTAAGAGATTTAATTAAGAATAAAGGAGTTCATCCTTCTGGCGTATTACTTTCTTATTATGATCTAGAAACTATATGTCCAACAGAATTTTCTTCAGATAAAGAAGTAGTATCTAGTTTTGATATGAACTGGGCAAGCGTTTTTAATATAAAATTAGATATCCTTGGTCTAAGAAGCGTTTCTGTAGTCGATAATGTCTGTAAGAGTATTAATATAAAAATAGAAGATATTGATTTAAATCATGAATCTATTTATAGAAATTTGCAAGAATTGAAATCCCCACATGGTTTATTCCAAATTGAAGCAGAAACTAATTTTAGAGTATGCCAAAAAGTTAAGCCAAAGAATCTAGAAGAGCTTAGTGGTGTGCTTGCTTTAGCTAGACCTGGCGCACTTCAATTCGTAGATAAATATGCTGCTCATACAAATTATCAACAATCAGAAAGTATTCATCCGTTCTTTGATGAAATTTTAAAAGAAACTGGCGGAGTTGCTTTATATCAAGAGCAATTAATGAAAATGGCTCATAAGATTGGCTTTACTTTAGATGAAGCAGAAATCTTAAGAAGAATCGTAGGCAAAAAGAAAACTGAAGAGATCAAAGCTTGGCAACAAAAGATCGAACAAAAATGCAAAGAAAATAAAATTCCAAAAGAAGTCAGCGAAATTCTATGGAAGATTCTTGAAGATTCTGCGAACTACTCTTTTAATAAATCACATTCTATAGCTTACGCAGGATTAGCAGCGATTACAATTTATCTTAAATTTAATTATCCTCAACAATTCTTTTTATCATTATTGAAAATGAGTAGGAATGAGCCAGACCCAATTGGAGAGATATCTAAGATTCAAAAAGAAATGCATAATTTCGGAATCAAACTTCTTCCACCACATATTATCAAATCAGAAATGGATTTCTCAATCGAAGATAAGGATATTAGGTTTGGTTTATTATCAATCAAGGGAATTAGTGACAAATCAATAGAAAAATTAAATAGCTTCAGAAATAAATACTCTAATAAATTTGAAATATTTGAAGCTGCGGAAGAAGCTGGTTTAAATATTGGAGCATTATCTGCATTAATTCAAGCTGGAGCACTTAGCGGTTTTAATCAATCAAGAAGCAAAATAGTACTAGAAGTTCAGCTATGGAACATGTTAACCTCTAAGGAGAAAAAGTATGCCATATCATTTGCAGATAAACTCGACTATGATCTAATTAAAATCATTAAACATCTTAATAAATTCACAGATGAGAAAAATAAAGTAGTTATTAAAGATAATAGACTGGACACTATTAAAGAAAAATATGCGCCATATTTAAGTATATATGAACAAAACAATAAAAGCGAAAGCTTCGCTAATTGGTATTACGAAAAGAAACTTCTAGGATATACTTATAATAAAAATCTAAAAGATATCTTTGCTGAAAAAAGAGAAAACCTTAAATATATATCTGATGTATTAGATGAACCAGTAAACTCTAAAGTAGCTTTAGTTGGTCAGATAGACGAAGTATTCTCTGGTATATCTAAAAATGCAAAAAAGACAAGATATGTCAGGTTAAAGATATCAGATGAAACAAGCACGATTAGCGTATTAATATTCAATGATAACATTGAAACAAATAAGCTACTGAACGATAGGAATTTTGAAGAAGGAAATATTGTTATAGTCAAAGGCTCCAAAAGAGATGATTGTATATTTGGCGATTTAATAGCTATCCAAGATCATGAGATTTATATGAAATTAAATGATTTAAAAAAGATAGATAAAAATAGTTGACTTTTAAGTATATTCTAGTTATCATTATCTAATATGATATCATTTTACAAACCAAATAGTAAAAACACAGGCACAGCTTGTAGTTTTAGCGTAAATTCAAAAGAAGGCTCGATTTGGAGCTCTTTGATTAAACAAAGCTCATGGAATGAAGGAACAAAAACTGGTTCATTTTCCGCAAACAAAGATAACCCACAAAAGAGTGCTAAAATTAAGTTCTCAATAACAGAAGCGGCGGGTTTGTTGGAAACCTTAGATAAAAATGTAGAATTTTCTGCATACCATTCTTCTGATAAACAGATAACAAAAATTAAACTTTCTCCTTATATCAAGGACGATAAACAGGTAGGATTTTCCTATAGCGTTAATAAAGAAAGCAAAGAAAACATAGAGAATAAGCAGTCGTTTCTCCTTGGTTTTTATTTTAGTGAAGCTAGGCTCTTAAGAGAGTTTTTATCTCATTCCTTACAGTCTGTATTTAGGACTCAAGAGGTGGAAGCAATTAAAAAATTTAAAAATTCAAAACCTAATCAAGAACCAACTAAAAATCTCCCAGAAGAAGACAGTGAGCTTTGGTAATTGTGAGCAAAAAGAAAGTCTTATTACAAACTGACTTTTCTCTAGCCAAAACTGGTTTCGGCAGAAATGCTAGGGCGCTTTTACAAAGTCTTTACGAATCTAATAAATATGAAGTAGTTCATTACTGCTGTGGCATTCCAGTTGGTCATCCAGAGTTGTCAAAGACTCCTTGGAAATCAGTCGGAGCCTTACCAAGCAATCCACAAGAAGCAGAGCAAATAAATAAAGATCCAAATTTAGCGAGAGCAGCGAGTTATGGAGCATATCTACTTGATCAAACTATAGAGAACGAAAAGCCAGATGTTTATATAGCTATACAAGACATTTGGGGAGTAGATTTTGCTATAGATAAGTATTGGTTTAATAAAATTAACTCTATTATCTGGACTACCTTAGACTCTTTGCCAATCTTAGATTCTGCAATTAAATGTGCACCAAAAGTTAAAAATTATTGGATATGGAGCGATTTTGCTACGAAAGCACTACATAAGCTTGGACATAAACACGTTAAAACAGTTCATGGATGTTTAGAAGATAAAAATTTCCATAGATTATCTGATTTTGACCGTAATCAACTTAGGAAAAAATATAATATTCCACAAGACGCTTTTATTATAGGGTTTGTATTCAGAAATCAATTAAGAAAAAGCGTACCTAATCTTTTGCAAGGATACGCGCTTTGGAAAAAGAATAACCCAAATGTAAAAAATACATTTCTTCTTCTGCATACCCACTGGTCAGAAGGTTGGAATATTTATAAATTAGCAGATGAATTTGGAGTTGATAAAAAAGAAATTCTTACAACGTATATTTGCAAGAACTGTGGCGAATATGAAATTAAAAATTTTAATGGACAAGACATAGATTGTAGATTCTGTGGCTCAAGCAAATCCCAAATTACAACAAATGTAGGATTAGGAATAACAGAAAAAGAATTAAATGAAGTCTATAATTTTATGGACGTATATTGTCATCCATTTACTAGTGGTGGTCAAGAGATACCGATTCAAGAAGCTAAACTCACAGAGCTTGTTACATTAGTTACGAATTACTCTTGTGGAGAGGAAATGTGCGTTAAAGAAGCGGCATCTCTCCCATTAGAATGGTCAGAATATAGAGAGCATGGAACAGAATTTATTAAAGCTTCAACCTCTCCAGAGTCAATAGCTACGCAATTAAATGCTGTATATAAAATGTCAACGGCACAAAAAAAGGAATTAGGTAAAAGAGCGAGAGAATGGACTTTAGAAAACTTTAGTGTCTCAAAAATTTCTCAAAAAATTCAAGATTTTATTGATAATTCTGATTTAGTAGATTGGAATAAAATTTCAAATAAAAACAAAGTTGTCAAAGACGCACTCGCTGAAATTCCACAAATTGAAAATAATTCCGATTGGATTTCGTACTTATATCACAATATCTTAAAGATGGAAAAAGTTGATGAAAAAGACGAAGGCCATAAATATTGGATGGATCAAATATCTAAAGGCGCGAAAAGAGAAGATATAGAAAAATATTTCAGACAAGTAGCAGCTCAAGAAAACCAAAAGAATAAAGACTTTAATTTTGAAGATGCTCTAGACAAAAATGATCAAGGCAAAAGAATACTTTATGTAATGCCAGAAAGCATTGGAGATATTTATATGTCTACAGCTTTATTTAAAAATATTAAAAAGCAATACCCAGACTATAATTTATATGTGGCAGTAAAACCAGAGTATTTTGAGATCCTAGAGGCAGACCCACATATACATAAATTAATTCAATACTTACCTCAAATGGATCAAATTTTATGGTTAGAAGGACAAGGAGATCATAAAGGATATTTTGAATTGGCATTTTTACCACATGCAGGAACTCAAAGATTTTTAGATTATCTACATAATGGTAAAACCAACATACAATTTGATATAAAGGAGAACTCTTATGCATCTACTTGAAAGATACGCAACATCCTGTGGGGTTAAAATAGATCGACCATATATTTATGATAAATTTTTTCCGCTACCTTTTGATAAATATATAACTTTTCAACCATATAGTAAATATGAAGCAAAAAATTATGATTACTGGGGAGAAGTCTTAATACTATTAACACCATTTTTGGAAAAACATAACATCCGTGTAGTTCAAATTGGTGGAGAAAAAGACAAACAAGTTCAAGGATGCCATGTTCTTTGTGGGCAAACAAAAATACAACAAGCGGCATACATCATTAAAAATAGCTTATTGCATTTAGGAACTGATAGTTTCGCGGCTCATATTGCCTCTGGATTTAATAAAAAAATAGTAGCAATATATTCTAACAATAATATAGAAAACGTTAAACCTTATTGGTCTGATCAAAAAGATTTAACTCTAATAAGGGCAGAGTCCAATAAAAAACCATCTTATTCTGCAAATGAATTTCCTAAACAGATAAATGATATCAAGCCAGAGCTAATCGCTCAGTCAGTACTAGATGCTTTAGATATTAAAGAAATTATCAATATTAAAACTTTATTTATAGGCAAAAATTTTCAAAATAAAACTTTTGAACTTATTCCTGATATTAGTTTAAACATACAAGCTATACCAATTAAAAATCCTATTGTAAGAATGGACTATGTTTTTAATGAAGCTTTCCTAGAAAACGTTTTAAAATTAAAAGAAAATGTTATCATTTTTACTAATAAAAAAATCAATAGCAATTTGATAAGTAAATATAAACAAAAGATTTCTCAAATCATTTACATAATAGATGAAGATAATGATCCAAGTTTTGCTTTAGTTTTGAAAAAGAATCTTATTAATTATGTATTACTCAGCTTTTTACCGCAAAACATACTTCAAAAATATAAATTGAATTACATGGATTACAATCTAATCGTAAGCAAAGACCTTCCAACGAAATTAGAAAATATAAGTTTGTCTGAAAATACAAGATATAGATCATCAAAAATTCTTTTGTCTTCTGAAGGCGAATTTTCTTCTAAATATGAATGGCAGAATAAAACGAAAGATATGGTAATTGATGATCCAGAATTCTGGAAAGAGGTTGATAATTTTCATATTTTTCAATTGACTTAAAGTATAATACATAGTATCATTCTTAAATGAGCCCAAAGATAAAACTAGAAGAAAATACTACCTCAATAGGCAGTTCGGAATTATTTAAAAATGTATCAATTATTAACCCCATTGAGGAGCTAAAAGCTAAGGTGGTTCCACCAAATTTAATAACTAGAAACCAATACGGGCTGGTAGAAGATAGTAACCTCAATTACATCTTCAATGAAGATGGAACAATAAATTGGCGAAAAATGGTTAAAGTTGAGCATCTTGTACCTAATCGTCAAAAGACTCAAGAAACAGACGTATCAAAACTTCAAGACAGAGATTTGCTTATCCTATTAGGAGGTATCAAAGAATTAGCTCAAATCCGAGGCTATACTAGCGTTGAATATAAAGTCGTTGCTGCTTCTGAAACTTATTTCGCAACAAGCTGTAGAATTACATGGCTTCCAAATTATGAAACGGGTGGAAAAGAAGTTATTTTCGAATCATTAGCAGATGCTAGCACAAATAATACAAAAAGCTTTGCAAGATTTTTCCTCGCAGCAATAGCCGAGAATAGGGCTTTTGTTCGTTGTGTGCGTAACTTCTTGAAGATTAATATTGTTTCTCAAGAAGAATTAGGAGACGCAAAACTAATTGATGAATCCCCAAGCGTAGAAAACCCTACTTCTCCTCAGAATCTTTTAGAAAAAACAATGAAAGACAAAAATATTTCATTTGAAATCCTAAAGAAAAAATTGATAAAAGAAAACTTTGAAGGCGCAGATAGTTTAACTTGCATACAAGATATAGCAAAGGTTAAGATTTTTGAATTAATTGAAAGACTGAAAAAAGTCGAAAAATAAATTAATATAAAGTAAAATAATTTAAATTGAGTTGGCCTTCGCTTGTAGATGAGAAAGAAGCAGATTCTTCTTTCTTAGTCAAATTATTAAAAGAGAATTGCTGGGCAGATGTCAAATCTGAATATTTTTTAAATTTTAAAGTCAAATTATCTAATTTTGGAGCATTATATATATTTGAAATACCGCTAAAATTATATTCATTTAAATTAGCGTTTATATTGAAACTAATTTTTAATGGTAAATTAGGCATAAAATTATCTGGTATATATTTACCTATTGTATAATTTGGATTTTTTGTACAGTCTATATTTAAGTTGAAACTATTTATAAGAGGCTTATCAACGACCTGGCTATCAAAATAAATATCAACGTAGTTATAATCATAAGGATCAATATCAAAACCTGTTATACTTAAAATCTCTAATCCTGTTTGGGAAAAAACTTCAGCAAATACTTTAATATTAGCTTTTGCATTTATTAACGAGTCTAATTGATAGTTTAAACTGTAATTATTTAATAATCCAGTATTAAAAATAAAATATTTATCATTATAATTGAATTTTCCACTAAAAGGTGCATTACCAGTGAAATTTAATAAAATATCATTTGCTTCTGGTATGTACTCAATATCTAGATCGGCCTCAATAAATTTAGAATTAATAAAATTAAGATCTTGATTATTAATGGTTAAAGAGGTTTCTACCTCTGTAGGATATCTTAAATTTAAAGATTGAATACCTTTTATTTGAGTAGTATTTAAAACAAACTTTTGATTTTCTTTAGAAGAATAATAGGCCATTTCATATAATTACACGGTTTTTTAAGTGTAAATTACATGAGGTAAAAGGTATATGGCTAGTATTTACGATACAGTTTCAAGCTGGGGCTCGGGGCCTACTTATAATAAGTATGATATAGTGAAGGGTAGTGACAATAAATACTATTATTCGATTATAGATTTAAATAACAATCAAAACCCAACTACAGTAGGAAATCTTCAAGTTGAATGGGATGGATATAAATCAATCAATTCTGTTCTTGTGCCTAACTTTTTTTGGCAACCGTCTTATTCTTCTTCTATTAAACAAGAGCCTAGAGTCAAAAGAATTAAATTTGGTAATGGATACGAGCAAAGAATTTCTGATTCTATTAATTATAATTTAGTAACTTTTGATGTTCAATTCCAACTTAGAACCGAAAAAGAAACTGTAAGTATTTTGCATTTCTTAAATGAAAGAGATACGAAAGAAGCGTTCACTTATAATATGCCTACGGTTTTATCTAAATCAGTATTTTCTACTAGATTTATTTGTCCTAATTGGAGTTTTGATTATGTTTCATACAATAACTATTCAATAAAATGTTCATTTGAAGAGGTATCAGCTTAATGCCTACTAAATCAGAAGTATACTCTCAGATAACTGGCAGTTACTATTCTATAAACTCAGAAATTAGTAGTCTAGAGCCATCTTCTCTTATTAATTTGTATGAGGTAGATTTAAATTCTGTTTATCCTGTTACGTCTTCAATAACTCAAGATGGTCAACCTCTTAAGAATGGAATATTAAGAATATACAATGACTATAATCTATTTAATCTAATTAGCGATGCTAACGGAAGAGTTTTATGGAAAAATGAATATTACTATCCATTTCCAATATCTGCAGAAGGTTTTGATTTAACAACTTTAGGCACTAGACCTACGCCTAAAATTTACTTATCTAATAACAATCCAGATAAGTCATCAAATTCTTTTTATAAATACTTAAGAATGCAAATACAAGATTTAGGTGATTTGGCTGGATGTAAATTTACAAGAATTAAAACATTTTTAAAATATTTAAATGGAAATAATTTTGCAGGAGCATCTAACCCCTATACAAATGACGTTTCAATATACGAAGTCGAACTGCCAAAAGATATTTACTATATAGATCGAAAAAGCTCAGAAAATCCCATGGTAATAGAATTCTCTTTAGTTTCCGCATTAGATGTAGAAAATTTAAGTTTACCTAATAGAACAATTTTAGCCAAGAGATGTCCCTATTCATACAGAGGAGAAGGTTGTTTATATGAGTATAATAAAAGAACTACTAATATCCATAGTGGAGTTTATGGACAAGTAATTAATTCTCCGATTCAAATAACTTTACCGCTTGAGGCTCCACCTGTTTCTACAGAAAATGATGAAATGTTTTTAGGAGAAATTTTTACAGGAAATTCTGCAGCACAACAAAGATTTAGTGGAATTTCATATTTTGCGACTGGTACAACTAATAACTATTCAGAATGGAGTTTTAGTAATTATACACTTGGAGGCGCAGGTACAGCAGCTGCAGCAGCAGCTATACTTAATGATAATACTCACGCTACAGTCGGAGCAACATCTCAATCAAATACGATTCCTATAGTCACCCTATCATTACAAAGACCAGCAGAAATAACAAGAGTTAAAATTAGTTCAAACGGAGTATTTAGACATAAATATGCATTCGAATATTCTCAAGATAATTCAAATTGGTATGCTGTTCCAGATATTAGTGGATTAGATTCAAACTGGAATCTATCTGGAGTAGCCGCAGGAACATATGCCATGGATTTTCCTTCTAAAGGATTTAATAAATACTGGAGATTAAAAGGCACGACTCAGACGACTACTAACACTACAGCTCTCACAGAATTGAATTTTAGTGGGCAATATAGAATTGGCGACAGCGGAGCTTGGGCTACAGGTTACTCTTATCAAGCTGGGAGTTATACATTTTTTCAAAATAATGGAGTTAAATATTATTATGTATGCATACAAGATAACACTGGAAGTATTCAAACATCTTTATACAATCCAAATTACTGGAGATCAGATTCTTGTAGCAAAAGCATAACTGCTTGTAGGAATAGATGGTTTAAAAATCCAGCGCTAAGACCTGTTATATGGCCAATTCCCAGGAATGGATGGACTTGGGATAGAGCAGTATATCATTACGATGTTTTTTGGGGAGAATATGGGGCGACCGTAAAAAGAGGAAAACCAACTACTTCATTTACTGGTTTAAAAAATGAAATATCTATATTTAATCAATCTGGATACCATAGAGATGCATATGGACCATCGTACAGAATAGGTAAAATTGCAATTGATCCAGATACTCTTCGCAATATACCTTATTTTCCAGAAGCTGCAGCGAATAGATTAGATTGCTGGCCAAGAAGACCAGACGCATTAGATCCATTAGCTTCTTTTGCTTGTGGAATTCCAAAAGATTCAAGCGGAAATTATTTAAATGGATTTTTACCATTTGGAGGTTTTCCAGGAACAAATCCAAAGGCTTAAAATGATAACAAATAAAATTAAAAAAATTATTAAGCAGGAATCATTATCTGCATATCCAAATGAATGCTGTGGGTTTGTAGTAGAAAAAGATAATGAAATCCTAGTCGTTCCTTGTGAAAATATTGCAAAAAATAAATCTAACGATTTTATGATTTCAGCAAAAAATTTTTTAGATATTAAAGAGAAATATAATATCTTATGGTTGTATCATAATCATACTAACGTAGAAGACTTTAGCCTATTAGACAAAAAAACAGCAGATAATCTATCTATAAATTTGCTTTTATATATTAATGAATTAGATGAATTTAAAGTTTTTTATCATAAAGATTTTAAAAGTCTTAATTACCTATTTGAACCCCATGATGATTATAAAAATAATTGTTTTAATTTAGTAAAAAATTACTTTAAAAATGAATTAAATTTAAATTTGGAAATTGATAATGATTTAATTAATAATAAAAATCTTGAGGATCTAAACGTAGAAGAGATAACTTTCAATAATTACGAAGCGAATAATTTATTTATTTTAAGTAATAAAACCTCTATTAAAAAGAATGATATTATTTTATTAAAAAATAAAATTAGTGAACATTTGGCTGTATATCTAGGTAGTAATAAAATACTTCATCAGCCCATTCATAAAGTATCAATTATTGAAGACTATACGGAGAGATATAAAAAAGAAACAAAAGCTGTATTTAGGAGTAATCTATTATATGACAATTGTTAAATTACATGGCAAGCTAGCGGAAGAATTTGGTGAAAACTGGAAGTTAGAAGTCAAGAGCGTATCTGAAATTTTAAGAGCAATTGAAGCTAATACAGGTAAATTTAGAAAATTTATATTAGAAAATCAATATGAATTTAATTATGAAGTTATGATAAATCATAAGTCTATGTCGTATAATGATGGACCAATAACCTTAGAAAATTACGCGCAAAGCGATTTATATGTCGAATTTGGCGATGAATTAAAAACTGTTGACATTATACCTATTATCGTAGGTTCAAAACAAGCTATAACTTGGATTGGAGCTGGAGCAATGTTTGTTGGTGCGTTTATATTTCCTCCAGCAGCTCCATTTTTAATTGCTGGAGGTTTAGCTCTTGCAGCAGCTGGAGTTACTATGATGTTATCTAAGCCACCGCCTTTGATACCTTATCAAGATCAACAGGCCACAGTAAATAAACAAAGCGCGATTGGTGGTGGTGGAGGTGGAGTAATTTCTTATTTATTTAATGGCCCAACTAATACAGTTGGCGAAGGCGGACCAGTTCAAGTAGGATATGGAGAACTTTTAATTGGTTCTCATAACATCTCAACAAATTACGATATTATATATTCTGCTAATTATAGAGATATAGAAACTGGAAATTTACTTGAAACAAGCAAAGGATTTCAATATTTATTCAACGAGCATGCAATGTTAATTAACCAAAGCTCTGTGACAAGCAATTTCTAATATGGCAAATCCAAATAAAATCGTAGAAGGTTTAGAATTTTTAGAATACTCCTCAAATATGAGTTGCAGTTGGGGTGGTTTAAAATTCCCAGAAAGTACAGCTGCAGATTACATGGGTGGGAGTCATGCTTTATTTTTTAGTGGAAAAGACTACGATGGAAGAGATTTAGATACATATAATTTTGGTGGAGGAGGTTTTGGTCCAAGAGGAGTAAGCGGTGCTTACGAGGCTGTAAGTCCAATTTTTGGACTAAACCCCAACTCTTTTCCTGGAGATGCTCCAGCAAATCATATTTATACTAATTATGATGGTATGAGTTATGTAAGTGGCGCATGGGACGCTTCAACTCCTGGTGGAGGAGCAGAAAACGCTTGGGAAAGTGGATTTCAAAGAGTTAGAGGCTTTGATTATATTTGTCTTGGGCATGATAGAAATACTCCAAAATTACATTCAAAATTTGGAATGGGTCTAGACTTCGCTTCTTTAAATCCATATGTAGCTAGCGCAGGAGGAGCGAGCAGAACTGACGTAGGAATCACTTCGATTACAACAATAAGTACATTAGATATAATTGGAGAAGGACCAATTGAAGGTCTAGTTACTGGTACATATATATATAATTTAAGTGGAAAGAGGGCGGGAGATATAGGTTATAATAGTGTTAAAGTTCAATCATATTTTACAGGAGATAATGATTTAGCAACGAATCCTATGGTAGGTACGAATAATCCAGAAGCAAGATCTATTTTTTGGAATCAAACGCCATTAGCTAATGAAAGGGGTTATCTTAACTTTCAATATATTAATTATAGATTCAATAATGGAGAGCCAAGTATTCACACAGTTTCAAACCCTAAAGTATTACTGTACGAAGATAGGTTTCATTACGACGGATATCAAGTAGATAAGTTTAAATATCCTATACCAGTTCAAGTTTCTAAACAAATTAATGAAAAATTAAGAGGGGCAAGTGCATATGATGGAGCTAGTTCTGGCGTATATTTTCCAAATAGATATTATATATATAATACAGATGTAGAAGCTTTAAGAATTAATTTCAAAGTTGAAGCTTTGTATTGGCAACCAATTACTGGATCAAATGCATCAGAAACTTCTCCACGCACGGTAATGATTCAAATGTATTTATATAGATTATTTAAAGATGGCACAACTGCTTTCGCTTCAATGGAGAAACTTTCTAATACTGATCCATATTTATTTTCTTCAGATGCATTTCGTATACAAGGCAAAATAAATAATCCAACAATTTTGCATTATACATGGTATATCAGATCTCATGCAGATAACGGATTCTTTTTCGAAATCCTACCAAATCAAATTGGGTGGATGATTAGAATTGATAAAGCTGCATACGAAGATTATAGTACATATGTTAAAAATACAACAGTAATAGAGAGCATCACAGAAGTTTACCACGATAGATTTACTTTTCCAAACACAGCATGCGTATGGACAAAATATGACGCAAGATATTTTTCGGATGTTCCAGAAAGAAGTTATAGAGCAAAGCTATTAAAAGTCAAGGTGCCAAATAATTATGACCCTATAGCAAAAAATTATAATGGGAATTGGGATGGAAGGTTTAAATTAGCATGGACAGATAATCCAGCGTGGTGTTATTATGATCTAATCACTAGCAATAGATATGGACTTGGAAAGTATCTAGACTCTTCATTAGTAGATAAATGGACATTATATGAAATTTCTAAATATTGCGACACACTTGTTCCAGACGGAAATGGAGGCTTAGAGCCAAGATTTACATGTAATGTTCTTTTAACCTCTAAAGAAGAAGCTTATAAAGTTCTTGATGATATGGCATCAATTTTCAATGGACTAACTTATTACTCTGCTGGGCAAATATTCTTGACCCAAGATTCACCTAAAGATCCAATTTATCTATTCAATAATTCGAATGTTATAAATGGAGATTTTACTTATTCAGATAGTTCAAAAAGATTAAGAAGATCTGTAGCGTTAATAAGATATAACGATTCAACAAATAATTTCAAACCAGCAATTGAATATGTTGAAGATAGACAAAGTTTACAAAAATATGGAATCAGAGAAGCAGAAGTTACTGCATTTGGATGCACAAGACCAAATCAAGCAAGAAGATTAGGTAAATGGTTTTTGAAAAGCGAAAATTTAGAAACAGAAACAGTAGAATTTAAAGCTGGCCTAGAAGGGCATTTTTTAAAACCAGGAGACGTAATTAATGTTTTTGATCAAAATAGAAAAAATAATATTTACGCTGGTCGCACTTTAAGTTTAACAACTGGTAGAGCTACGCTGGATTTATCTTCTGATTATTTAAATATTTTAACTGGTCAACAAGCGGGTAATAGAATTAAATTATCATTCTTAACTCCATCTTATACTTTAGAAAGAGGCACAGATATAGGAAATTTATATATCACTGGTTTTGACGCTAATTCTTCTGGAATATCTGGCTTAAATTCTACATTTTTTAGAAATTCTCAAATTCAAACGGTAACTATACAAAATCCAAATAACTATTTTTCTGGAAATAAAAATAGCAATGGATATTCAGGATTTATTGATGTTATTCTACCTACCGCATTAAATACTAGTGGTCAATATTTACCTCAAAATACTCCATGGACAATAGAAGTAACTGGATATAATTCGATTATAAATGCAAAATCTCAAATTAATAATCCAAGCAGTCTGGTATATCCAGGATATTACTTGGAAGCAACACTAGATAAACCAAAGCCATATAGAATTGTAAATATTCAAGAAATTGAAAATAAAATATTTTCAGTAACAGCCTTAGAATATGTATTAGATAAATATAACGATATTGAAACTGGGTCAGCATTAGCTTCTGTTAATAATAAAAGAGATATTCCATCTACTCCATTTTTAGAAGCTAATATAATATATAGAAATTCTAAGGGAGGGTATGCAGATTCGTCTAATAACATCTTTACGACTTACCAAACAAATGGTATTAATTCTATAAGTTACTTTATAACAGGTGGACCAAACTCTGGATTAGTTTCTAGATATTTAATATATAAGAGTAGCGGAGCTTTTATAAATGATCCGCCATCTCAATCTCAACTTTTAGCAATTAAAACTAACGATAGTTTAAATAGATCTGGTGTTGCATACAGTGCATTTGGTGGAGTTGGAACACTAACAACTGGAGCAGTTGATTTACCAGATTTCTTTACTCCTTTAGGAAAAGGAACTTTCTATTTGAGATGTTATGCTGAAAACGCCCTTGGAGAAACAGCTCCATATGCAGAAAAACTTATAACATTAACGCAGCAAGCTACATTAGCCCAGGAACAATTAGAGGATTATAACGTACAATGAACACTTTAGATCAAATTTCCTCCGCAGAAAATATAAAATTAACTTGGACTAATTCAATTAAAATTTCTCAATTTTTAAAACTAGAAGATGATGTAGATTATGATTCGCTTATTAAGCCTTACACTATACAAATTTTAAATGAAAATGAAGAAATTCTTAGAGAATATAATAATTTTAAAGATGGAAGAAAAAACACTTCTCTGATTCATATAGCAATTCAAAAACCTGCAATTTTAAGAAGAGCTTATATGTTTGCTAATACAAGAAAACAATATAATAAGGTATTAAATACGATGACTTATTCTTTTGAATTTCCTTTTGAAGAGAATATTAAAAGTTATATTGAAAAAAATAATAAATTAGGATATTATAAAAATTTAAAAATTAAAGTCATATCTGAAGATAATGATGACTCAAATGACGTATTAATAAATGTTACTTATAGAGATGTTAACGTAAACGATATAAATGATATTTTTATTAAAATTTTTAGAAATATAGAAAATACAGGAATCAAATTAAAATTCAATAAAGAAAAATTTCTTAATAGTAATATTGAAAGTATACTAATCCAACCTTTAGACGACAATTCAAAAGAAAAATTTAAATGCATATTCATTGATCAAATAAAAGAAAAATGGCTATCCATAATAGAAAATGAGTCTTCTATTAGTATTCCATTCCCAAATAATTATATCATAAAAAATGATTCTCAATTTGATATAAAAGTATACTATTTTAACAAAGCTCAAACGAACATGTTGAATTCATTTAAAAATTTTAACAACAACGAAGAGATAATATTGGATATCGCTTTAGAAAACTTTAACCAGCAAATGTTTGATGTGATCGATGTACCCAGCGAAGAAGAAGAATATAAAGTTTATTATCAAAATTTTATATATTTATTTAATAGTGAAAGTTACAATAATATAGCTTGGCCTAATGAGTTTACATCAATTAACGGCATAGAATATAAAAAATATTTTCCATTAGCTAAAGATACTTCAAATAATGAAACATACTTAATTAACAGAGTAATTGTACCAGAGTCTTCTGCCTTAAGCTTAATTCATGACGAAAATTTATCAACAGATTTGATTGGTTATAAATTTAAAGATTTAAACGGAAATATCAATTATAATGATATTTCTTCAGATTTAACATATCAGAAGAATACGAATATTAAAAGCATTGAAATTAAGACTGTAATAGAAGAAAATGGTCAAACCTCTATATATCTTGAAGCGATCACAGACTTTATGGATACTTCTAATTTCAAAATAATAAATGTAAGCAATAATCTATCGTTTATTGAAAGATATTTTACTAGTATTTCTGACCAAAATTATGTTACTCTATTATTTAAATTAAATTATAATTACGCAAATGATACATTTATGGACACGCCTAAAAACCAATTATTATTCAATAAAGAGTTTATCTCTTTTGATTTGGATGTTGGATAATTATCTAACCTTCTTGTAAACAGAACTACTTAACATTCCGCCTGGTCTTTGTTGATCTGTAATAACTTTAACAACCTCAGTTTTGATTTTATCTGATAATTCTTTAGCTTGTTTCTCGGACGCTAATCTATTAGATCTTAATTGATTACCTGAGTTTGAATTACCCGCGTCCTCCGATACATTTCCAGATTGGTCAATACTAATAGATATGTTAATATTATTTGAAATTTCCCCAGCGGTTGTAGCTTCGGATTTTTTAGATCCTAAAATTCCAAGATCATTACCATCATCTGGAGAAACCATTCCACCAGATGCAAACTTTTTCATTCTTCCAGAATTTATATTATCAAAGAATTTTTTCCCATAATGGTTGACTGAATCTTTTCTAATAACGTATTCTCCACCCATTAATAAAGCTGGAACATCATCTTTGCCAGTATTTCCGCCTTTAGCAAAACCAATCATTCCTCCATTTGCTCTATTATAGACTGAATATGGACTCGTCCCTCCTCCTCCGATTTGACCCAGCCCAGCTCCATATACTTTAGCTTGATTATACTGAGACATAGTAGGAGGCGGAGCACTTAATCTTCCAGAATTTCCTAAATTCAAGGCAGAGGTTCCGTAAGAAGATGGAGATGCCATTGGAGCAGTAGCTGATAATCTAGAATTAGAAGCAGATGGAAGATTTAATTTTTGATTAGCGGCTTGGGTAGGAGATAGTCTTCCAGAGTTTCCTAAGTTTAAACCTGATGTCCCTGAGTCTCTTGGGCTACTTGGAGAGAATAATCCATTCCCAGCAAGAGCTTGTCCCAATAATCCTCCACCAACTGCCATACCAGCAGAAAGTAATCCTCCCCAAAATATATTGTCTTGTTGTTTTTTATAATTATCTTGAGCCTCTTTGTTCATTTGATCTACTCGAGATCTATTTTCTAAATTATTTCTAATAGTATCTATAGCAGCATCTCTATTATTATAATATATGCCAATTCCTTCAGCAAGATAATCAATCAAACGACTTTTTTTATCTTGAATTATTTTATTTTGAGGATTGTTTGGATCTTCCCTAGCGAGATCTGATAATCTTGGATCTAAAATATTTGTACCGCTACTTGCAAAGTCTGAATCATAATTATAAACATTTCCTAATTCAAATCTTGCTCCTCCCCCAAATGCACTTGATAAATCTTCTGTTAATGAATTTCTATCAGAAAAAGATATATCATTTCCAGCAAGCATATCATTAATTGTATTTTGAAAAGCTTTAGCCATTTCTTTAGTAATGATTCTACCTTGTGCTTCTTTTCCTGCAATTATTAACGGATCTACTTTAGCGTTTGTGAGCATGTTCTGTATGCTTGATTCTGGAGGATTATAATTCGCATATCCTCCGCCAGCCATTTGAACAACTCCACCTTCATTTAATTTTTGTAAGAATCTATCTCCATATTTATTTACAGAAGATTTTTTAATAACATATTCTCCCTTTCCTAATGCAGCTGGAACATCGTCTTTTGTTCCAGATCCGCCCATTACTTTTCCTCCATTAGAAAATCTTTGTATTCCACTAGACGTAACCATTCCACCATTAGCTCCGCCAAGTGGATTTTTAAATGCAGAAGGTATTCCGCCAATGCTACTAAATAAAGAATTAAATATAGAATTCGTCGCCATTTGTAAAGCTAATTGTTGAATTTTATTAGCTATATTTAAAGCCATAGTTCTAAATGCATCATCCACGGTCTTAGTTCCATCAATTACAGATTGAAAAGCGTTATTAAATTCAGATTTCATTGTTCGAGCTGTATCAACAAAAGTTGAATTAACGTCTCTAGCCATGTCTTGAGTACCATAAGTCATTTCTTCTGAAAAAGCAGCAAATGGATCACTTGGTTTAAATTTTTTCTCTCTAATTCTTGCAGTTCTTTCTGCTTCTCCAGCAGATTGAAGTTCATCCGCAAATACACTACCTTCTTTTGCGCCAGCTATTGCGGCTAATTTGTTTGCTAATAATGGAGCTACTCTATTTAAAGCTTCAAGATTGCCTTTGTATTCTTCTTCTAATTTCCTTAATTGCTCTGCTAAGGCTGACTTTGCATCTTCTCTTGCGGAGGCTGTATAGACGCTTTGATTTAATCTATCGAAACCATTTTGCAATAACGCAGAAGAATTTTGAATTTCTTGATTTTTATTTTTATAATCTGAGATATCTCTTGTTGTAACGCTACCCTCATTAATTTTTGAAATCATTCTTTCTTGTTGAAGAATTGCTTGATCAATTAATTTCCTCTTTGTCTCTGGATCAAAAATCCCTTCATTAATAGCGTTTATTGTTTGGGCTCCAGTATTTTTAACTATCTCTTGAAAATCAATTTTATTTGTTTTGCCCATTTGTCTTAAATCTAAACCTTGGAAAGCCCCTGCACCCATATCAGCTTGAGCCTTTGATAAAGCTATTGAATTTAAATCTTTTCTAGAAGTCCTTCCTTCTGCCGCTTGAGCTACCCCTAATAATCCAAGTTTTGCAGCTTCAGCAGCTTTTGCTAATCCAGCTGTGTCATCTCCATATTGTTTTCTTAAGCCTATTTCTATTTCCCTATATCTATTAAGAGTCTCTTCTCTCAAAGATGCGCTTGAAATATTTTTGGCAAGATCACCCAGATTTGTACTAGAAATTGAAGAAGATAAGGCTGTTCTTTCTGCTGCAGCACTTATTTTAGCTAGTGCAATTTCGTAAGGAACACCAGCGTTAGTCATTGCTTCTAATTCTTTAACAAATTCTTCTTGGAATTTTTTTGCTTCGTTTTTTCGTTTTTCTTCATCAACAGTGCCACTGGCTATTTTACCCAAAGTTTCTTGAACTGTTTTCCCTAAGATTGAATTTATTTGAGTATCTTTAAATGAAGTATCCTTAAACAAATCTTGAAAATTACCATTTTTTAAATTACTTAAAGCGGCTTGTCTTTTTTCAGAAGCAAGTGTATCTCCAGCACCATTTCCAGGAGTAAATAATTGATTTAAATTCTGAGATAATTGAGAAAAATTAAATAATTTATCTCTTATATTTTGTAATGTTTGAGCAACTAGCTCTCCTTGTGATCCAAGGTTTTTAAATTCTTCTATAATCTTTTGTATTTTATCTTTTGGATCTCCATCTCCCTCTAAAATCATTTTAAATGTATCTTTAATATCTGCGCCATTTTTCTTGGTAACATCTTTAGATTCTACTAATCCATCAACAAAAACATTTAATTCTTCATTAAAATTTTGTAAATTCTTAGCTGCAAGTTCCGAAGCTAATACTTGAGAAGCAATTTGTTTTTTTGTTTCTTCAGATTTTGTGGCAAAATCTCTTCCTACTCCTTTAGGTAAAGCTTTAACTGGATCAAGAAGGCTATTAAGTTCATTGCCTAAAGAAGCTTCAGTGCTAACATATTTTGCTGATCTTTCTAGCTCTTTAACTCTTTTACTTATATCTTCTTGACTAAAAGGAAGAGCTCCAGTTGACATAACACTTTTAGGTCCATTTTCAATTTTTGAAACATTAAATCCAAAATTATCTTGAAAGCCTTTGGAAGAGTCCTCTAAATCTTTTAATCCTTTTGATGTCGTAAATGAAACTAATTCAACGGCATTCGCATATCCAGTTAAAGATTGCATTAATTTTTCATTATTGATTACTAATTCAGCAAATGTGTCGCCAGATCTAGTACGAAGTCTAGAAAATGCAGATATATTTTCATCAAATGTATCTTTTAATTTTCCTTCTTCTTTGAGCCTAACCACAGAGCTTGTAAAATCATCTATACTTTTTGCTGATTCTTTTGCTACCGTTGCTCTTCCTAAAGCTTCTCTAAGCGTTTCTTCATTTCCACTCTCTAATGCATCTTTAATTTGATTTGTTATTTCTGGTCCAGCGCTATTAAATATTTTTGCTAAAGAATTTGCTTGATTTTTTTCAACTCTTTGCAATTCAGCGCCCGTTCCTTTTATTTCTCCGCTTCTTAATCCTTCTGCTTGACCTTTAGAAATTAAAAATCCTTGTACATCTTCACTAAATCTAGCTAAATCATTTCCTGATTTTTCAGCTTGTTTTAAAAATTCATTAGCTCTACTATTTATAATATCAAGAGCTTTTTTAAAACCTATAATACTTCCAACTAAACCTCCAATTACAATTCCAGGAGTACCAAATAAAGCACCTAAACCAGCAAAACTTGCAGCCGTACCAATTCCTTCTGCTGCTCCAGCGGCAACCTTACTCTGAGGATTAAATTGAGCAAATGTTTGAGCAGCGATTGGTGCGCCTATACTCAATCCAATTCCAACGTTTTGTAATCTACCTAAAGCTTGACTTCTTGCATTTTGAGCTCTTTCAAGACCTCCTCTTGCAATCTCACCTCTAGTTCCTCCTGCAGCAGCTCTTGCTTCTAATTCTGTGAGCGCTCTTCTTCCTCTTAATAAACTTGATGATTGAACTACTAATGCTTCAGTTTCAATATTTAATTTTTGATTTAATTGAGAAGCTCTACTTAATTGAGTTTCTACTTTTCCTCCTGCAGCATCAATTAAACGATATTGATTTGTTAATTTAACTAATTCTTTATTTGCATCATCTAAGGATATTTTACCAGTAAAAACACTTCGAATTAATTGTTGAATTGCTACGACTGCTTCTTTTTCTGCGGGTTCAATTATACTGATTGGCATGCCGTTAGGCGCAGAACCAATATTAGTAATTTTTTGTAAAGCGAAATTTGGTATAAATCCAGAACTAAAAGCGCCAGATGTTTTTGCTTGGTCTATATTTTTTTTACTTGCAATTCCCTGCTGTAATCCAAAAGGTTCATCTTGAGTATTATAAACTCCTAATCCAAGTGGATTATTAGAACCTATTAATTTATTACTTCGGTCAACTCTTATTTTAGACTTTGGTACTCCAGCAGATACTTCCCTAGAGACTGCCTCTTGTAGTGCTGAAAAATTAGGTACAAATCCTCCAGCAGCCAATCTTGGTTTTGGTAGTTTTGGATCACTTTTAACAATAGCGTCTCTATAAGCTTTATCAATTATTTCTCGGGCTTGCGTAGTTGTTATTGTCCTCTTTGCGTCTGCACGTAAAACCGCTGGCTTAAATTGAAATTTATCATTAAACGCGGTAGCTGGAGGAGAAGATTCCTCAAAATCAAACGGTTTTTGAGCCGTATTTTGATCAAAAGCTTTTTCTAAACCTCCTCCTTTTTTTGTACCTAAATTTACCGCTGCTTCAAAAATTGATCCTTCGGTGCCTCCTGGGAAAAGATTAATTCCAGGTTTTCTAGTATTAGAAGCAAGTGTAGCTCTAAATTTTGGATCTGGACTTAAAGGCCCAAAAATCTCATCGGCCAGTTTAGCAAGCGGATCAATAAATAATTTATTGATTTCTGTAGAAAAAGTACCTTGATTTTTAATTTTTTGACTATTTTTTAAATCTTCAAGCGTTCTAGCTTGCATTCCTTCGAATCTTACGGATCTTGGGTCTTTTGGATAACCTAATGTTTTAAATGAAGTTTCAGGATTTACAGTACCTCTTATTCCGCCTACCCCAACTATACCTAATTTACTTGCATCATAAACAACAGTTTCTCCTTTTGCTCCTGTGGTTTTTTTAGAAGGATTAATTTTAATAGCATTTATTTCTTTTTGAATTTCTGGTGTTATTGTATAATTTCTTTTTTTAATTAAATCTTCAACATCTATTTTTTCTTTTTGAGCTTCACTAAATAAACTTTGTGCGGATTGTAAACTATTTTTAGCAAAATTAGGTATAAACCCACTACTAGCATATGGATTAAATCCATGAGTGCTTTCAAAACTATTTTCGTAATTTTTTCCAGCTGCACTTGCTTGAGGAGGCATAATTGCTGGTTGTGCCATCCCTGGAAATTTTTTAATTGTTTCTGCTGAATTATAAATTATTCTTCCTGAGCCTGGCATATTCATTTCTTTTACTTGTCCAGGTTTATATCCTCCCGCTAAAGCTCCATAAATTTCTGATAATGCAAAATTAGGTATAAATCCAGAACTTTTTGTTGTTATTTGGCCTTTGCTAACACCTACTCCTTTTCCTAAAAGACCAGTTGTAACAGAATTAGATAATGTTGTGGCTTGAGCTCTTAAAGCATTTTGTTCTTGTAAAATTCTTAATATTTTAGTTTCAACATCTAATACGGTAATTTGCTTGCTATTAATTGCAGCTAAAAGTTCTGGTTCTCTTAATAAAACGTCATTAATTTTAGATTGAAGTTGAGCACGAATTGCTGTTTGATCATTAATTCCCAATAAAGCTTTTACTCCAGAGCCAGCAAATTTAGCCAAATCTAAAGATAATTTTCCTATAACAGCAGTAATTAAAACTATGCCTGGCCCAGATATAAAAGTAGATAATCCCTTAAGTATTCCTCCTCCAAGTTTTGCGCCAACGCCTTCAGAATCTTGATTATTAATAGCTTCTAATAATTTATTAACATTTTTTAATGTGCCTTCTATAGCTGGTTGAAGCGCTCCAGATCCAACTGTTGATCCAATTTGAGTAACATTTTGTAATGTAGCGTTAAATAACGAAGATAAAGTTTGATTTAATGCTTCGTTTCTTTTTATGGCTTCATTTGTTGAGCTAGCAGAAGTTTGTAAAGCTCTATCATATACAGAATATTCTTTTCCTAAATCTCCTAAAGCAGCTTTTAATACGTTTATTTGAAACACGCCACCGACAAGTTCTCCAGTTTGAGATTTTTGAGAATCACTTAATCCGTCAAATGTTGTAGCTAACTCTTTTAATATTGAAATAGCAGGCAAAGTATTTCCTTCTAAATCTCTAACGTTTAATCCCAAAGACTGTAATTGATCTAACACTTCTGTTCTTTGAATTCTTGTAAAAATTGTTTTTAAAGAGTTTCCAATAACTGCTCCACCTCGCGCTGTTGTTTGTTGCACACTAGTTACAATACCAATTAATTCATCAAATCCAACGCCAGCATCTTGAGCAGAACTTCCTACTCGCTGCAACGCGTTAACTAAATCGCCAGAACTTACAGCAAACGCGGCATCAACATTAGCCAATTTATTAACAATACCTGTAGAGTCTAACGCTGTTTTATTAAAACTGTTTATTGTGGCGGTAAGAGCTTCAACTGCACTATTTGCATCTAAACCGCTTAAGCGAGTCAAAATTAAAGCATCGCTTGTTCTTTTTAATGTTTCTTCTACTCCAAGACCTTGACGAGCTAATTCTGTTGCTGCTACTGCAACGGTTTGAAATGATTGTCCTGTATTTTTAGCTATATCAAATAAAGTAGCTCCGAATTTGCTTAATCCTTCTGTGCTTGTATTTAATATAACATTTATATCTGCTAAAGACTTTTGCACATCAATTGAGCTTTTAATTAGGTCTATAAAAGCCTTTTCTACAGTATATATCAATCCTGCACTAGCTCCGAACGCAATAACGCGAGCATTGGAAGCATCTAATGATTTTTGAAATTCATTTGCTGCACCAGTGATTCTACCTAAAGGTTGGGTAAAGGCTTTTTCATTCAATCCCTTCAATTTAAAGTCTTTAGATAAAGCGCTTTGAATATCTCTTTCAAGTTGCCTTGTATCCGCACCTATTGAAATTATGCCACCTGTTCTAGCCATTCCTTGCTCCTTCTACAATATTACACAGTATTTAATATTTATGATAGCTTTAACCTATCTTATTACAGTTTTACTCCCCATGTAGCTTCATAAGATCTTGCATAGTTAATACTCCACCTTTTTTCTCTGCAACGTCATGTAACGAGATAACATTTTTATCTGCACCAATTTTAGCTAAATCTTCTTTTTTAGCACCAATAATCGAAGTAGATACTGTTCCATCAGTTTTTTGAGTATCATTCTTTTCTATCATTTCATCTGCATTTTTACCAGTTTCTAGCCATTCTATAAGCTTATCTGGATCATTATAATAATCTTCTGGTGGAGTATGTTTAGAATTAGATACTATATTTTTAAAGTACCTAGCAAAACTAAATATTTCCATTTGATAAAAGGTTAAATCTATAATAGGTTTTCCATATAGATAATACGGATTTTCTGGGCTTAAATTAAATAAATTAAGATAAAAAGAAGATAATGCAATTTTCTTTAAATTTTGTTCTGAAAACCTTATATTAACTTTATTGTAAATGAACACTAATTTTGTTATATCAAAATTCTCAAGCTCTTCGAACTCTTCTTGAGAAAAAAACTTTTCATTTAAATTTATGTCTTTATATACAGATATAAACATAAAATATTCATTTATTTTTTTATTTGCATAGTCTTCTACTGTAAAGCCCAATAACTCAGTAAATTCGTGCAACAAGGCTTTTAAATCTTTTTCTTCTTGTTCGATAGACTTATTTATATATTTGATATCTTCAATTTTAAATACTTTATTTTTGGTTTGTTTAAGGGAGGATATACTTTTTTTGATCTTATCTATCTTTTCGTTCTTCTCTAAAGACCAAAGATTTTCTTTAATCAAATACTTTTCTTTTTCTTTTTTGGTCGGCAAACCGCTGTGTATTGCTCTTTTTTCAAAATCTTGCTTTTTATAATCTATATCGCCCGAATTGATTGTAGTATTATGCTTTATATATAGGTCATGTTTTTCATAATTAGTTTTAGAAAAACCCTTTAATATATCTATAAAAGTAAGCTTTAAATTACTTTCACTATTTTCCAATTAAATTACCCCACTTTCTTTATTGGGTTTTTTAACTTATGGTTTAACTTCTTCTGGATTAGGAACGGTTTTAGGGTCTGTCGCAATCATATTCAGAAGCTTCTCAAACTCTTCTTGGCTTGAGGCCCGACCAGTATACCAAAAACTTATAAGATAGATTAATTTAGCTAACGCTTGTTTTTCCCAAGAATTTTCTGGACCGTCTTCTATAGAGTCGTAAGCCGAAAGTTTTTCTTCAAAAGAAGCGCCGCTAAATAAATTTTCATATGTCTTATCTTTATTTTCTAATAAACTAAGCTGAAGAACCCACCACATTATAGTTTTATTTCTTGCTCTATTTTCTGCGGTTTGATCAAATAGGCTCGCTTGAGCGAATTCATAGTCTTGAAGCTTTTCTTTATTTTTTGATATTTCCCTTAATAAATTTTTATAGTCACTACGCTCTTCTTCTGTTCTTGAGGCTTCTTCTTTTAATGAAAGTTTTTGGAATTGGGTTTGTGTATCAAATAAAGACACATACAATTTAGTATATTCTTCTTTATCTAATTCACTGAAAATGCCGCCATCGTTACTAAACCTTTTGGCTAGTAAAGCTCTTGTAAGTAATCCAGCCTTTATACCTTCTGATAATTTTACTCCATAAAATAACTCAGCTTCATCAAATAAACTTCTGGTGGGCTTTTTTATAGCTAATTTAGCAGGTACATTCTTCTTTACTTTTTTAGTAATCTTGACCTCTTCGTTTTTTTCATTTTTTGATATTTCTACTTCGTCAACTTCTTCTTCTTTATTTATTTCAAATCCAAACATTATTTTCATATTTTTTCTCCATTATTTTCAATTAAATTATTTAAATAGTCTTTTATTTTACCGTAGTAAACAACGCCACCAATTGTTTTGATGAACTTATGCTTCTTTTCATTATCCCAATTTTTATAATTTTTGATAAAGTTAAGTTTCTTTAACGCGATTAGATTTGGCTTTAAAATTCCAAAGTCGTCCTTTAGACTTTTTTGGATGCTTTGCACAGAAAGATTGCCTTCGATTATTTCATCTATAGAAAAATTATAATTTAGTCTCTTGGTTTTCATTTGAGTGTTATATTAATCTTACTAAAGCTTTCTTCTATTTCTCTTACTGCGTCATTGGCGTTATCAAGAACTCTTTTGCGTATTTTTTGATAGGTTTCACTATTTATATTATAACCAGAATCACTTAAATCTTCAAGAATAAAAAAGAAACTTTTATATATACTTGTAATCTTTCTCTTTATCTGAAAAAGAGTCATATCTTTTATAGGATCATTTTCCATAATCTTTTACCTTTTGACCTTAAACCTTTAACCTAACATGTATTACACCAAAAAATAACCCCCGCTTACGCGAGGGTTATTTTAATTTAACTTAGTTTAACTTATTAGGCTTGACCGCTAATAAATATTCCGTTAGTCAAGTCTTGAGGACCACCAACTTGAGTGCTAAATGTCATACTAACGGTCTTATTCTTGCCGATATCAGAGCTAAACTCTTGACTATCTAGTTTTGCGCCTTTAAGTTTGAATGAAGCAACTGTTGTGGCAGAATCTGTTGGACTCTTGATTGTAATTGTTGGTGTAAATGTTCCTCCATCTGCAGCAACAGTTTGAGCTAGAGCACCTGTTTGTAGGTCTGTCATTTGAGCATCGACTTTAAGAGTTACAGTAAGTGGAAAGTTAATTTCGCGACTAAATGCAAATCTACTTCCTAATTTTTCAATTGGAGTACGTCCTAAATCAAAACTCATGGTATAATTCTGTACATTCATTGTAGTGGTATCTGCTCCACCAGCGTTTGTATTAGCTATGGATAAACTAATATCTCCTGGTCGAAGAGCACTGATTCCACTAATATTTGTTGTAGCGCTAGAATTTTGTACAGCTTTTGGTAATTGATAAAAATTAGTTAATGCTGCTCCATTTGTTGGATTAATTGCTGGGGTATAATTTCCACTTGTGCCTTTTTGGAAATTCATGTTCAATCCTTCAATATTAACTGTGGCTGTTGGGAAATTGCCAACTGAAGCTTCTGTAGAATAAGAAGTTAAAAATGCATTACCAATACCAATAACGCCGTTGTTAGCTGTACCAGTCTCAGAATACTCGACAGCATCAGAACCTTCTGAAACAGTTCTGATAAAGTAGTTTCTTTCGTCTTGTATTTTGTTTAAAATTCCAGAAATAGCAGAGACTTCGTTTGCAGTATTAGAAATTGAGAACCCTAATCCACTTTCGTTAGAAAGATTTGCTAGTAAATAACTAAAATCAAGTGAAACGGTTGGACTACTCAAGATAACACGGTCAATTGCAGCTAGTTGGCCAAATTGATTTACGTCAGTGCGATCAACTTTGAAACTGTAATTTACAGTTTGAATTCTTTGAAGTTGTTTAACTAAGTTAGAGTTTTCATTTGCTACATTGGTGCTTCCACCTTGTCCAGCTGTGAATGTTCCATAATGAAAACCTGATGCGGGTGAGGGCCCAGCGTAAAGGGCTTCTGATTGATAAATTATTCTATTTCTAGGCATATTATTTGTTCTCCATTTGTAGTTATTACACCGATTTTTAGTAGATTTTTATTTTTTTATTGTCTTGGGTATCTATTTTTTATTATCTCAAAATCAACAAAAGCAGAATATACATTTCTATTTAAACTGTTTGTAGTATTTAATAATCTAGTATCAGTTTTAGACACAGTAACATCATTAATATATACATAATCTGAATCTGCTATTTTATTTTTAGTATAACCAGTATAATCAAAACATTTATTTGCAGTAGATATAGAGCCTAGAGAATTAAATGGCATTTCATTAGGGTATATTAATGGTATTAATTGCCTAGAGGTATCTCTCATTATGCTTGTTACAGCATCCAAATTATATACATTATCAGCTAATATTATAGCCCTAATATTACCCACTGTTTGATCTAAACCACCAAAAGCCAAGGGTTTATTTCTGCCGCCTTGATATTTTAAATATATAACAGGATAAGTTTCAGCATTTATAGGTAGACCAGTTGGGTTTTGATATGTTCTAGGATTAATTTGATAAGAGGTTTCAAATAATACATTTTCTTCACTTTTGCTAGTCAAAAACATATTAAAATCTTTAACAGCATAATTGGCACTTAAAGAAGCGCTAGGATTAGGTATGCTTTGGCTAAAATATAATTGACCTTCTTGAGCGTTAATCCCACTTAATCCACTTTGACCAACAGTTATAAAATTTCCATTTAAATATACGCCACTTATAATATCAGCCCCACTTATAGAGCAATCAATAACCATTTGTTTAAATGGTGCTCCATAAGTATAATATCCATGATACATATTGCTGATTTCATAAAATGCACTAGAATGATTTGTAAAAGCTTCGCCTTTAGTTAGTACTTTATTATCTAACCAAAGCAACATATTCGTCATTAAGATATTGTCAAATTGCGGTATCATTTTAATCCTTTTACAAAGTTACGATAAAGTTCAGACATATATGATATTGATTTGTAAGCGGTGCTTCTAATTTTATTTTTAGATTGAATTCCTCTGCCAGATCTGCTATTTTTAAATATTACGCCATAAACGTAATAACCAAATCCAGAAATTCCATCTTCTACTCCCTTTACCCAACTTCTTCCTCTTTCAAAAGGAAGAGGCGTTTCTGATCTTATTTCTTCTAAAGAAGGAGTATATACATCATATTTTAATTCAAAAGTTTTTTTATCAAATTTTGGATTCTTGCCTAAAAATGTATTTTGTTTGATTAGTTTTTTTAAATCTTCAACTGGTTTATCTGCTTCATCAAACCCAATAAAAGCAAAAAGATTCTCTTGTCCATTTAATGTATTACTTACATTTTCTCCGTCTGGTCCAGCGCTTAACTCTTTTGAAATTGGATGATTTTCTATCTCTTGAATGTAAAAATTTAAATTTTCATCTAAAACTTCTTTAGCGTATTCAATAGATTTTTGCTTAAACGCTTCTTCAAAAGCTGGAGATATTTCGTCTCGAATCTTTTTTATATCTATCTTGCTAGCCATTATTTTGTTTGCTCCAATCCATATACATAATAAGAATTATTCAAATACTTTTTTATAGTATCTTCTGTTATAACATTCCAAGTTTTTCCATCAAATTCTAATTTAATTGTTTTACCATTAGCAATAAAATCTCTAGCATTTTGTTTAACTTTTAAAGTAACGTCTCCACGAGCAAATACTAATTTTAAATCACTATTGACCGCATCTGTGTCTCTAGCATTATTATAATATATTCTTCCATTAAAAATTCCAGTAACAGGTAGATATGTATAATTTACTGAATCTGAACTAGATCCATATCCATAAAGTGGAGTGCTTTGTAATTCTTGAATTACTTTAATTGGCTCTTTATGAACTATAAAACTTCTAGAAAAATAATCAAAAAATTCATCGTATGCGTTAGAAAACTCTGCTGCTGTATTTGAATTTATAAAGCTCATGATTACGCATTATATATGCTTCTTATTTTATATAATGAATTTTTATAATTAACATCGTATGAGCCTTCAATAAAATCATCTCCTGAGACTTGCAGTGGCCCAGAATTATTGTTTTGGTATTGAGATGCTAAAGTTTTTAATTCATTATATTCTTCTTTTCTTATAGCAATATAATTTTTAAGAACTTCATTTTTATTAACTTTTTGAACAGTACCAATATCATCTTTAATAGAAACAAAATCAGAAGATGCTGAACTAGCAGTACTTTTTATTTTAAGATCAAAATAGTATATAGAATACATTTTTTTGAATATATATTTCTCAATATCAGATAAATTTGGAGATATTTCAAAAGTTGAGCTATCTATTGAAAAACTAGCATTAATAATGTTATTTAAACCGCCAATATTTCGTCTTACCCATGCAGCTATAGCTGCTATGCTAAAATCATCTGGTTCGCCCATTTCTTCATAAATCTCTTGGGCAATAGAGGTTACGGTATTTAATATCATACAGTAAATTACACTTTAAATTATTTAAATTTTAAAGTAAGATTATCAAGTTTAATACAATTTATTTTTGATATATTCAACGCAATTTATAAAATCATCTATACGAAGTTCACTAATTCCGTTTTCTTCTATTTTATTAACAAGAGTAACATTGCCGACTGGTCTTAAGTAAAAACTAAAGTGATAAGCATTTTCTGCGTATATTACGCTAACGTCTTGTTTAACATAAGAAGTTGGACCATTTTCAGTAAACCCAAGAGATATTAGATAATTTTTAATGTGTTCAAACATATATTTATTTACACGCTATATAGAAAACAATTTAAAGTCTTTTTTTAGTTTGCCATCTATGCCCATGCTACCGATACTGATTCTTTCTTCTGGATATGTATCTAAAAATTCACCATAAAAATATACATTATCTCCAGAATAATTTATTCCCCTAATATGTTGTCTCAGCCATTGAGTCTCTCCTCCAAATCCTCTTCCATAAAAACCTTCAGTATTTGTATTAAGAGTGAAATTTTTATTCATTATTGGGTCGCCATTAGTTTTATTTGTGATAGTCAAAAAAGCATTTTTATTAGTTAATCTGTTCATCGTTTCATAACTATAGTCTCTGCTTTGACGATTAACAACATATAATTTATTATTATCAACCATAAACTCTTCACCAGCTCTCCCCTGCACAGTTTGTCCTCCGCCAACAGTATCATACGATTCCCAAACAGAATCTGCGTATCCCCCAAAAGTTTTTAACAAAGCTCCACCAGTACTATTAACAAAATGAACTCCTCTATTACCAGAGTTTTGATATAATTCAAAATGATATCCACAAAATCCTACACCTGTGCCTGGAATAACTTTTACATCCTCGACATAATCATATCCATTAGCTAAATATCCAACGGCAGTATAAGAACTTGGATCAGAATAATATATTGTATTTGTATCAAAAGTTGGTATAGGAGTAAAATTATTATAAATGATTCCATCGTTAGGATTTACTGCGCATAATTTTCTTTTTGTAGTCACTCCTACTGTTGTGAAATTACCACCAGCATATAAATAATTTCCACTTATATCTATCGCTCTAATGGCGCCGTTAAAATTAGGATTAAAATTGGTATCTAATGCTCCATCTGATAGTCTAACTTTTGCACATCTATTTCTTGTCACACCGCCAACAAGAGTAAAATCACCACCAATATACATATGGTCTCCACTTATTTTCATAAAAAGAACTGAATTATTTCCAATATTAGGATTAAAAGATGCGTCTAATGTATTCGTATCTAAATTCCATGCAGCTAGACGATTTCTTGTTACTCCACCTACCGTTGTGAAACTTCCTCCCATATATAGCATATTTCCCGTATATGTTAAGGTTGAGCATGTGCTATTTAAATTTGGATCAAAAGATGTTAAAAATGTATGAGGATTAGTTTTAATATCCCATGCCGCTATACGATTTCTTGTTACTGTTGTGGTTGATGCTGGAACATCGCTCCTAACACTTGTAAAATTCCCTCCTATGTATATGGCGCCACTATCTTGATGTATTTTCATAGCTGTAATTGTACTGCTAGGATTTGGCGCCCAACCAGTATACAATCTTCCATTATTTAATTCATACGCAATACATGACCTATCAAGGGCTAAAGTATCATTTTGCGATAAATTTGATCCACCTATATAAAGTTTTCCACTATAAATATCCATGCAATACAAATCAGTCGTTGAAGTTGATCTTGGGTATCTTTGCATTTCTGTTGTATTAAAATCAAAAGCTGTTAATGTATGAGCTTTACCAGTTCCCAAATCTGCAAAAGTTCCAGCCACTATAATTCCAGAAGGATGAACTTTAACATCAAGAGGATGTCTACTAAATGATGGGCTCCAATTAGTGACTCCAGAGGTAGTTAGATCTATTGCTGCGCCTCGTGGTCTAGGCAAACCATTTACAGTATGAAATCTACCAACAGTATATAAAACCTTATTAGTATAATCAATATCTAACGAATAAATAACATCATCAAAAGGTATATTTAAATCTGTGATTTGTTTTTTATGTATATCGTAACAAAATAATCCACTTCTGCTTAATCCGCTTACTTGAGTAAATCTTCCTCCAACATAAAGAAGATTATCTTTTCTTTTCATTGTATGAACAAGGCTACTCCCAAGATGAGCTCTACTGTAACCCTCTTTATTTATTGGATTAGGAAAATCTTGAATTTGCCAATTTAGTCCTTCAACAATTGTACTTGTCCCAGTATCAATACCAGCAAAAAATCTAGTATTAATATCTGCATTTTTTTGAAATTGACCACCCACATATAGGATATTTCCACTTTTTTCTATACATGTTACAGTACGATCACTGTTATAATAATCTAAATTTGGATTAAATGAAAAATTTGTTTTTCCACTTATAAGATCTACTCTTGCAATTACGCCTCTACTTTGTCCATTTACGAACTCAAAACTGCCACCTAAAAACATAGATTGAGATGCAGAATCAAGATACATTGTGTTTAGTGTGCAGATATTAGGATTAGAATGATAAATTTCAGGAGCCCAATTTGTTATTGAATTATTGCTTAAATCTATACATGCACCATTAATTCTTTGTTTAAAAGTTTTATTATTAGAGCTTGCGCATGGACTTGTGTGAGGAAAAAATAATTTATTATCTATAATTCTTTTAACCGATTGACTTGATACTCCTAAAACTCCTGCACGATAATGATCAAGAGTTCCATAAAGATATTTACCGCTTATTGTATCAATTATATTTACGCTTCCAAAATGTTTTCTTCCACTTAACGCTATGTCAGTAGAAAGACTATTCGCAGAAAGATAACTATTTATCACAGGGTCATTATTAATGCTATTGCCACCTTCAATTAATAAAAATTTACCATCTCCAAATTCTTTAAGAGTTTTCCCACCATATCCACATATTTGTGGGGTACCTCCTCTATCGGGAGCAAATTGACTTATTAAATTTCCATTGTCATAATCAAATTTTGCTATATAATTATAAGGATCTCCAGATCCTCTAGGGTTCATCGCAGAACCTCCAGCCAGTATATAAATTCCACTTTTACCAAGTTCTAATTGGTTGAATTGATTAGTTCCTAAATTAGGATCCCAAGGTAAAAGATTAAAATTTAAATCGCAAGCTGCCGCGCGATTTCTTGTTACTCCATTTACTGTTGTAAAACTTCCTATAAAATATATTGCATTTCTTACAGGATCTAATCTTGCATGGGTTACTGAACCATTACAACTTTGTAATCCAGTAATTGCAAATCCACTAATAATTTCATGCGCAGAAATTCCACCTAAAGTTTTACCATCGTTTATTGTAAAAGTTTGACCATACTGTATTATTCCTGTACCGCCGCTAGGATAAAATGATCCTGTTACAAAAAATGGATCTTTTGAAGCATTATTCACTGTTCTACTTAGAAAACATGTTGTATCATTCTGAGCAATGTAATAACCCATTGAATTTCTACTATCTTTTTCAAGAGTAACTCTATTCACTGTTCGACTTCCAGGATTTTGAGTAGTATTAGGAGGCAAAAAAGTAGATACATTATTTCCACCACCAAAAAGCCACCCAGTTCTCGAATTCAACATCAAAAAACTTCTTCCGTCTTTTCCACCACCCATACCAAGAGCCCATCCAGTATTTAAACCAGAAGGAGTAATATTAACATAATGACCATATCTTATTCTTTGATTCACTATAAGAGGCAAACCATTTCCATCAGAAATATAATATTGATTATTTGATCTTGTTTGAGCTATAGAACAAACATAACTATTATCGTCTAATTTTTGAATATCGTTAAAACTTACGCCATTTCCATGAAAATATTGATCTAATTTAAAATCTATTGGATTTTCTAAAATTTGAACATCTGCTCCAGTATAATCAAGAACTGTTAATGGCGCAGATTTATATCCAGCGACTCCAAGAAATTGTCCCCCAACATATAAAAGATTATTATCTCTAACCGATGTGAAAATTGGGCCACTAAAAGCCCCCATGTTGTTATTTTGATCGGCTTCGCTTGTTAAAAATGTATTAAACATAATAAGTTAATTAGAAAAATTCTTAATATAAGTGGTTATGAATCTATTATCTAATTTTAAAATATTAAAAATATCATTTTTTCCTGAACCTTGAGTTATAAGTGGCGAAGCATCACCTGGAAATCTATAATTATTGCCAAAAATTAAAAAATTACCTCCATAATTGCTTTGAACTATTTTTATAAGTATAGTTTCACCTTCTGGAATATTAATAGGATTATTTATAGTATTATAAGTTGTTGCAAATCCAGTCAGTTGATAAACAAAATTTCTTCCTGATACATAATCTGGAGTAAATGGATTTCCAGAAGAATAAATTATACTTTTTTGATAGTAAACTTCTTTTCCGCTAACTAATGGAACAGATTGGAAATCTTTAATTCCACTGACTGTTTGATTTCCTGTGGTTCTAACTGTTGTGCTAAGATCAACTTGGGCAGCTTCTCCGCTTAGAAGAACGCCTGTGCCATTTACAAAAGGTCTTTGATTTGTTGTTAGTGTGCCACTTAAAAGCATGTTTCCACTAACATATAATTTAGTTGTTCCAGTATTTGGAAGCCCACCCAATCCTAGTGAATTTCCAGTTAGTGTAAAATCATTTCTATTAAAAGCTCCCATGATTACTGTGTTATCATCAAAAGCTTCTATGATTGGAAGTCCAGCTATATCGTTAACGCTAAAAAGAGATCCAGAAAAATTATCTGTTACAGAAAATAATCTCCCATTTGCTCCATCTATTGTAAATCTATCTAATCCAGTAATATTACTAACATAACTAGTCAAATTTAAACCTCCAAAATTATCATAACTTAATCTAGCGGAGCGATTTCCACCAGTTATACCAGCATCAAAAGATGATACGCCAGCAGTTCCTGTGGTAAATTCCATTAGCCCCGAATTTGGATTGATTAATATATTAGACATATAGATAAATTACACTCCTTATAATCTGAACCTTCTTTTTAAAATGTTATTGTTTTGATATATTTCATTAGCAGTTAATACTCTATTAAATATAGAAAAATGAGCCATATTTCCATTTAAATTTCCAGCCCAAAATCTAGCTAACCATAATGGCTGATTATTACTTCCTAAACCAAAAGCCCAAGCTGTTGTATGTCTTAAAACTCCATTATAATACATTCTAAAATTAGAACCATCATAGGTTAAGTGAAATACATAAAATATCCCTGTTGATAGAGTTGTGCTCCAATTTCCAGTAGTATCTAAATTACGAGTCGCATATAACACATCACTAGCTTGGAATCTAAGATGGTAAGTGCTATTACCAGAATTAAAATTATGAAAAAGAGCTATATGACCAGTAGAATCCGATTCTTCTCCTTTTTTAAATATTGGGCCATATGTTGGAAAAGTATTAAATTTAACAGCTATTTGCCAAGTCATACTGCTTGAAGGAAGAATAGATGAGTTATGCGAAACTATGCCGTATTGACTTGATGCAGATGCAAAATTAAGACTTCCTTGAAATTCATTTACAAAAGTAGGACTATTTTGAAGAGCGCAAGTATTATTATTTGGAGTTAGATCACGCCAAGTAGTTCCACTACCAATATAACTCTGCTTATCAGCAGCATCGAGACATAATACTAATCTATCTGTAATTAAATCTGGTCCACCAGCGCAACTCATAATTTAAATCTTCCTTTAAAGGCATTATAGTTTTGCAATATTTCACTATCTGTTAATGCTCTATTATAAACAGAAGCTTGGTATATTTTAGTTCCAGCTGCAGTTACATTGTTAGTCCAAAAAGCACCATGAGCAAATCCTATATCTATATATGTTTGCTCAGGAATTGTTGCGGGTGAAACTCTACTATCAATTTTATTTCCATTTAAATAAAAAGCAATCGTAGAGCCATTATAAGTACCTGTTAAAATACGAATTTTTTTAGAAAAAGTATTTGAACTACCGTCAAAGTTCGCATATAATTCATCTCCTGTAGCAAGATTATCGCTAAAAGCATCCCAAATTCCTTGTACAATAGTTGCATCATAAACCGCTAAACCAATTCCTCCATAATTATTATTAAAACTTGAAAGCAAACATAAGCCATCGTTTGGAGTAAGAACATTTACATAAAACACTACAGAATATGTAAAATTACTAGCTAAATTTATTTTTTTAACAAAAGAAATTGAAGAGGTGGTAGCATTCATAAGAAATGCTTTATCTGAACTTAAAGATACATTTGTGATTGTGGCATTTCCATTTATATTAGTTAAATCTGTGCAAACTGATCCTCCAGAATAGCATCTAGGATTAGAAGGATCTACATGAAAGACTAATCCATTTGTAACTATTTTAGGAGAATGATGAAAGCTCATAAATTTAATAATGCTAAATCTGATATAAATTTAGATATTCTAGCATCTAATTTTGCTAAATCTAAACTTCTTCCAAGAGAGTAAAAAGATATTCTTAAACCACTTGGATATAAGGACGAACCATCTCCAAGACCAAACACTCCATATAATCCACTAGAAGGGGTTGCACCTGCTGATGTACTCGATGTTGCATTTGCGTTAGCTGTTCTTGCAATAAAAAATCCTCCTGATGTAGATTTAGATGTTCCTACAAAATTAATCATAGTACCATAATCTACTGAAGTAAACGTTCTATTATAAACACGATACCCAGCAGAGTATTGAAATGACATACCTCCTTCATAACTATATACTTTTCCTCCAAGAATAATATAAGGACCACTACTTGCAAAACTAACAGAATTTTCTTTTATATAAACAGATGCATGAGAATTATCTGTTGGAAAATTTGTTGTATCATTATTATTATATCCAAGATTTAAATATTTTGCGCCATCTGTTACAAGTCCAGTTTTTCTATTGTAATCACTAGAAATAAAATTAACATTTGTTGGAGCATTTCCAACTAATGGAACCAAAGCTCCGTTTAAAGTTCTAGCTCCGCCTAATAGACATGAAGCTTTAATTGAATTCCAAATTCCGTCATTTTTACATCCAACAATAAAATTATAATATAAAGCCCTAACTGATGTTTCTAATAATGCTCCATCTGCAGATTCTACAGCTTTTATATAAGCCACCACATCTGAATCATATTTTTTCCCATACTGAGTTCCCATATTAAAACTCCACAGTTAATTTTGGAATATCTTTTCTTTCTCCATATACTGTATAAAAATAATAGTTTCCATTATTACCATTTGTGATTATTCTTGTATTATTATAATCGACAACATAAATATTATTAGTCGCGCCGATTGGAGTTAGATTAACTGAAATACTATTTTCATCAACTAAAGCTGGCCAGTAATTTGGAAGGCTTATTATATTGTCATTAGTTTTTCCTCTTACAAATACTCCGTGCTCTGGACCTTCTAAACTGCCGTATTGGAGTTTTTTGCCAACTTGAGTTGGATGATCTATTAAGAATGATTTAGAAGATGCAGAAAGATGACCAGTTATTGTTGTATTACCACTTACTGTAAGATCGCCTTGCAATACGCTATTTCCACTAACATAAAATCTACTTGGTACAGAAGATATACCACTACCAATACCGAAATTACCATTTGAATCTAATATAGCGCGATTTATACTACTTTTAGTGAACAGAAGATCTCTTGTGCCGCCACCGCCATAACCTATTGATAAATTTAAATCACCAATACTAGATAAACCGATTGTATTTACATAATTTGCATATAATATACCAGCATTTCCATTTAAAGCAGGATCAAAATATACTGAATTAGCATTACTAGCAGATTTTAAAATAAAAGGTGTGCCTAAACCAGACACAACTAACCCTGTAACATTAAGGGCACCTGTTATGTTTAAATTACCAACTATATTTGTATTATCAAAAATATTTAAAATACCAGAGCCATTAATATTTATGTTATTACCTGTAATTAGTACATCTCTTAAAATTCCACTTTGAGATTGTTGAGAACCAATCATTAATTGATTGTTTCTCCATCCAATTAATCCAAATTCGCCGCTGTTAGTTCCTGTGCTATTAAATATTCTTATTGATTGTGGACTTGTGCCACTATAAATGTCTATACCAGATGTGAATGTTTTTAAACCATTTATTGTTTGATCACCAGTTGTATAAACGATTGTTGTGGGTAAAATTATAGCTGAAGCTTCACCACTTAATAGTACTCCTGTGCCATTTACTATTGGACGAGTAGTAAAGCTTGCACCCCCACTAACTCTTAAATTTGTTCCACTTATAAATACTGGAGAATTAATGAAATTAATATTCGTTCCTTCAAATGTCATATCTCCAACGCCACTAAGATTAAGACTTGCATCTATAACATTAACGTTTTGTCCAGAGAACGTAACGCCACTTATAAAAGTTTTGTTACCGCTTATAATTTGATCACCAGTTGTATAAACGATTGTTGTGGGTAAAGTTATAGCTGAAGCTTCGCCACTCAACAATACTCCTGTACCATTTACTGTTGGGCGATTTGTTAAGGCTACATTTCCATTTGTTATACTTATATCTACTCCAGAAAGAGAAATTATATCAATATTATTAAAATCAACAGCATTAAAAATTCCAGTTCCAGAGACTTGAATATTATTAACGAAGGTTTTATTTCCACTTATATTTTGATTGCCAAATGTCAGTACTGAAACTCCACTCAAATTATTTATTTTCGTATCAAGAGTCGAACCAGTAGAAGTTAAATTCGTAATAGAAGCGAACGTTGCATGTTCTCCAGTAACGTATCCACTTAAATTGTTGATTTTAGTATCGAGAGTAGAGCCAGTTGTTGCAAGCTGACTATCACTAGCGTAAGTAGTGTCTAAGTTACCAGTATATCCCGTGAATAGTCCACTCAAGCTATTAATACTTGTAGCTAAAGTTGAACCAGTCGAAGCAAGATTAGTTGTTGTTGCATATGAACTTAAATCTAATCCTGTTATTAATTTATTTCCGCTAACAATTGGAAATACGTCAAAAGTTTTAATTCCAGATATATTTTGATTTCCAGTATTATAAACTAAATTAGAAGCAACTACTGGAAAGTTACTATCTATATTAAGATTTCTTAAGAATATACCAGAAACATCATCTTTAAGATAAAATCTTTGACCAGATGATATGCCTGAGTTTGAGTAATGAAATACTTGATTGCTCATTTTAATATATTAAAGGTTAAATGAACCAATTCCTCCAATGCAGTTTGTAAAAGTTCCAATTCCAGTTACAGCATCTCCGCCAAATGAATAATCTCCACCAGTGCAATTTGTAAAAATTCCACGCGCAACACCACTTGCGCCAAATGAATACTCTCCAGCAGTGCAATTTTTAAAAGTTCCACTTGCAGTATTACTTCCAAATGAACCAATTCCAGCAGTACAATCTGTAAAGTTTCCACTTGCAATTCCGCCAAATGAATAGTTTCCACCAGTGCAATTCGTAAAAGTTCCACTTGCAGTTCCACCACTTCCGCCAAATGAATAATCTCCACCAGTGCAATTCGTAAAAGTTCCAGTTGCAGCTCCACCATCTCCGCCAAATGAACCAATTCCGCTAGTGCAACTTGTAAAGTTTCCACTTGCATCGCCAAATGAATAGTTTCCACCAGTGCAATTCGTAAAAGTTCCACTTGCAGTTCCATTATAGCCAAATGATTTATTTCCGCCAGTGCAATTTATGAAAGTTCCACTATACTCTATTGCAGTCCTTGTGCTCCAAGTATAATTCGAATTAGAAGTAAATAATACATTTTCTACATATGTTAAATTTAAATTAGTATTTGGAAAATAAGCTGCTGGACTAGTAGTAGATAAAGTGAGTGGTGAATAAGTTGTATTACTATTTTTTATTGTTAGATTAAATAATTTAACATCATTTGCAGTTTGTTGAACTGTGCCTCTACTTATTTCTCCAACATTACTTGTGATATAATGTTTGCTTCTATCTGAAGTAGAACCAACTATATCAATATATTGAGTATCAAGAATTAAACTTTGAGTTCCAAGATCATAAGTTGCTGCTGGTAAAATAACAGCTAATCTATTAACAGTTGACAAAGATGCGCCATTAGGTAATGTTGTTTTTGCAAGAGAATAAGCTGCTAGAAGATTGTTGCCATTAGTTATAGCATTATCTGTTACTTTAACAGTAACATAATTGGCGCTATTTAACTTATTTAATAAATCAGCCATTTTAACTTACTCCTATTCCTTCACCTACGGTTGTCCAACCTGTATAACCTACATTATTTACACCGAGGAGCTGCAAGCTCTCATTCTTATAAAGGTTAATATTAGAGAATCCGTCTATAGTTCTTTGACCAGACCCTGTTATTAACAATATTCCAGTATTTAAATTTTTAACATAATAATTTATACCAGAAGTTATGTCGCTAGGCAAAGTGCCTGTTATGTTAGTTGAACTATTAGCAATATTTATATAAGTATTACCAAAAATAAAATTACTATTAACATAATTATAAGATGATAATTTTTTATTTGTTATTTGAAGAGTATCAAAAGAACCTGTTTGAGTAAAAGTCTTAATTCCAGAGATAGTTTGATTGCCAAATGTTAAAACTGAACTGCCGCTAAGTGAATTTATCTTATTATCTAAAGTGCTGCCAGTTGATGCTAAATTAGCTGTTGTTGCATATGAGCTTAAGTTAACTCCCGTTAATACTGGATTACCAGAAATATAAATTTGACCAGAGATATTTACATTTCCATTTATTAAGTTTATATTTGTCCCAGAGAAATTAAATTCACTAATATTACTTAAATCTAATGCATTAAAAATTCCTGTTCCTTGAACTTCAAGGTTATTTATGAATGTTTTATTTCCGCTTATGCTTTGATTTCCTGTAGTAAAAACAATATTACTAGATGGAGAATTTATATAGCCACTAAAATTGTTTATTTTAGTATCAAGCGTCGAACCAGTAGTAGCAAGCTGACTATCACTAGCGTAAGTAGTGTCTAAGTTACCAGTATATCCAGTGAACAAACCACTTAAGGTATTTATTTTTGTATCAAGAGTCGATCCAGTCGAAAAAAGATTCGTAGTAAATGTTTCGTTCGTTCCAGTAAAATATCCGCTAACATTGTTAATTTTCGTATCAAGCGTCGAACCAGTATTAGCTAATTGAATATCGCTAGCAAAAGTTGCATCTAAAGAACCAGTATATCCAGTAAATAAACCACTTAAACTATTGATATTAAAATTTAAAGTACTTCCAGTTAAAGCTAAATTAATTTTTGTTGCGTATGAGCTTAAATCTATTCCAGTTAGTACCGCATTTCCATTTACAAAAAGTCCACTAGTGAAATTGCCACTTCCATAAACTGTAAATTGATTACCAGAAATAACCAAAAAGTCACCTTGCGCCGAGTCACCAAATGTTGTATTTTCTGCAAAAGTTTTAACACCAGATATAATTTGATTTCCAGTATTGTAAATTAAATTTGGCGCAATTGTTTGGTGGGAAAATATTCCTGAGCGACCAAGAAGAGTCTTGCTCTTAAATGTTTGTGCCATATTCTTTTCCTTCTATTAGCTTGCGCTAAATTGCTATCTTTCGATAGGCTAAAGAATAAAAGAAGATTTTTCTAGTATTCTAAAGAATATTACACTAATAAATTAATCTGCTACTGCAGGATTTTGTTGTAGACTTGCGAATGTATGGATTTTTGCACCAGCTTCAGCTAAATCATCTGAAAGTAATCCAGTATAGCCAGCTGCACTAATATTTTTTATACTTAAATTATACATTACATCATTACCGACTTCAAGGGTTGCTTGAACTTTTGGAGCTGTACTGAATGATACGGGATAAAATACAGCATAAGAATCTGTGCCTTGAGTTAATGAGGTTGTGAATACTTGTTGACTAGATCTTTTAACAAATTTTGCGTCTGCTGCACCGCTAAATGCTGTTGTGATATTATATAAAGCATTACCAGTCGCATTTAAAGCGCCACTTAAACTTGTTGTATAGGAATAAAGAGTTGAGCCAGTTAGGGCTAAATCTAGTTGTGTTTGATCAAGTTCGCCACTTAAACTAGAAATATAACTATATAAATTTGATCCAGTAGCGTTTAATTGACCACTTAAGCCATTAATTAAATTACTAACTGCGGTATTATTTCCACTTATTGTAATTTCATTGGTAGCTGAATCAACTAAAATAGAAATTCCATTTCCGCCAGTTATCTTGACAGCATCTTGTAACCCGTTTAAGGTACTTACATCTGCGTTTGCGGTAGTTATAAGATTATTTAAATAACCACTAATACCTGTTAATTCGTGATAATAGGCAATTCCAGTATTTCCAAGGCCAAGTCTAAGGACGCTTTGATTTAAATAGTTTGTGCCTTGTACTGGAGTTAAATTATAACCGCTGAGACGAATATGTTTGAATGCGCTTATCATAAATTTATGTATCCTTTCACAATATTACACTTAATTTTATTTTTTGACTTGAATATTTAGATAATATCCATTATTCAACAAGTTATCGCTAAAATTTATATAAAATCCAGTTGGATTAATCGATCCTAAATTAAAATAGTAAGCTATATCATCAACGGTATTTTGAAATGCACAAACTACTGATCTAGGCGAAGTCGATAGCACGTTTGGATATGTTATATAATAAGAGTCTGATCCTGCTGTTAGATTAGCTTTATAGCCAATTACATTTTCTCCTTCAAAATAACCACTTAATGGCGCAGCATTTATTTTAATTGATTTATAAGGATTTTGAGAGCTATCCGATAATATGCTAATACCTGTTTGAGCAATAAATCTTAAGGTTTCTATTCCGCTTGGAATTAAATCTATTTGCCCACTTACATTTATTATTTTAAAAAGATTATCGGCTCCAGCTGGGCCTTGTTGACCTTGTGGACCTTGTGGACCAGGAATATAAACGTTAGCTGTATCTTCAAAAGATGGAGAAACAACCTCGGCTGCAGTTGCTTCTGGTAAGATTACATCTACGATAAAATCTGACATAAAATTAAAAAGCGGTAACTTCTGGACTTACAATGAATTTTCCTCTTATCAATTTAATTGAATTTCCTGTTGGTGTACTGTAAGGAAATCTTTCTATATCGTAAACAAAAACTCCAGCAGGAATACTTGAAGTATCATATGATGATACATTGATATTTACTAATCCAGATACATATGCTGATCCATTGTTTCCGCTATAAATTGTTGGTTTTAAATTTAATAAAATTCCAGAATTTCCTGTATATCCATAGCTATATTTTACAACCCCTCTAACGTCATAACCGCTAAGATTGATTCGGTTATTGCTTGTGTCTTTTACGGCTAGAGTTAATTGAAGATTATCGCCTTGGATTAAATTTATATTATATGAAGTGGCCATATAATAAATTACACTATATTAAATGTGCAATTATGGTTTAATTAATTTACTGTATGATAAAGTGGATTCTAGCCCACTTCCTGGAGCAACATCAACAAATTTTTCTAGTCCATATGTAAATTGTTTAGGAGTGATTTGATTAAAGTCACCAACTACGTGCCAGTAAAGATTAGAATTAGCTTCTCCAGAGACAACCATTAGTAATCCACTAGTTGAATATCCAGTCAATCCAATATTCCAATTAGAGGCTGTGCCAACGTTATAACCATTGATAAGGGATAGGTTGTTAATTTTAACACCGTTACCGCTGTTCTCCAAAGTAACATTATATTTTCTTGCTGCAAATTTTCCATTGGTATTGTACTTGTCACTAACCGCAAGTAGATTTAATGTTCCATTGAGTACGTTTCCACTTTTAATTATAGCCATGCCTTCTAAATCGCCATTAGAAATATTAATTTCTTTGCCATTTAAATAAATTGATTTTAGGTATGAGCCAGTTGTAACGCCTTTCCAAGACAATTGAGATCTTTGGACTAATGATTGATTATAGAATGGTCCCGAAGCGAATACTAACTCCCCTAGATTTGAAGCACGTCCATTATTTCCAATTACAATACTATTCTTGGCAGTACTAGTATTGCTTTTACCTAGAATGATTGAATCTTTTGCGTAACTAGCATTATTGTTTCCTACGCTAATATTATCATTTCCGAATATAGTTAAAAATCTTCCAATTGCAATTGCACCCGTAGCATTAATATATGTATCATCACAAAATCCGAAATTATCATTTCCATCGAAATAATTGCGATTACCAATTACCGTATTCTTTTGTGCATAACCAATCGAACTTCTTTCTGCAGAATTAAGTACTTTATTATTACTACCTAAAATTTTGCTATCAAATGCTGTATTTTCATTGGATTGACCAATCAAGATATTAGAATCAGGTTTATTAAAACCTATCCCAGTAAAGAAATAATTATTATTAAATTGTCCTAAAACAATATTAGCTGATCCATATATAACATTTTGTGATCCTAAAACAGCGTTGCCATTCACATATACGAAATTAGTATTTCCAAAAATTTGGTTTGAAGTACCACTTACAAGGTTAGAGTTGCCAACTATGCTAGAGTTTATAAGAGCACTTTTGTTAAAGCTTCCTAAAATAGTGCTAGTATTACCAATTTTTTCTATATTAGCGTTTCCAATACAAATAAATTTTGTAGCACTTGGGTTTGGACTCCAATTTCTAGATAACGAAATTGTTCCGTCGGCATTTAAAAAAGCATCACCTGACTGCTGTAGTACATAATTTTTAATACCAAAAATTAAATTATTATTTAATCCGCCAATGATTTGATTGTCTTGACCAATTACATGAGTGTCAGAGCCAGTAACATAATTACTAAATCCAAAAATAGAAACTTTTTTATCTGCTGGATTTAATGAAACTTCTTGATTTAAAATAAAGTTTGTTTTATTATTTACAGATTGTGTTTTAGCTATATTTCTATTACCGACTAATAAGGATTGATTTGCGCCTACATTTGAATTTCCTATTAGAATAGATTCTGTTAAATAGCGATAAGCTGTATTGTTTCCCCAAACTGGCGAGTAGCCAGTCAAATCATAGAAATTAATATTACGATTTGAGGTGCCTATTGTAATATCTGTATATCTATTTGGGACTGTGTATAAATTACTGATATCCCAAGTTTGGGATAAATTTGGGTTACCACTAACTCCAGATAGAACTATTCCGCGATATAGACCAGAATATGCAACTCTAGTATCTAATGTATCTTTTACGTTAACATAATCATATCCTGGATCTGTAGAAATATTTATTCTTGGGAAAATTCTTACTCCATTTGCAAACATTAAATTCATAGAATTTGAATCATCAAAATAATATTTATCTGTATTACCATCTGTTATTAATACTACTCCGCGTCTGCCACCTTCAATTTCTTTATTAGATGCATTAATAATATGATGATTGGTGCTGTTGCTATTTATTAAGACTCCAGATGAATTTGTAATCGCGCATCCAGTAGAATCCACTATCATTCCATCATAAGTATTTTCAATTGAGACTCCGTCACAATTTATAGTTTCACAAAATTGAGAGTTAAATATTCCATTTCTAGTATCAACATATTCTCCAGAACCGTATGCTTTTTCTCTATGTATAAAATTTCTCCATCCGCCAACGATTGAAGAGTAATTTGTTCCACTGATATAACTATCTTCTGCAAGAATTAAACCTCCTGTTGCATAACTATCTATAGATCCAGTAATAGGCGCATGATTTGGCACGGTGTATTCTATTACGCCAACCTTAGTGTTTGACCAAATTAAATTTTTACCTTGTAAAAGAGATCTTCCGCCCAGACCAGAGACATATAAATTGTTTCTGTTCTGCTCGTCTGTAAGTAAAAACATGCCATAGTCTTGAGGCTCTATGACCCTTGGATTTTTTAAATCTGCGGTAACTAATTGAGTGTATATTTTTCCAGACAAATTCATGGTACAGTATTAGTTACACCTAAAAACTATTTTTAACTTATTTCCCTTCAGATAAAATATTTTTTACGTCTTTTGACATTTTAATTTCATTTTGAGCTTGGGCGGGAATCCTATACGCAGACATAAATTTCTTATATTCGCTTAATAATCTTTTTGTTAACAATTCTCTATTATCTACTGGAATTAATCCTAGCTTATTTGCATGAGCTTGTAAATCACTTTTATTTAGTTCAGATACATACTTTAAGTATTGCTCTTCTGTTTGTTGTTTATACCTAGAAGAACCATCATCGCCCCAAATTTGGTCTAAAGTTTTATGTTGAGTGTCTTCTATTTTTCCATGAGTCTGGTTTAGTTCGTTTAATTTTTTGCTTCTATTTTTCATTAATATTCTTAAATCTCCTTAGTATATTATATAATTTTAATTTATTAATGTCTAAAAATAAAAAGACCCAACAGAATTAACTGTTGGGCCTTTCTATTAGATTTATCTTTTAATTAGACTATTAATCCAACTATGGAACGTGCATCTACGCAAACACGACCTTCTTCTAGTGATCCGTAGAAGCCAGTCTTTTCAGAACGGGCTGCGAATTGATCATCTGGAAGAACAGTGAATGTGCCACCACTTTCGGCTTGACGAGCTACTGGGCGGATGAATGCCTCTTTGCTCAAGTCTAGTCCGATTGCGATTTGCTTACTGCCTACTGCCCAGTTTGTGCTGAGACTTGAAGCGCCATAAGCATTGAATAGAACGCTATATTTTTGTCCAACGCCAAGTTCTACTAGTTCGTGTACTGACACTCCGTAGAACTCACTATTTCCACCACGATAAATTCCTTCACGAACTGAATCAGGAAGGTTTTCACCACTTAGAGGATTATAAGCGAGTGAACGCATATTACCTTTGATCTCAGGGCTAACAAATAAATCTGTTAATCCGTAAGTATCGGTTGTTGCTCCACCAGCGTAAGAAGTATTAATTCTTTTAACTAGAGTCATTAGTCTGTTAAGATCATTTAGTACAAATGTTCCAGGGGTTCCAGCACTGATGATTTGACCACCAGCTACTCCAAGATTAGAACCAACTACTGCTGATCTTGCTTCAGCAAGAGCTTTTAGAATTACTGCCCAAGCGTTACGCTCTTGTTTTACAAGAACTTCGTTGGTCATACGTTCTACTGCTTTACTTACTACATCTAAACGTCCACTGCGAGCATAGCGTTTTAAGAAACTTACTGCTGCATCTAAACGGTATGTAGAGATTTTAAGTTCATTAAAACCTTCTACTGTTGAAGAGGGGAGGCCTCCAGCTACATTTTGACTCCAAACTGTAACGTGATCTTGTGTTTGATCATGCCACAAATCTAGAGGAAGGCTAGGATTATCGTCTTCATCGTAAGGTGAATCGCTGTAGATTGTACTAGCGGTTCCAGCTTGCATTAGGACTTTACTTACTACGGGTCCAATGAAAGCGGCGAAAGCTTCAGAAGCTTCTTTGGCTACGGTACCATCTCTGCTACCCATAGCTTTGATAAGCTCGATTTGCTCAGGTGTATTTTTTAATTTGATTTTCATTTTTTTTATTAATCTCCTTATGGATTAGAAGCTGAGAGTAACTACAGCTGTATTATTTACTGGTGCACCAAGTAGAGTTCCGACTCTTGTTTGATTTCCAGCGGTAGTACTTAGTTCACCAACTGTTGGACTGAGATAAACTCCGTCACCAGCGCTAGCTGAATTGCTAATTAGTGAACCACTATAAGTTACCATTCCTCTTGTGAGAACTGGAACTGATTGACCACTGACAACTACGCCCTTTTCGGCGGCTTTGCGTGGATTAAATAGTAATTTTTCACCGTTTTCATCATATTCTTGAACGCCCATAAGGGTAATTCCAAGAGCTAGACTGCCAGATGCGGCAGGGACTACTTTTGCTGTTAAAGCAAAACGGTCTGAAACGACGTTCATGTAGGTAGAACCAGCGCCGCCAGCTAGATCAACTGGAACTGCGCCGAGAAAACCTGTGCCGCCAAGTCCTGCAACTACTGGTTGAAAACCGTTGCCAGCGACTTTAACTACTGTACCAGCAGAAGCAATAACGCCATTAGCGCTTTGATCAGCTTGGACAGCAAATAAATTGATTACATTGTGTTCATTGTAATCTCTGAATGGTTTGAGTGTATGTGCCATATATATTTTTCTCCTTGTTTATTTGATATCAAATCCCTCTAGACCAAAAGCCTTACTATATTTTTCGCGTAGCGAAGCTTCAGGGGCTGTGGTTGAATTTGGGATTGAAGTTTTTTCTAATTTAGCATTATCAATAACTTCGTCTACAACTTCGGTTGCAGAAATTTCTGGTGATGCAGAAGCTTTGACTTCTTCTTGGGAAGCCTTAGCTTTCATAGCATCTTCTTTTGCTTTTTTAGCAGTTTTACTTTTTTCTTTCATTAAAACTGCCATCTTATTTTTATAAGCGGCAAAGGTTTCATCGTTTAAATCTTTAATATCTGCTGCAAGAACTTGACGATCTTCACTAGATAGGTCAAATTCCTCATCAAAAGAAGCCATACGAATATTAAAGGCTTCTTCGTTTGCTTTAGCAAGTTTTTCTTCTTCTAATTTAGCAAGAGCAGCTTTTAATTTCTCTAGTTCTTCTTTTACTTTTTCACTTTCGACTGAAAGCGATTCGTATTTTTCTTGAGTACTTTTAATAGCATTATCTTTTTCATTCTTTTCAGAAACAAAAGTCTCTGAGGCTTTTTTGAGCTCTTCTTGAATGAAATCAGTTATGCTAGAAGCACTTGCTTGCTTTAAAAGTTCATCTGTTATTTGATTTATATTTTCTATTTTCATAATTATTCTTTTTATAACTCCTTCTTCTTTTACAGTGTTTTCATCATTTTGTGAAGTATTATCTTCATTAATACTAGAAGAATCAGAAAGATCCTCTTTTGATTTAAAATCAATAATAGCTACTTTATCGTCTTGCACAGCCACACCTTGAACATCTGCAGCAGGATTAGAGGTTAAGCCTATCCCTAATGGAATAACATCTCCAACAACTTGACGATAAATATATGTGCTATTGTCTACTTTACCTGAGCCACCTAATGCTTTAAGGTTTTTGCTTAATTTAAGTTTTTCTTTTTCGTCAGATACAAAACTAGCATCTTCTAAATTCTTATTAGCATCTTTTAAAAGAACTAAATCATATTCATCAAATCCTAGCTCCCAACTTGCACTTACTTTCATATAATTTTCGCTGGAGGGATCATTGCTTTCTTCTATTAAATTTGATAATTGAGGATTAATGATTTTCCAAATTACCCCGCCTAAAGTAATATAAAATGGCCCTTTAATATCTTTTACTTCATCTTCTGTTAAGGCTTCATTAGTTCCAAACTTACTAAAGTTTGCTGTTAATACACAACCAATAACTCTTGATCTATCGTGCTCAATATTAATTGGTTTATTAATAAAATTTTTCAACATTTCTGCTGCGGTCAGAGAGTTTATAACATCACCATTTTTATTTACTCTATTAACAACACAAGCATCAAATGCAATTGGCAATAGATCTATATTTTTATCTGTGTCAATATTTGGCAAAAATTTCTTTAAGCTATTAATAGAGGCTAACGATAAATATTTGTCTTTATCTTCACTAACTATAGGTTTAATTTGAAGATTTGCGAAAGTTGTTGTATATTTTAAATTCATAATATTAAATGATAGTATCTAATCCATATATTGATATTCCATCTTCTTCATCATCAAGATAAAGGTCGTCTGGAGATTCAAAATCAAAATTATTTAAGTTATAATTTTTAATATCCTTATCTGCTTCGTTAAAATCTTCTTCGCTTGGTTCGAAATTTGCTTCTATTATATAATCATTTTTTGATGCTTTTGCTATATCACTATCAGCTTTGCGATAAGAATCTTTTACTTTTCCTCCGCTCACCATTCTAAGAAAAGTATTTACTCTTGCCATTGACCAAGAAACTCGTGATTGTCCTGGTCTGTGAGAGGAAGAAAATGCACCTGCACCACGGCGAAATACTTTTTTTAATTGACCAAGTGTGACTTTTTTCTTATTTTTACTATTATGTTCTTTAACTTTATTTTTAAGAGCGTCTATGATTTTTTTAGAAAATTCTATTGCTTTATCGCTTTTTGATCTAGCGCTACCAGGCTTGTTTTTAGAAGAGCCTTTTTTTCTTTCGCTAGGTTTAGATGGAGTTTGAGCAGATGACTTTGGACCAGGCCTAGCGGCATCTATAAATTCAAAACCAAAATTATTAGGATTGGTAATACTCATCTATATATTATACACTTAACAGGCAAATTAAATCAAATTTAAATTAGCATAACGGATAGAACATTATGCTAATCTTTTTACCACGTAGGGTCTCATCCGAGCGTACCGTCGCAACGGGCTACATTTTTTATAGATATCTGTATCTAAAATTATTATACATTTGTAAAATTTGAATTTGTGAAAGAGCAACGTTGTATGAATTGGTTACACCAATATCTAAATTGTTAAGGTATCTTTTTCTTTGGAAGGCATATCCTGGTGAGCCTTTTGATCTTCTAGATTTTCCAAAGCATAAAAAATTATAATTAGATCCAACATTTTCTGAAGTCCAACTTGTGGCTGTTGTGGGGTAAAGTAATCCATTTTTTTTAAGAAATCCTGGGGCTAATGGAGTTTGATTTAATCTAGCATTTAAAGTTTGTCTATTTGGCGTATCAACATCTTTTCCAGGCCTAATGCAAGGATTAAATTTAAGCATTGCTGTGGTTTCTAATTGGCCATTTATATATATTTTATATGTTCCACTTTGTCTTGTAATTGAAAGCATATACATTTCGCCAAATTTATACTTGTAATCTGTCATAAGAGTAAAATTTCCATAACCAAATTGACTTGTCCATCCGTGTCCAAAACTAAAAACAAAACTAAAAGGTTCAAATTTTGATTTATATGTATTATTTCCGTTTATATTATAATAAGGAGATCTATACCCGATATGAATATCTTTATTAACTTCTCCACCAGAAATTCTTGCAAATATTCCTCTTTTTTCTCTAACAAGATAATTTGTTGGAGATGTATGAGCTATTGGTCTTTGGAGTTTAATGAATGTATTAAATGTAAAATCTCCATTTATATTAATAAAATAAGCACCATCATTTCTTCTTAATTTTAAAAGTGGAGCAACAAGGTCTTGAAGATTTTTTCCTCTCACCTCAGCAGCTCCATTAGTAAGAGTAGCATAAATTAACTCACCATATTTTTTTAAATGCTCAACATCATCATTGTTGTTGTATTTTATATATCTGTATGTGTTGTTGGCAAATTCAGCTTTTCTAGTATTAAATGGTGTTCCTGGAATCTTTTGTCTAACATCTATATTTGGAAATGTTGGTATTATTCCATCTAATTGATAATTTCTTAATTCTTCTAAAAAAACTGGATCAAGATCTGCTGTGCCTTCTGTTAGATTTAAATATAATGAAATGTTTGGTGGAGTTTCATTTCCAAGTGCCTCTCCACCATCTGGATTAGTCCAATCTACATCATATTGTGGGTAACAATTCACAGCATTACCACAATTATTACTTTTTATAAAAATATCAGTATAATCTCTTTGATTTGAATCTCTAATAACCCAAGCTCCAGCACCATTATCAAAAATCGCCATATCTTCATCATCATCTTTAATGAAATAACGTCTATTATTAACTAAGCTTGGATTTACAGTTTGACTATATATTCCATTAACATAAGACAGAGAACATCCTGATACTAAAATTTTATATCTTTCGTTTTGAATTTCTTTTTTATAAAAAATTGGATCAAAAAGAAAAGTAAGGGCATTTTGTGTTACTCCTGTAGGTGGATAATCAGAGTTTGATTCGTGCCAATTAATTAAATCAAAAGAAGTATATGATATATCATCTATTGATGGTTCATATAGCGTCCAAGCTGATGTTTGCCATTGAATATACCTGCCATCTGACCCATTAAATGTTGCAGTTCCACCTGAACTTCTTGTATAAACTCCATTTCCAATTCCTCCTCCAGAAAGAGTTACTTTGCTAATAAAATTTGGTGGCAAAAGATCTATATATTTTTTTTCAATTAATTTTCCACTTCCACCTTTTGTGGAATTAATTTTACCGCTTCCGCCTTTGCCTATTTTAATATTCATTTTTTATATAATTCTTTAGAGATATCATCAGCAGAACCCATAGTTGGTGTTTCTGGATATTTTGTAGGCAATTCTCTACTATCTAAATTTGGCTCAGAACAAGATATTAATAAAAATAGTGGCAATATTAATAATAGTTTTTTCATAATAACTATTACACGCTTAAAGATTGTTCTATTAATTTAGCTTCAGCATCTCGTCTGCGACTCATACCCTTTTCTATGCTTCCACCAATCCATATTCTTTTCATGCTTCTTATTTGGTTGGCTATAAAAGATAGAGCTTTTTGATCAAAAGTATTTGTTATTCTCATACCGTCTCTTATTAATTTCATTTCGCGGCGGCGATCACCTTCTAAAGCTGCTCCTCTATTAAATACAAGACTAACCAATCCACCTTTGGCATCTTCTGGCATTTTATCAAAGTTAGGAAAAGTATCTTTTGTTAAATTCCAAAACTTAGTTACTGTTTTATTATTGAAGACTTGCAAAGATAATTCCCAAGGAATAGTTATATCCCTTAATCCTCTAATAAGATTCTTAGCGTTGTATCCTTTGATACCAACTACTTTATATAATCTATCAAAGATTTCTTTAGGAAGATCTTTCCAATCTTCGCTAAATTCTGCTTTATTTACATAGCCTAAATCGTAACCAACACCAATTGTAACTCCACTTTGACCTTCTGGCCAAGCTGGATTTTTTAAAAATTTATTATAATAGTTTTCTCCACCGCCAACTTCAAATTCGAGAATAAGATCTAAGGATTTTTTACTTAACATATTTATATAGGATAATCTGTTCCATAAAATCTAATTATTTTCCAACCAGTTTTGCACATTACAAAAAATCTATAATAATGATTGTTTACGAATGACGATGGTCCAATGCTAGTTATATTAATAGTACCATCTCCAAGATTAGAAATCGAATCAGTATTTATGGTACTTCCATTTTTTGCTCTTATAACAATATAATTATAATTAAAATCTACTCCCCCAAGAGAGTTTAATATTGTGGTTGGATCAAGTCCAAGAGATGAGCAACTGCTAGCAAAAGAAGAATAATCAAAAGCTATATTATTAAAAGTAACACCATTAGGAGCATCATTTCCTGATATTTCAATTAATTTATTAATATTTTGATATCCACAAGTTGAACGTAATGATATTTTTGCAGGACTATTATATTTTTCTATAATTGCGCCTACTTCTACAGCTGTTGTTTTGTATGATCTTGGATTAAAATATATGAGTGTCCCTGGATCAATAACTGTATTAGATCGATCTGTAATAATAGAATTTTGGTCTCTCCATCCTGCAGCTATAAATCCACCAGTTTTTTTATAATAAGAATTTCCATTGAAATAAATTATATCAGCTGATCCTATAGTATTTGCTGGTGTTAAATCAAAAATTACTCCTAAAGTATTTATTGAACCGCCTTTAAATATATAAATATTATTCGCGTCGTATACTGTTGATCCGCCATCAATTGAATAAGGCTCTAGCTTGGTTTGATTTTGTTTTTTAATTGAAATTTTTCCTGAGCTAAAATTCTCAAAACCAAAACTTTGTGAACCTCCATCAACAGATGAATCTAGTAATAAAACGGGTATACCATCAAAAGTGCTGTTCCAACCAGATTTTGTTGAGTATCTATAAACTTTTAAATTAGGATTAACATTGGCAGTAAAAAATATATCTCCACCTGAAGTTGGTGCATTTCCTAAAAAATTAACTCTAGTTAGATTAGAACAACCACCAAACGCATTCTGCCCAATACTTGTTACGCTGTTGGGAATGGTGATGCTGGTAAGAAATGCTGAATTAGCGAACGCGTAACTCCCAATACTCGTTATACTGTTGGGGATGTTAATGCTTGTTAGCTTACTGCTGTTAAATGCCTCACCACCAATACTCGTCACATTATTTGGAATAGTTATGCTTGTGAAACCACAATTATCGAATGTACGATATGGGATACTTGTCAATCCATTTCCAATGATAACACTGATTAAGCTTGTGCATCCAAAGAAGACATTTTCTCCAATGCTGGTGACACTATTTGGAATATTAATGCTTATTAAACTGATGCAATTAAGGAACGCAGACTCTTCTATGGTTGTTATATTGGCGCTTAGAGTTACTGTAGCTAGATTAGAGCAGCTAGTAAATGCATAAGGAGCAATACTAGTTACAGTGCTTGGCATAGTTAGACTAGTTAAGCTAGTACGAGAACTAAATGCGAAGTTACTAATTCTAGTCACACCACTTCCAATATCAACACTAGTTAATGTTAAGGTTCTATTATAACTAGATTGACCAATAATTGTATCAGCACTTGTAGTTGATGACCCATTGCTATAATAGAATGTTGATAAGGCCATATTATTATTTTAATTATTTATTTTATCTATGGTCTTGTCTAGTATATTATCTTGAGCTACTTTTTCTTTTAGCCAAGAGTTAAGAACTCCAAAATAAACAAGATGCTCGCTATCAATTAAAAACAATTCATTACCGAAAGTATCCTTATAAGGTTTAATTCCAGAATCTTCATTTAGATCAATTGCTTTTTCTTTTTTAAATTTAATTCTATACATTTTAATTAAATTATTATATCGTTCGCGCGCTTGGCGAGTAATAAGAGCATCGTCACCAAGGAAAGAAATCAATCCACCATTGTCTTTATCATATTGTTTTGGCGTTGTAGCATCATAAGAAGATTTATCATCTTGTATTTTATTAGGGGTGACCGTAGCACAACCAATAAAAAGAAAATTAAGAGCTAATATGCTTGCGAGCTTCTTCAAGATCTTTGTCCTTTACTGCATTTTCAATTCCACTTTGATGATCAACTTCTTTTTGAGCTTCTTGACGATCTTTCATTTCTTTTGTGTTCTTTGCTCCGAACACATTATTGATCGCTGCGAATATTCCAGATACTGCTGATAGTAAAGCTTGGATTATTCCAGTTGGCATATATTACTCAACGTAACTTGCTGTGGCATCTTTACAACCAGATGCAATAGCATTTAATACTTTAATAGCGAGAGCACCATTTCCATCAACTCTAGCAAATTGCACAGCATACATATCTTTGATTGCACTAACGTAATTTACCCAATGAGTTTTTTCAACAGGAAGATAATCTGTAAGAGCTTTTTGAAGTTGATCAGGGGTTGGAGCAGATCATAATGTTAAAGATTCAACAATAACTGCAACATGATTAATCATCTTAGCTTTTTCAATTCTATCATTTCCAGAAGTTGCTTGGTCAAGAACAACTGTGCAAGCTAATATTACCGCTGGTTTAATATAAGGAAGAGCATTTTCAACACTTGCTGGTGCGTCAATTTTACCAGTTTGAGTTGTAGCACAAGCTCCAAGAAATACGCTCAAAAGAGCAACGGCGGCTAATTGTAATTTATTCATATATTTTCTCCAGTTCTTTTTTCTGCTTCGATTGTTTGAGCTACTGTTCCACCAGTAACTGCTGCATCTTTTACTGTTAATGCAAAAACTATACCAGAAACAACAGCAATTAATTTCGAAATTCCAATAATATAAACTTCTGCTATGTCTGGAAGAAATGCTACCAAGGTAGGATCAGAATGAATTGCTATTGCGGTAGTAATTGCTATTACTGTGGTAACTCCAGAAGTGGAAGATCTCCAATTGGGGCCAAAGATTTTAGATAGCATAGCTTTCATAATATATTACACTATATTATATGTGTTAAAAATTAAAATATCAATACTTTCTTTTGATTATTGATATATGAGTATATTAAATTTCCACTTGTGTAAATGCCTCTAGAACTAGCAGTATCTGTATCAAGGTCAAAGTTAAAATGCAAATTAGCAATTTTATTAGAATTAATATTTGAGCTATATTCTATAGCATCAAATTTACAACCACTAAAGATGAATTTAGTTGGGTAAACGTCATTCTTGTTTGAAGCAAAATCTACTACTATGTTATAATTATCATTTCTATTTAAAGTATCAAAAAATGAACCTTGGAAACTTTCTTTTGTTAATAAATTTATATTCAATTTACCATTAACTGGAAATTCTATTTTTTTGATAATTGGAAATTTATAATTAACGCTTTTATAATTTTTTCTATTAAAATTTAAATCAAAATTTAAACCTTGCACAGTATCATTGTAAAATTGAATATTACTAAGAGTTCCATAATTAGCAGTTATAGCTCCACCTACTTGATTAAAACTTGAATCAAAATAATAAGTTGTATTTGGGATTGGTACATCAACTGATCTGACACTAACTCCATCTTTGAAATAAGTAACAGTCTTTCCGTCGTATTCTATTCTAAATTTTGTTGAAGTTGTATAAGCTCCAAAACTAGTTATAAGTGAGCCAGTTTCATAAATATTAAAAGTTGCAGCTGCACTCGTATGGAAAGCATAATTTATTGTGTCATAATTAGCGCTTGCAGTTGGATTTGTACTTAAACCAAACATAGCTCCAGCTGTGGTTTGATTAGCATTTACCTCAAGATACATATTATTATTATAACCTATGCTAGAATAAGCTTCCGCATCGCCCCAAGTAGTTCCAGCAATTTTTGTAAATACATTTCCAACTTTACTCATATTTACTGTAGTTATATTTTCAGGAATTAAACTAATAATATTAGTTGAGCCATTATTTGGACTTCTATAAAAAGTAACGGTTGCATCTCCTGGCAGGAGAATATTTTCTCCACTCAAATTTGATTGAATATAATTTAAATTTTTTGGAATGATAATTGTATCTGTATTTGTTTGATTAATCCCAGATTTTAAGTCTAAGAATGTATACTTTACTCCAGAACCGCTATTATAAAAAGTGATATTGTCTGCACTATAATTTTGAGTAACTAATGGCAAATTTCCAACTGAAACATCAAAACCATAAGTATTTAAAGTGCAATTTTGAAAATGAAGCAAACTGTAATTTTTGCTATTTTTATCTATTACATCTTCGATTGTTGTTGGCTTAATAAGAGAGCTTGATACTGTTGCATTTTCTGAATTAATATCATTCTCGTCTTTATTTATAACAAGATAAAAGTCTTTATTATTAGATAAAAGATTATTTGTGCATAACCCAGAAAACATTGGTAAATATCTTCCAGAAAAATGATTAACATCAAAATTTAATCTATTCTCATTTGTAATTCCATCTGGAATATAAGAAAAATCAAATGTTACTTGCGGATTTGCGGCTACTCCTCTAAATATATATTTTTTAGAAGCCATTCCATGCAATTCAACCGTATTACTATTTATTCCATAATTGAAATTTTGTATCTTCTCTAGTCTTTTTAAAATTTTATAATTAGCAAGATAATAATCGTTACCGTTTGAATACTCTCCAGAATATGGAGCTACAAATAGTCCTTGAGTATTGTAAATGATCCTATTTTTTGGCATGAACCTTAATCCTTGAATAGGATTACACTATATTTTAAAATGAATTTTAGTTGAATGGAAACACTCTAAACGAACCTGTATTATATAAATTTGAAGCATCTCCAGAAGTTAAAGAATAATTTTTCCAAAATCCGCAGTTTCGAATAATTGTTTTAGTATTATATTCTGTACTAGCAACTGGAGTCCCATTACTTCCGTTTGGACTTGCTCCTATTCCGAATCCTTTATAAGCTGATCCAAAAAACTTAGATCCTGGGGCAGTATATTTTCCAGATCCTTGAAGTATTCCATCGATATAAAGAGTAATCGCTTTATTGAAAGCGTTATTTACTCCTACTATTTGATGATAACCAGTATCGGTTATTGGACTTAAAGATCTTACTCTTGTCCAACTGTAGGTAGATGGAGTATGAGTTGAAAATGAAAATGTCAAATAATCTCCAGTATTTGTATAGTTCGAATTTGTATATTCAAAATGAAATCCTAATTGACCAAAAGGACTGCCAAGTAAAAATTGACTGTTTGAAGCATTATTAATGTTCAAACGTTTTGTTTCAAAACTTATAGAAAAATTTTGATTTAAAGTCGCTGGTTCAACTAAATTTGAGCTATAATTAACAAGAGAAGATGTTCCACCAGCTACATAAGCTCCAGATGATGAAAATGTATTTGGTCCAATGCTTGTGAAATTATAATCGCCATATGTTGCATTTGAGTTTGTTGTAAAATTCCACCAATTAGAAGCTTGAGGTAAGCTGGACATATTTTTTACAGAATATGTGCTTCTGATTTCTGAAGTGCTCCAGCTCGATAGAGGACTTCTAGCCCATGTATTTTGGTCAATACAGTAATAAACATATTGTTTATCAAAAGCTAAACTTCCTTTTGTGCCTGGAGATGTTGTCGATACAGGAGAACTAACCAAATTCACATCTCTATTTAATGTTTGATCTAAAATTAGTCTATACCCAGAGATAACCAATTCATTAGTATTATTATTGACTACTAACTGTCTATTTGGATCATTATAATAAATTGTATTTAATTGACTCATATTAATGATATTCCAGCTGTTGCTGTTACACTTATCCATCCAGTATAATTGTTATTTTTTATTCCTACTATTTTTAAGGCTACTGGAGCAGTTAAACTTACAGTAGAATCTGCATTGTCAAATTTTTGGCCATTATATCCAGTAATAAAAAGAGGTTGATTGGTAGAAGAAATATTTTTAATTGTTAGTGTTTGAGTATCAATAATGTCTGGTAAATATCCAGTATATTGTTTAGAATCATCAGAAGTAAAAACTGTTAATGAGCTATCAATAGTAAAATTTTGATTTTTGTATAAAGCGTAATTTGTGTAAAGATTTTTATTTTCGTAAGCGTCGCCGCTAATTCTAACATATCTAGTATCTAATTGACCCGACTGGGTTAATTGGGCTGTAAATACTTGCAATCCATTAAATGTACGCATACAACTTTATTACACGGAAAATTAAACTTTGCTATAATATAATAAAGAGGCTAAATAATTTGTTATTTGATGCTCTGAGGCTAACTCTTGTATAGCATTTACTTGTTCGAAGTTTTTATCGAAAGGTTTGTCTATATAATCTTTAATTTTAGAGTTCCAGTTTTCTGGGATTTCATTAGCTATGATGATTTCAGTTAAGCTTTCGGAGTCTTCTTTTTGTTGATTAGTTAGCTTTTTAACGTTAAATTTCTTTCTAAGTGCAGATTTAACTTCTTCTTCAAGGGTTTGACTAGCTAAGATGTTTTCTTTAATTTTAGATAATGAGAAATTCGCTTTAACTTTCGCGCCTTTTTGCCCAATTGGAGATGCATTTTTTGTGCTTTGTGGAATTCCAGTGGTTCCAGCTGGTCTTCCAGACTGTTGCGCTGATCCACCTATAATTGGTTGATAAAGACCTTGGTCTCTTAAATCTTTAAATTTTTGTTGAGATTCTAAAGACTCTTCTTCAGTTGGTAATCTGCCTTTTTCAATTGCTTGAATACCTTCTTCTGGAGTAAGCACTCCAAGTTCCATTAGTCTATTATAAACTCTAGATAATTGAGTGTCATCCTTAAGATTCATATCTTGAAATTTAGGCACTGGAAAGTTTTTAAAACCAAGATCCTTACTGATCCTTCTGATTTCTGGAATTAAAAATTCATTAATAAACACTTCTCTGCCTTGGTTTAATCTTTCTACAAAAACTTTAACTTTGATACTTTGATTAGCGAATTTTTCACTTCCAATCAAAACATTATTTAAACCAATTTGGATATCTTTATCTACCACTTCATATTTTTGTGGTCCAATAAGACTGGCTATATCTGGAATCACAAACTCAGCCTTGGTTGTATAATCAGCTATAAGAACTCTACCAATACTTTGATTTTCAAATAAAGATTGCATGGCTTGTAAGTTTTTTGGATTTACTCCACCTTTATCTGGTTCTGCGCCCATAGTTACCAATAAAATTGCTTGTTGCATGGTTCTTGTAACTGCCATATCCATTTTTTTCATTTCAAGTTTCCAATTAATATCATCAAGGACTGGGAATCCCATTGGAACAGAAAGAGGTTCGTAATCTTGCTTTTTGTAGAAAACTGCGGCTAATTTTGTTTTATCCAATGGGACAAGTATATAAGAACTATTTTTATTTTTAATTTTTTCTTTAACATCTGCTGGTAAAGAATTGTATACTTCTGTATCTTCATCTGTTTTTGGGCTTCTTAATCTTTCTAATTCGTAATCACTTAATAATTTATAATAAACATTAAAAGCATAATTAACTGTTCCGCCAACATAGATGTCTGCAGGATTAACAATGGCATATCTTGCTGGTAATTTAATAGAGCCATCTTCCGCTATAGTTTTTAATTTAGATCCAAAAGTTTGAGTGACTTTTAAAAATTGCTCTGGACTCAATACGGTATCAAATCTATAAACAAACACGTTTCCACTTCTGTAGTATTCCCTAAAAAATTGATCAAGAAAGCTAGCTAAATTAATTTTTTTAAAATATGCCTCAAAAAATTCTCTTGATTTTTGACTTCCGCCAGTAAGATAAATTGGGCTACTTGAAAATTCGGTCATTAAATCTATGGTGTTTCTGAAAATTGCTACATTATAATATGCTTTTTGACATAGTATGATCGCATCTCTTATGTCTAGAGTTGAAAGATTTTTAACGTAATTAGAATATCTAAAAGGAATTAAACCTTTATCAATATTTGCAAATCGATCAGTTCTCTCTATTGTTGACGAAGCGTTCCTTCTAAAAGAAGACGTAGAAGCTCTAATTTCTGATATTTTTGCTCTTTTACTATCACTATTAGATTCGCTTCCGTATACCATTAACGGAATATTTTCTTGAATTGAAGCTTTTGTTTCTTGTATTTTTTTATTCTTTTTACTCATAAAATCGTATATATTACACTTAATTGATCATTATAGGTGAAAAAGTGCTCGATATTTGATCAATTGGAGCGGTCATTATATCATAATAGGACTTTAAGCCCCAATTTGCTAATAAAAGTGCAGAATAATTATCTTTTCTTGCTTTATTTGAAGATGAACTTCTTTTTAAATGTTGAGGTAAATCAAAAGACTGAGTCCCTCTAGCTGTGGAAGAGTGCTCTACAAGAGTGCATTGCTTTTTAGTTTGGTATATAAAATCATCTTGATTTTCAATAAAATCTAAGGTTGACCAATCCTTTTTGTCTTCAGTTTTCATTAATTCGATAGGTATATTTTGGCTAAATTGAGATTCAAAGAAGTTATCGTTTGCACAGGTTTTGCTCGCAAACCATATCTTTTTATAATCAATAGACGCTTGTAAATATTCGTTTGCTTTTCGAATAAAATTACTTGTAAAAACTTGATTGAATGCTATTCTTTTATTTTCTAAGTTATATAAATTTCTGGCTCTTCTAACTTCTTGGTCATAGTCTAATCCTTCTAAATCTGAATTGAACTCAAAACTATTAATTAGTAAATTATTCTTTTTAAACATTTCTGACTGATTACAGGCGGATAAGAATACATCTGCGCCAGCATTATCTAAAATCATAAATACAATATTAAAATTAGTCATGATGTAATATAAATAATTAACGTGATTTTTTAAATTTCCTAACCCAGCATAAGTATGCACTAGTGCGCCAGTTTTATTTTCTTCATCAATTTCCATTACTGCCATAGCAAAATAATCTGCATTTGGACTATCGCTCATATTAGGATCAATACCGAGAATATATTTTTTCCCAGGAATCCCTTTCATTAAAGTATGAGGAGTTTCTCCATTTTTAATTGTACAATCTTCCATTTTTTTTGCACTAAAATAACTATCGCTACCATCAATAAATCTTGCACAATATTCTCTTAGAAAGCTACTATGACTTGATCCTCCATTTTGAGCTTCTTCAATAATAGTCTTATCTATCATTTCTAATGGAAGAGCTTCATAACTTAATTGAGAAATAAAATAAGATGCCTCTGTCTCCTCTTTGCAATTGATTTTTTCTATCCATTCATTATATGTTTTATAAAGATTTTCAAAAGTATAGCTCGCAGAAGAAAGTGCTATCATTTTACTATTGTTTTCAAATACAATTCTATCTTCTTCTTTCATTAATCCATCTTTTATTAAAGCATCTTCTGTTTCTCGAATTTCCATTCTCTCTTTCATGTTTTGTGGCGCAACTAAAAATGGCATCAAAACAGTTTTAATAATGTCTTCTGAAAGAAGTAAAAACTCATCTAATACAAGTACATTTGCTCTGAATCCTCGAATTTTTTCTCCATTCAAAGGTATTGCGACTATACTTCCACCATTTATAGCCCATTCATATTGATCATTTCTTTTACTTTTGGAGCCAAAAGCTTGTTGAAGAAGTTCTGCTCCTTTGCTATTTACAATTTTTTCTAAATTATTAAATATAAATCTGGCAGTTCTAAAGGTTGGTCCTGCAATTAAAATTTTTGTATTGGGTTCGAAAACGCATTGAAGAAAACAAAAAACTGCTGCTACAAAACTTTTTCCACAACCTCTACCCCAAACGCACATATTAAAATTTCTAGTCATTAGAGCTTTTAAATGGATTTCTTGATATGCTGCTAATTTTATACCGCTAATAAGTTCTGTGGTAAAGCCTAAGTTCGCTCTCAAGAATTTCGCTAAACTAATTTTTGCTTCTTTATCATTTAAGATGCCTTTTAGTTCCATTAATTCTTTATTAATGTCATGTTGCTCTTTTTTATATTTATCTGGAGAATATATCATAAAAGTTTTAGATCGTAAGCAAGTTGAAGATCTATTTCCCTGTAAAAGCAATTTGATGTAAAAATTGACTCAATTACCCTAGTCATTTCTACTCTTCCGTCCACAAAAAGAAATTGTAAATTATCATAATTTTGTAACAACTCTCTAACGTTATGGAATATATATTCTGGCGTAGCTTTAATTTTTTTACTAATGTGCGGAAGATATTGAAAGCTAAGGGCATTGGATAGTTTTTCCTCTACCACTACTACTAAATAAGCTCCGCTTTTCTTCGCTCGTTCTATTTCGTTTTTAAATCTATCGAAATTTTTAACACTTAAGGTACTAATAAAATCGCTTAGGCTTTTTCTTTCTATAAAGCATTTACAATTATTATTACTGCAAGAATAATCTCCAAATGGTAATGTTTTAATTTCAAATTTTGCATCAAACTTTAACCAGCTTTGCTCCCTTGTGTCAACATAAATGATTGATTTTTTATTTAATTTATTTTTAAATTGATCAACTATATTATTAGTGTGAATAAATTTATTTTTTAACCCTAGATCGGCGCAAACATCATAATAATCATTGAATATCTTGTTATAAAATATAATTGATGGACACATTATAGTTCTTAGTTCTACCTGAGAAGGACTATATAATAGATTTTTATCTTGTTTTCTTTTGAGGATTAATGATTTACAATATTCTTGGGCTTTTTCAATTGGCTGTTGTTTAAGCCATTTTTTCATATTATTTTTATCATTAAAATCGCTACTTAAATACTGCTCTTTGGTTTTAAAATTAATCAGTTCATTTGTTAAAAGGTCTCGTCTTTCAAAATACGTTTGATAGTATTTAGCTTTATTAAGCTTGTACCCTTTTAAAGACATATGTAAAGATTTTTCGTTTGGGAATTCTTTTCCATCTACTTTGCAAATAACTGACATAATTTTATCCGTTTAAAATATCTTCTTCAGATATTCCTAAAATTTTACATTTTAATTCGTCCATAGAATCAAGTCTATTTATCTCTGTTTTAACAATGGCTCTTCTTAGCTCTGCCATCTTTAATAATTTCTTTCTAGACTCTTCTTGCTTCCACATTTCTACAAGATTCAATATACTAGCATTATCTTTTATCTGCTTGCTTAGTCTGTCACTTCTTTTAACTTTTAAATCATTTAATAGTTTTTGTTGACGATTTACGCAATCATTGTATTCTTTTCGTGCTGTGCTACTGGCTTCTACAATTGCCATTGGAATTCTTCCATCTTCTTGAGTCGCTAAATCTATTTGATTTTGCAAAGCTGTAATAGTTTGTTGAATTGTGGACGATATAACTACTTCTGTGGCGAGAACAATATACTGATCAACCTCTTCTTGAGTTAAATCACTTTTGTCATAGGTATATCTTAGAAAACTACTTTCAAAAAGATCTCTATCATTTTCATCACTATAAAGATTGATTTGATGCGTGAATCTATAAGTATTCATATAGCCAATTAAAGCATTGACTTCTTTCTTTTGCTTTGGGGTAATTTTTTCTTTGTTAATTCCATCTAATATATATTTATTAATTTTAACAATAGTTCTTTCTTCGCTCCTTGGAGCTTTATAAGCTTCTGTGCTTATGCTGTCGTTACTATCGTTAAGATATCTAATATTACTTGGGATACTTTTCATGTAATCCAGAATAGTTCTAGTTTCTTGACTTAAATTTGTAAGTGATTCATTTTTAAATAATATTTTAGCTATCTCAATTCCAGTCATAGTTGCACAATTATTACTAATGTATTCTTTTTGATCTTCTGTTAGCTCTATAAGTCCCTTAGCCTGATACTCATGGCTTTTCCTTGGTTTGATTTTTCTAGAAGCAAGAAAATTCTTAACAGCTTTCCCTTCTTTGCTTCTTCCATCTAAGTCATCCCTATCAAAAGCTAATTTAACTAACTCATTTAATGAAGGTGGATTATCTGGTCTATTATTCCATTCCTGCAGCATCTTTAACTGCTGCTCTTCTGTTAAGATAGCAATATCTTCACTCATATTAGTCTATGTCTATTTCGCCGTTGTATAAATATTTCTTAACTTTGGTTATGATTAACTTTTTTAAGTTTTTAACTTGCTTGTATCCAATTTTTCTATTTTTTTCTGTGGTTTTATACCCCATAATTTTTGCTGTATCTTCTTCAGACTTATGTTCTATAAAATGTAAAGAATAAAATTTCCATTCTAAGGGTTTCAAAATTTGTTGCATTTTTTTATGTATATTTTCAGCAGTCTTTTCTATGTTAATGGAGTTATGTGGTATGTTATGGACTTCTTGACTATGATTTTCTAAAGCTACTGGCAACTTAATATTGCATGCTGATTTTTTACTCTTCTCCCATTTTGCATACAAAGGACACTGACTGCATTGTGTTCCATAAATGTTACAACCATCTTCTTGATCTGCTGCAGCACATTTTAAACAGGGTCTTGAATAATTTCCATAAGTATTTCTAATAAGATTTTTAATTTGATTGCTTGCTATTCTATTAATCCATGGGGCCAAGGGCTGTTTTTGATCATACATATCCCATTTTTTATAAATATGTATTCTTAATATTTGAGCTACGTCATTAAAATCCATCCACGCCAAAGCAGTAAGGCACCATTTGTTTTTTCTTTTATCAATTTCTTTATTTATCTCTACTATCTTGCTTTCAAATGAAGCTTTTTCGAGATTCATTTTCCTTTTTTACTTCTTTTAATTGATCCCGCTTCTTTTGCAAAATCTTCTAATATTTTCTTTTTTGAAAGCTTTTTGCTTGGCGCTCTGTTATTAAATTTAATATTTTCTTCATTATTGTCACTAGTACCAAGTAAAGATCCCAATTTTACAGATTTATTCTTAGGAATATCTAGGTCTATTTGTAGGTTAGATATATTAGGTACATAATTCAAATCTTCACCTTCAGAATTATCATCGTGGTCATAATCTGCTTCTATGTTTAGATTTTTGACTTTACTTTCTATTTTTTTAACTTCTACTTTACTAGAAACAGATATATTATTATATGATTTACCACAATTCGAGCAAAATAATGGTGGTTTTATAGAATATTCTGTTGGTCCACCGCAAGAGGTACAATATTTTTTCATTTAATATAATTATATATTAAATATTAATATAAATCTAATTTAAATTAACCCAATGTTAAAAGATATTTTAATCTATTTAAACTGCCAAGTATCTCGTCTCGCGTATTTAATAAATCTGAATCTCGAGCCTCATCAAGCATATCATTTAATCCAATCAAAAATTTAATATATGAATCTGTTGCGGTACTAAAATTCAAATCAGAATAATTTGACATTTCAAGATTAAACTTAGAAGCGGCGATTACTCTGCCATATTTACCCATGTATGTTTCAATAAAAGTATCTATGCTTTCATCTAAGCTCTCGTAAATTTTTCCAAAACTTTTATGTTGTGAGAATGAAGTTGTTTGCCAATGAAATATTTGATATTGTTTTTGCATTTGTAGCATAGAAGTTTGAATAAGTTCCCCTTTACCATCTACTTCTGCTTTAATTTCTGAGACTTTTACTTCTTCTATTTTTGGTTCTTCAATTTTAACTTCATTGATAACTTCTGCTGGTGCAGTTACTGCGGTATGAACTGGTTCAGCAACTGGCGCTTCAATTTTTTCCTCAACTACTGGCTCTACTTTAACTTGTTTATCAGCTTCTTCTTGAGCCTTTTTCTCTTTAATTTCTTTAATCTTATCTGAGAAGTCAACTTCAATACTATTTCTGTCTGCTGCTTTGCTCTTCTCTTTTGGCTTGCTATAAGTATTCAAGCAAATTGCCACTTGTTGTTTATTTTCCATTTTAGGATTATCTTTATTAACTTTGTGCATGCAACGATTCATGTAGTCGTTTTGTTTTTCGTTATCCTTGGGCTGGGGAATCGGCATGTATGTTATTACACATGTTTATATACTAGTGTAAGAAGAGATATGACCATTTCTACTAGTTTAATTTGTTTTGCTGTGTTAGTTTATATATATTATTTAGTAGAGAGAGTTAAGTAATATTAATAAATTTGATATTTTTGGTTTAAATAAGCTTCGACTTGTTGGCGTTCTATAGTTGTTAGGACTCGATTGTATACGATTACTTCTGCTACTTTTCCTTTTAGGTTAAAAGTTCCAGCTGCATTTTGTTTTCCTATATAAAGAGTTTCATCTCCTCCTATTGAATTGCTATAAGTATTAGTAGGATCAGAATACATTAGTTGACCATTAACAAATGATTGCCAATCATTATTTGTGCTTTTTACAGAATAAAGAGTCCAAACATTTGTAATAGTTACTGGTGGCGTAATCTCATTTTTTCTTAATCTTGTTGCGAAAGCATCATAAACATTACAATCTAGACCATAAGGATAATGAGTTTGAGCCGATACATAAGTATCTTCTGATCCACCAAAGTTTCCAAATATTGGTCCATTGTCATCACCAGAACCACAAACATCTTCTACATATTGAACTGAAAAAGCCGTTGATCCACTTGCGCCAAGAGGATTTATTGAAATCGAGAATACTCTTTCAATATAATCAGACATTGATGTTAGTGATATGGTCGGTTTGCTATTCAAATCCGAGGTATTATAAATAGGATTATCGGAAAAAGGTGTTGCATTGTTTCCATTATTGCTTTGATCTGCCCAAGCTGTTACAAGAAAATCTCCATATTCTGATGTTGTCACAGATCCAGTTGGAAGTGTCCCATTTGCAACTCCTATATATGTGCTAGATGGAGATCCAGATGAAAGATTATTTGTCCAAGAACCAGATGGAGCAGAAGACTTTAGCGGTCCCGTAGAAATTAAAAATGGATAGGGCGAATTTGGATCCACCTTATATAAAAACCAGTTTGTAGAAGGAGCCCCAGAACCATCTCCTGTTGATATAAAGTAATCTGATCCAGATGCATTAAAATAAAAAAATCCATTATCGCCATCGTATGAATATAAATTGTACGTTCTATTTGCAGAAGAGTGCGTTCCAGTAATACCAGATATTGTTATTGTATTTGGCATATTATATACCAAAGACCAGCTAATCCCGTCAGTTGAATTTAAAATAATTATATTTCCAGTACCTTGTGCTATATATCTTAAATTATAAGAAGGCGTATCATCTTGAGAATATGTTATAAAATAACCATTATTCTCACCAAAAGAATAAGAATAATAATTATTAGGATCTGGAGTTCCACTTGCAACAAATGTTTTATTCAAAATACTTGATGTACCTCCGCTAAGTATAATTTGAGAGATATATGTATTTCTAAATGTTGTAACACCAGCATCAGATTTAAGCCAAAGTGATAATCCACCTAAACTTGATGGAAGAAAAGGTGTTCTTGGAATTTTGAAGGTTGTATTTTTTTTAATTATTAAGCTCATATTTATGGTGTTGTAATTGTTATTGAAGGGGACCATCCATTTAATGGAATTGATAAAATGCTGGCTGGATTTGAAGAAAAAAGATTGTTGTTGTCTCCATCATAATAAATTAAGCACCATCCAGATTGAAGTCCGTAAGTTGTTCCATCTTTTGTTAAAAACCAAGTGTAGCCAGTATAACCTGAATCATATCTCCAATCTCCAAAATAACTAGTAAACTGTGCTGGGACTTGGTCTATACCAACGATTGTTAGGGTAGCAGTAGAAAGCGGAAGTGTTGTTGGAGCGGAAATAATATCTCTTTTAACTATAAAAGCCATAAACTATATTACACTACTCATCCAAATAGGTTTTGATATCTTTTATTAGCTTTTTTCTCTTGTTGCGTTCTAAAACTGTTATTAAGGTAGCTAGTGATATTGGAAAAGCAAACCTCAGAAAGAATTGAAGGTGATCTTCTCTACTTAATAAATCAAAGTAATTAATGTAAAGGTCACTTAGCCCCCAAAGTGTGAAAAGTATCGCAGGGACAAAAGTGATAAAAAAGAACTTATCATAGGATTTTAAATTAGCCCACCAGTTCTTAATTTTAAGTAACATATATAAAGCTTACACAACATTAGATTGGAGTTGCTTGATATGGAACTCCATTTGATAATACTGGAGGTATTTTATATTGAGAATCTGTTGGAGTAGACGAAGCTCCAGAAGCTGTGTCTGGAGAACTAAAAGTAGAGAATTGAAATTCTTTTTCCATGTTAACATCATTTTCATTAACTTGTATTTGCTTTGACATGCCGTTAACTTCTAGAGCTACTGGGCTTTTATGTCCTGATACATTAAGCATCATTTCGCCTTTGTCATTTTTAGTTATTTTAATTCTTATTTGATCTTCTGTATAAGAATAGGTTGTTAATAGAAACGCCGCTAATAGTATTATTGTTTTTTTCATAAGGTTTTATATATTGGGGTTTGGAAAACATTGGATTTATTTTTTAAACGTATTTGTTTCATAGTATAACCTACCATCACATACAAAGGCTCTTCTGCATTTGTAGGCTTTGCAGATTTGCCTAGACTTAAAACATATTTATGACTATCATGGCCAATAGGTTCTGCGCGCTGGGTAAAACAAGAACCTTCATCTGTCACATACTCAAAATCCATGCCATAATTATCTATTTGTTGTTTCACTAAAGATGCATGAGGACTATAAACTGTATAAAAAATACTAATTGCAATACAAACGCCCACAATAAAAGGTATCTTATTCATTGAATTGTAAAGACTGAATATCTTCCTTTACCTAAGCATTGGTAATAGTACCTATACTTTTCTTCTCCGACTTTATGAACTCCAAAAACTTCATCTTTAAAATAATCCTTTAAACTAACTGTGTCGTGATCTCCAACATGTTTTTTAATCCAAGTGGAAACTTCACCAACATTTCCTTCAAAGACTACTACTTTTCCATGACTTGTGTATTGCATTTTTCTATTCCACTTGCTGTTTGTATATCTAAATTGTTTTTAGTTTGTTTAGCTATTATTGATCCTATCATACTTAATATAAGAACACAAGCAAAAATTAAAGCATAATGAGTTTTTTCTTGAGCTTTCTTTTTAGCTCTATATTGATGAAAATTAGTTATAAAAGCTTCTGTGTCTCTTTTTGAGGGAAGACTCTTTTCATAACTACTTAATAATAAGTTTCTCATGTGATTATCCATTACTTTATTCTATCTGGCTTTTGTGTCAGATTCTAATATTACACTACCATCTGTTCTTAACAGATTTCTTGTGCTTCCATGTGGATTTTTAATTGTTTTATCTAACGCACTACTAGAATGATTAGTAAAAGCTTTAGTAAAATCAACTAAGAAATAATCATTTGTATCCAATGCTAATATTTTTTTAGAATTTTCTATACCATATTCACCACCTGCTCCTCCAAAACAAGATCCTCTTTTCCAAATAGTAGGATGTTGTTCGTTGTGTGCAGGACAACTAAATACTGTATTTGCTTTCTTTTTTTTACCTGTATATGTAACAGGAATATAGTTAGTGAGATAATATTCTATGTTAGATTTATCAACTACATTTTGAGTTGTGCCACCAAATCTACTATCGCTAATGAATGTATTAATTGTTTGACCATCTGGACCTGGAGGCAACCAGCCATCATTTTCTGCTGCAAATAACAAAATACTTGTACCAACTTGTTTCATGTTTGAAGAACAAGCAGCTTGAGATGATTTACGTTTGACTGCGCCAAAAGCAGAGAACGATAAGCTCATTACAAATGCCATTATAACTATTACAACTGCCATTTCAACTAATGTAAAACCAAAAATTTTTAATAGTCTTGGATGTTTTAAAAGCGTGTTGGGAGTTTGCATTTGTTTCTCCTCACAATTCTAAGACCTATTAAAACACTAGCACCACCTAATAGAAGTGATAATGTAGAAGGTTCTGGAATAACATTTACTACTCCATCTGTGGTAAAACTATTAGCGTCCCATTTCAAATTTGAATTAGCAGTATCTAAATTAGGTAATGCTGCTAGTAATGTATTTACATCAAATGCAGATGCTTCGATTGACGCAAAATTAAATAAATCGTAACTATCATTCATTTGAAATGAGTAATTATCTAATGTTTCAAATGTCCATGATGTACTAGCTCCTAAAGTTAGTAAAGTGCTTACATTAATAGCATCATAGGTAGTACCTCTGGTAGTTGGTGCGCCTAATTGGAATTGGAATGTTCCATTACTTCCATTCAACTCATAAGCAGTTAGCAGACCAGGACTATTGCCAGGGGCCACAGTACCACCATTTAAAGTCAAACCTTGCACACTACCAGAGCCACCTAATGTACCTCCTGTATTTACTAAAACATCTCCTGCGTTTCCATTTACGGATAACAAACTTCCATTGATAGTAGTACTACCAATAGTACCACCAGAATTAACCGTAGCTGTACCAGAATTAAATACAACAGTACCAGCTGTTCCTTCTACTAACAACGTTCCTCCACCTACAGTACTAGTACCCAATAGACTGCCTCCTGATTTTACGTTGAGTCTGCCCCCTGTGTTAACTGTGGACACGCCAGTATTTCCATATACATCTAATGTACTACCATTAACAGTTGTGATACCAGAATTACCACCCAAATTCACTGTAGCTGTACCAGAATTAATAACAGTCTGAGCCACTGATCCACCCACAATCAAAGTACCACCATTAACAGTAGCTTTAGAAGAAGTACCACCTGTTTTCACATCAAAAGTACTGCCTGTGGCAATTGTTGTTTCACCTACTATGCCACTATTGAGTAAACTCCCTCCTGTGAGAGTCGAGTTTCCAAGTAGCCCGCCACTATACACTGTGGCTGTTCCTGCAGACATAGAGAATGTACTGCCAGTTCCTCTCAAGTCCAAGGTGCCTCCTCCTTGTGTTATGGTACCTGCTGTGCCATTCATGTTCACCACAGTACTCACTCCGATGGAAGTGTTGCCAATGATGCCACCACTATCCACTGTCAAGATGCCACTGTTAGCAGCTACTGTGCCAGCTGTGCCTTTGACACGCAGAGTGCCTCCTGCCACAACAGCAGCACTAGAAGCAATCGAGCCAGCAGTATCCACGACAAACGTCCCTTCTTGTATAGTAGTATCACCATTGTAAGCGTTAACTGCTTGAAAAGTTGCTGTGCCAGTGCCTGTTTTGGTTAATCCTCTGAGTGCAGTAGCTGTATTGAACAGTGATCCTTTGAATAGAAAATCACCCACACCACCCAGAAGACAAGTATCTGCAGTGGTGCCCCCAATGTCCATCGTACCATCAAACTGCACAGTTAAATTAGTGCTGTTGTTGAACAATCTTCTGCCACCGCTTGTGCCTGTGGATGGAGTTAATATGCTTGCACTATTAGTAAATTGTAATATTGTTTTATATCCACCATGATTGGTGAAAGTCATGTTGCCTCCTTGATATTGGTTCACAGCATAAGTGGTAGTGGCAACAGAATTAGATCCTGCTAGATCCACAGTGCTCATGTTGGCTAGACTGCTGGACCCTTTAAAACTATTCTGAACAGATAATCCTGTGGTCGAATTGACTATTAGTTTTGAGTTACCATTTGACATGGTTACTACGCCTTGACCTACACCAGTGGTACCATTCACAATGACCGTGCCTCCACCTGTTATTTCAAAACCACCAGCCAGTGTGTTGGTACCATTCATGGTGACAGTTCCTGCTCCTATGTGTTTAACTATACCAGCAGTGGACAGACCTCCTTGTTTCAATTCATTGTTGAATGTAAATGATCCATCTCCTGCCAGAGTTAATGTTCTGGATGTGCTAGAAGAAGCAGTGGTAAGAGAAGCTACATTGTTAAATACCAAACCACCTCCTGCAGTTTGAAACCATGTGTTACTATTATTGGCGTTCTCCACTAATATGTTGAATGTTTGAATGGCAGTAGAATTGTTAGTAATGCCACCACTAGATGATAATGTCTGTGCGCCATTAAAACTATTAATTAAATATGGATTTGCATTGGTTGAAAATGTTATATTTTTTGCAGCTCTAGTGGAAGTCAAGATGACGGTGTTATTATTGACTCCATAATTGCCAAATGTAATTTCATCTGTGGTAGTGCTTGAGCTAGTTGATGAAGGTTGAATTCCATTTGTCCAACTCGTTGGTGATGTCCAGTTTGACCCAGTATTGTTCCAAAGAAATACTACTGCATGAGATTCTTGGACAGCTCCAGACATTAAAAAAGCCGCAATTAATTTTGCGGCTGTGTTTTTTAGTACCTTTTTTAATAGGTTATTTTTCATATATAGTTACTCCTTTTTGTATTCCTCTAAATAGATAGACATTTGATGGTTATTTTTGTTCATTTTATTTTTCATATAAGGTCTTATTTTATTATTATATAATACTTTTGATTAAAGTCCAGCTTTATTTTTTTCATATGAAGCTTCAAAAACTTTATTCTTTTTATTTAAAATTCTAAAAGCGGCTTTAGATTCTTCTTTGATATCTTCATCGCTTACAATCCAATATTTACAAATTGCTTCTGCTTCAATTGGTCCTTCAATTAATTCACATCTTGGAGATTCTCCTTCGAGATAATAAAATGCACAATTTTCACAATCTATTCCTTTTTCTTTAAATGGGTTTTGAGAGGCACTTGCATAGGCTACTCCATTTGCTCCAACGCTACGGTCAAAGTATCCGTAAGTATTTAAATTAACAATAATCTTCAAATAAAGATCTTTTTGCCTTTCGTTAAGTTTCGGAAAGATAAGTCCTTCATTTGGCATAAAATTATATTTTCTTTAATTGAATCTCTGTTTTACCAAGCATATCACCTTTTTTCCATGTCGCCCCATCATTTGTGCATTCGTATACAACTGCATATCCCATATCTTCTGGTAGATCACGAATTTCTTTGACTGTTCCTTCACTTCCATAATGCTTACATTCTGCATTTACATTTCTAACTTTATCACCAACTTGAAACATTGTTGAGGCTATGCTTTGATCTTCTTTATTAAACATTACATAATTATGAATTGTGATCATATAATCTTCAGCAAGCGCTGCCATTTGTTGTAAGAATGGTTCTGTTAGATTTTCTTTAACCATTGGGTCATTTAATTTATTTAAAATATTTTGTGCATGAACTTGAATAGAAGTTATAGATCCGACTATCATTCCATAAAAATCTTCTTTATAATCTTGTAGTTCTTCTTCTGGGCTTTCAATTTCTTCAACATTATTTAATTCTGCAGTCATTAATTCATTTTGATCAAATTCTGTTTGTCCATCCCATTCGTATTGTTCGTTAGAGTAATCTTCTGCTTGAGCTTTTTTAAATGCATCTTTAGTTGGACGATCTGGAGATCCTGGTTTTGCTGGTTTATAATTTTTACCCATTCTTTTTTTCTTTTGCTGAATGTTGTACCAAAGACCTTTGCTCTTTGCTTGAACGTCTATTTCAAAATTAATCTCTTCTTCGCTTCCAGTAATTTTACTAACTGGTTTTGCACTCCACATTTTGCAACTCCAATAATTGGCTTTATATTTTGGACCAGGATTATCGCAACCGTGCCTTGCTCTATAAGCTTTTCGTCTTTCTGGGTTATCTCTTTTGATAGACATATTTGGATCGCCAAAAGTAACTTTAACAATATTACCTTTATCATTTTTTACATAAACGCCGAATTTTTTTTTGCTACCAGAAGGTAATCTAAAAGGTTTATTTAAAGGTGCTTTACCTTTTTTTGCTGCTTGAATTTCGCTACTAAAATCAATTTCCATATTGTTAAATATAATTACACTGTAAAATTAATAAATTTCTAATGTATCTTATAAGCTAGACTATAAAAACGCTTGAAGTATTTGAATTAATAATGATTTTCTTTTTGCAATATAAACTCCCCTGCTGTTTTAAAAAAATATTTATATATATATAATATAATTCGTGTAATAGTTAGTATGCCAAAATGTTCAGCAACACCGATGAGTAGGCCAGCGGGTTGGAATTCTCTTAGTCTTCCAGCTAATCAAGCTCAAGTAGTTAAAACTGGTCAATCTCCAGGAAAGCCAGCTACAACTCATCAAGTTCCAAGCTGCGGTGTTATACAAATAAAACATAATACTACAGATAAAGTATTTATATGTTCTACTGTAGATATCAAAAAAACTTTACAAGGATTTTATAATCAATTAGGTGGCGGTGGTGGCTGTGTTGTTAATCATCCAAAAGTAATTGATTGTTTTAATGGTGGTAATGGTACATCTAGCCCTATAAGAGTTTGTGGTGGTTTTCCAACTGCTGGTGGTAATTTTGTTGGTAATGGTGGATCAGTCCATTATAGCTTACCAGTATATAGTCCTATAAAATCTCCTGGACCAATAGCTTGTGGAGGAGCCTTTAATTATCAAGCTCCTTATTCCCAAGGCGGAGCGAGTAATGGTGTCACTACAACAAGACCATCTAGACCTTCCAACAAACAAAATTGGACTGTTGAATGGATGATAAGAAGAGATGCTAAAACTACTTCAATGACTGATTTAAGTAATTGGGAGATCGGTCTTAAAAATACTGTTCAACCAGCATTAAATGGAGATAAAGGCTCAAATGGAGCATACAATTTTTGTGGACCTAAAGTTCCTGGTGGCGGTGGAGGCACTTTTCCTGGTGGATTTTGTGGAACACCTGTTAAAAAAGGTGGTGGATTTTGTGGAACTCCTAACATCCCAAGAAGAGGAAACGGGAGTCCAGGAGGAGCTGGAACTATGGGATCTGGATGTGGTGGAGGATCAAGAAGCGGCCCTAGTAAATCTGCTATGTTTGAAGCAGAACATCCAATTAGAAAAGGCAATCCGTATGCTGATGTTTCAGGTGGAAGATCTCCTGTACCAGTTAAAACAAGAAATATTTTAAAATCCGTGCAAGTTTGTTCTGATGCCGATAGAAAAGTTTTTTATCCTAATCTTCCTAATCTTCCAAATTCAAATTATATACCAAAAAGTAATGATAGATCTTCATCTAGAAAATTTCCCGCTCCAGGCGGAGGTAATATTGCAGTTAATGGTTCTACTTTTCAAAACCGCGGATTGCCTGTTCAGATGAAAATGGCCGCCTCTCGCAGATAATCTACATTTTTAAAAAAAATTAATATCTTTCCCAACCAATATATCTCGCACCAATACCACTCACGCTAACTTCTCCGTTATATCCTTTGTCATTTAACTCTCCGCCGTTTGCTTCGTTATTAAATGTATTTCTTGCTAAAATAAAATTAAAAGAACTAGCACTTACATTTGGACCATATTTTACATATAGTGTTCCTGTTGATAAATTTTGTATATAAAGTTCTCTTCGATAGCTATTAGCTTGCATAATCGTTCCAGTTATTCCACTTGGGCCGTAATTACTAATATTCGAGCTTTGCTCTTGATAGGTTTGAACTCCATCAAATTGTGGACTTAAGTCTGCTTGATAAACTACTAAACCTTTGTTGCCTAATGGGAAGTTATCTCCAGTATAAAAAAGCTTTGAATTAATTCCACTTAAAAGAGAATTGGTGCTATTTTCTCCTGTAGCTAAAGAAACTCTAAGTATTTGCTCTAAATCATCTATTTTTGTAAAATCTAAACCTTTATACCCTGTAAATCCTGGTTCTTCAGTATAAACCATTGATACATTTTTATTAAATTCTGGATCTTGAATATTTGACATATAATGATATTACACCTTAAATTAAAAATATAAAATGATATTTATATCTACTTACTGTTATCTAACTCTTCAAATTTTTCAATAATATAAGCTAATATATCATTTCTCATGATATCGCTTGTGCCAAATTTAAATGTTACTATCCCTTTGTTTTTACTTTTTTCATCATCAAAGAGCTGATATATTCTTTCGAATCCACTATTCTTAATATCTGACTGACGAATATCTCCAATAAATATTAACTTGCTAAATTTACCCATTCTAGTGCTAACCAATAAAAGATCATGAATGCTTAAATTTTGCGCTTCGTCACATATGATATAACTAGCATTAATACTAAGACCTCTTAAAAATCCTAATGGAAGACCTTTAACTCTTTCTTGCTTTAGTAATAATTCTGCTTGGCCTTTTGGTAAAAGTTCATGGAGCTTGTCCATTAAAGGTTGTAAATATGGATCTAATTTTTCATGAAGATCACCTTTTAAGAATCCTAGATTATGAGTGCTACTTTCAACAGGATTACGAATATAAAATATTTCTCCAACTTTTTTATTATTAATTGCATGCAACGCGCAGTAAACGCTTAATAAACTTTTAGCTGTTCCTGCTGGGCCTTTGCAAAAAACCATTTTTGTGGATTTATCTTGCAATGTTTGAATAAATTTTATTTGATTCTCTGTCCAATTAAGGTCTCTAATATTCAGCGGTTGTTGAATTTTATCTCTTTGAGGAACCACTGGAGACTTATCCTCTTTTTGTTCTTTTCTATGTTTTTTTGACATGAGATCTCTATAAAAGATTACACCCGTATTGTCTTAATTTAAAATAAATTTATTAAAGTCCTATTAAACTAATGAGTAAGATTTTTTAAATTTTAAATTTAATTCAAAAGGATTAACGGTTTCACTATGATCAAATCTTTTAATAAAAGCCGCACCAATTTTTGGCATTTTAGCGAAGAACATTTTATTATTTATTTTTAATGTAACGTGAGAAGGCAATACAGAAACACTCATTAATTTACCTTTCATATTTCTTTTTATTGCTCTAGCGATTGCACAGTTTTGAGGATTTGCCATTTCTCCTTCAAATATATTTTGTTGTGTTATTTTTATAGTTTTATTCATTTTATTTCCTGTATTTTATAATCATAATTATCGCTATCTTCAGTAACCCATTTGGGGCTATTTTCAGCGGTATAAATATGAGAATTTATTTTTCTTTGCAACAATAATTCATTTGTTTTTGTTGCGAAGCTTGGATCGAATACTTTAATTCTGTTGTTGGGTTGTATTGCGAAATTACCATTATCGAGTTTTATAACATGACCAGCTTTATGTTGATCTGGCTTTTGACTAAATCCAAAATTCAATTCATTATAATCACTATGCGCCCAATCGAGAGTGAATAAATAACGACCCATGTATTCTTTACCACTTCTACCAGTATATTTAATTACTTTATTTTCTAATAGGTAAAAAGTTGTTACAGAAATGTGATAGCTAAAACTATCCCATAATTCTAATTCGTCTAATTCCATATCTGGCGCATCTTCTTTAGAACAGAATGCGCTTATAGGAGCATGCCACCAAATTCCTCCGTCTTCCATAAGAAAATTAAAAAGAGGGACTTGACTGGGAAGACTTGTGACACCAAAAATTAAACACTTATATTTTTTGTCAAAGCTGTCTTCTTGATTTCTTAAATAATTTCCTCTTACAAGAGCTTCAATCGGAGGAATATTTGCATTTAAAAAAGACATCGAATTGATTACGTGCTATTATGAATTCTCTAAAAACTAAGCAGAAGCGAAATTCCCCAAGTTGTAGTCTAGTGTTTGCTATGCCTTAAATATTTAGAACAATCATCTTAAATTCGAGATGGGGAGGAGCAGGCTTTCTCTGTCGTAGTGAATCCTGACCCCTCCCCGTGTTATTAAGAATCTCGCCCACACGCTTTCGCGGATTTAGGGAAGCTTTCATGCGACTTATACCTCCAAATGTTAGCTGCATGTCACCATGCAGAGCGGACTGTATTTAAACTAATATTTCTATTAATCGGGTCATTTATGGCAGATTATTGTTGGAATCTCACTGCCGCAGTCTCTACACCTTCTCATCGCCTTTTAATTCCAGATGAGCTTGGCTCGGTATTTTCTCCCTTAGAAGAGAGGTTTCCACCGAATTTACCCTTTTCGTGTTTCTGCTTAGATTTTAAAGAACTACAATCTATTACACATTTTTTTAAATAAAAATATAATTAAATATATACAGTATAAATACTATTGAATTCTTCTGCTGTTAGATTATAAAATTTTCCATTTTGAGGTTCTACAAATAATAATTTAAAATTATCTGAACCATCATCATTTTTCCCATCTTGAACATATACTATATTTATTGCATGTGCTCCACTTAATTCATCTTCTGCTTTTGAATTAGCTACATAATATACTACTCCTACAGCTATACCATTTGCTTCGCTCTCAATAACTTGCTCATAATACCCACAACAAAAAAGTTTAAAAGAATCTGCAAAATTATCGCAATCCCATTTATGCACCCATTTTGTTAATTTTAATGCTTGAAGCCATTTCCAATATTTAGGAAATAGTTCATCTTTTACCATGTCATAAGTAGGACAAAAAAAGTCTACATCAGATATAGAAAAATTTTGTGGTATTTTGCCATTGTTTTGAAATGGAATATATAATTGTTTTCCAGTTATTATCATTTGCTTCTCCAGTTATTTCCTACGCCTAATCTATTCTCGGAGCTAGTATAATTTAAAGGCTCGGGCGCGGCTAATTTTGATAATTTTTTATCAACTAAAGTAGTAGTTGTATTAATTTCTGATTGTATAACAGGTGCTGTATTGTTTTGTTTTTTATTAGATAAGAAGTAGAGTATTGTGATTACTAGTATAGTTAATGATATTGTTTTTAAATTGAGTTTCATAGATTGAATAGAATTACACTCTATATATAAAAAGGCTTTTACATAAAAAGTGCCCGTCCGAAAAATTGACCTTTAAGGATATCTCTTGTTGTTTATTTTATATGAATTTTAAGAAAGTATGGGGGTATATAGTAATATAAGATAGATATAAGATAGTTATTTTAATTGTATTTAATATAGATCAGATAAGAGTAAGGTATAAATAACTAATATATTAAAGTAATGTGGAGATTGAAGATAGTACCCCCCTGTCACATTTTCATTTTGAGTTAATTGAATTTTTCCAAAAATGCCATACCCCTCTAGAGAAATCAAACCACGATGACCCCCAAAGGATGTTTTTAGAATAAATAAAACAGAGTTACTATGGGGTAGGGAGTATGGGCATCTGTAAATCTTTACCTATCAGTGAAATTTAACTTGAAAATATCTCTTGTGCCTTTGCTATAATATGATAGACTGCTCTTATATGAAAAACAAATTGAGCAAGTTCGAAACCCTGCTAGCTAACCTTGAAAAAGCCTCTGCGAATCACGCTAAGGCTTGCGAGTCTTTCCTCAAAGTCTCTGAGGCTTATTCCTCTAAGCGTGAGGAGATGCTGAAAATCTATGAGCCTAGCGATCTCAGCCACGCTTGCGAGTAATAATATGAACCAAATAGAAATCATCCTCACCCTTACCATCGTAACTATTCTTATCGGAATATACGCTATGGTAACAGCCCAAAAATAAATCATTGACACAACCAATCCAAAAGGATAATATACACACTATGAAAAACCAACTAAACATCACTAAACAATCATTCGGCGATACGACTGCTTTCCTCTTGGAAGGTGGCAAGGGTCGCATCACCTCGTTCCACAATGCCCTATACAACTGGGGTGCAACTAATGGGCAGTTGCACGATATGGGTAACGGCAAGGCGTTTTACTTCTACGCTCAACCCGATGCAGTCTTACACGCTCTTGTTAAGATCGCTTTACACTCCCTATGTAATAAGATCAACGCAAAGGGAATGAAGGGTGGATTGATTAACCTTGCGAAGATCAAGGCTCAAGGTCAATTCGATAACATCATTGATGGACGCTTCCTTCGCACCTCTGTCTCTAACGATACCTACGGATTCGGTACGATCACAGCAGAGAAACCTAGTGACTACTGCGGTGCAGTAAGTAGCGGGAGGGAGTAATAGTATGACCGCTGAACTACTCATCATAGCATTAACAATCCTTGGCGAAGCTAGGGGCGAGACATTCGAGGGAATGGCTGGCGTTGCTAGCGTCATTCAGACACGCACCATACAGCGTAAGCAAACACCTATGCAGGTGTGCTTATCACCTAAACAATTCAGCTTCTGGAATGGTAAGGTGAGCGAATCATCTAAGCGTAAGCTACTAGCTACTAAGCAAGGCAAGGACGCTCTATACCTTGCTGACCTTGTACTGCATAAGCAGATGCCCGACATCGTCAAGGGTGCTAACCATTACCACGCTGTCAGCGTCTCGCCTAAGTGGGCTAAGGACACTAAGCTGGTCGCAGTAATACAGCACCATAAGTTCTATAAGCTATAACGATTAGCTAACCTACTGCACGTAAGTACCTACCCATCAAGGACTTACGCGCGCAGGGAGGGCGCTTGTCTAAGTGCCTAATAACTAAGGACTTACGCATGCTCGATCTTAGCGACAAAACTGATGGAACGCAAAAGATCACAACCGATCTTAGCTACAAACATGAATGAATGCATATAATCTAAGTCTCTATACATCAACTACTTATATGAGCATCCTCCCTGCAGCTGTAACTCGTTGATAGTCAATGAAATTTAAATGCAGAAATATCTTGTGATAAGTTAAAAATATGATAGAATAAAAACATGAAATTAGAAATCAATTCAGCTGTTGAAACCTTGAAAAATGAAATAAATAAAATAATGAACCAAAAAGAATGGATGCAATTCGGAGAATCAAAGAAATGGGATCTTTCTGAATTCAAAGCTTACAATGATGGATACAATGATGAAGGATGGGAAAAGTTCAACAATCCTTACCAAGAAAATACTCTAGTTTGGTGGCTTTATAATGCTGGTGGTTACGATTGTCACACCAATAATTAAAGAAAGAAAAAACAATATGATCAAAGCAATCCTCATCGACCCATTTAATGAAACTATAATGAATGTCACTTTAGTAGATACTAAACTTCAAACAATCTATTCTCTCTTAGGTTGTCATCTCATTACCATAACAAATCTACAAGATGGCATTGATATGGTTTTAGATGACGAAGGTTTGTTGAAAGACAAAGAATCTCAAGCATACTTTAAGTTTGGGCTTCACTCTCAGCCTTTTGCTGGAAAAGCTTTAGTAATCGGAACAAATGACGAAGGAGACTTCGCATCTTTGCCCAAAGAAGTTTCAATAGACAAAATAAATAACCAAGTTATCTTCTTTAAACCTTCCCAAGAAACTTTGGACGAATCTACCCAAATGACTTTTACATCGTTCTAAAAGTTAGCTGATGTAAGTTGTTGAATACCAACGACTTACAAAAGCGACCTCTCTGCCGCTGTAACTCGTTGATGGTGAACGAGATTTAAATGAAGAAATATGTTGCATTTCTTCTGAAATATGCTAAACTGTATCTATGAATAAGAAATTAACCAAATATGAAATCCTAATCGCAAATCTCGAAAAAGCCTCTGCTGACTTAAAAAAAGCTAGCGAAGAATCTCAAAAAAGATTGAATGAAAGTTTCGCAAAATATCAAGAAAAAGTTTCAGTCGCTCATCATAACTCTATGATGGTCAACGAAAAACAAATTGAAAAAATCACTTGCAATTCCGCTGAAATATGCTAAACTATACTTATAACAATAAAAGATAACAAATAACAAAGAAAGAAAAAAATAAAATGACTCATAGAATGATAAACTGGAATTTTCAACGAAAACAAATGCGTGAAAATATGCGAAAAAATATGGATACTACTGAATCCATCATAACTAACTCTAACAATACACCAACTTACTTTGGTGAAATATACCTTTACGAAGGAACTCTAGTAAAAGTTTCTTACAAAACTTCTGCAAATACTGCGGTTGTAACCTTCCTTGAAGGTATAGACAAAGATAAGGTTGGAACTATCAACCTTAACAATGCTAAACTAGTAAAGGAAAATAAATAAAATGAATAACGATAATAAAAAACAATTAACTTCCCAAGAATGGGAAATTCAACGTAAAGAAAAAAATCAAACTCTTTGGGCTAATCGCAAAAAGCGATGGGCTGAATGGAAAAAAAATAATCCTGAAAAGGCTAAAGCTCACGCCTTACTAAAGGCAAAACTTAATGGAAAATAAATAAATGAACATACAACAATTCGAAGAACTCTTAAAGAATCACGATTGGACTTACGAAATGAGTGAAGACTCATACTACTATCGTAGAGGTCAAAAACAACTCAAAGAGATAGATGAAGCTATCGCCCAAGGTGGCGAAGAATACCAAAAGCTTTACAAACAATATCGTAACAAGTTTGGAGTTTGACAAAATTAGCTGATGTAAGTTGTTACAAGACAACGACTTACAGACGCAGGGAGGGCTCTTGTGTAAGTTCTTGATAGTCAAAGACTTATAGATGTTCGATCTTACGACAAAACATGACTGAAAGCAAAAGATCAAAACCGATCTTGAGACAAAAACTGAATGAACGCATAAACTCTAAATTGTTACAAGTCAACGACTTACGGCGCCAACCTCCCTGTGGCTGTAACTCGTTGATGATCAATGAAATTTAAATGAAGATTTTTGTTGCGTTTTCTCTGGAATATGCTAAACTATACTTATAACAAGATAAGAAATGAAAATGAAAGAAAGAATAAATAAAATGAATATACAAATAAATCCTGAACTATACGAAAATAAAAACATATACAGATATGGCCACGAGAAATTACTCGTGAAACTTTTTCCTTCCACTATCGGTTGGAAAACTATGACTGCAACTGCTGAAATCCTCGAAGGTGAGGACAAAGGTAAGTGGACAACCATTTACCTTCGTAGCGGATTGTATAATGTCGATACAGGTTCTCTCGTCTGGTACCGCTAAGTCATTGATAGTCAATGAAATTTAACTCAAAGAAATACCTTGCAAAAAACTCAATCTGTGATAAACTAAATAGTATGAAAGATAAAGAAATGAAAAACACAATAGAATCCCTCGTAGTGGGTAAATACTACCAAATCGAAAACCATATCGCAATCTGCGAGATGCTCAATTCAACCTCTAACAAAAAATGCCTTTCCAGAATCTCTGGTGTTGGAAGTGTCCTAGCTTTTTATGATGAATTGACCGAAGTCAAAATGACTCCCGAACTTCTCAAACAATGCGAAGAACGCAAAAATGGAACGATGAACTTCATCGGAAGTTTCAATGAATCCTCAAAATATAAAGGAGACTAAATGAAAAAAATCCTTTTCAAACTAAATAAAAAAACTTATAGACTCGCTGTGAAAAATGGTGAGAGGAAAAACTTTCTGCGTGAAAGATTTTTCTACTATGTTTCGTCTGCTTGTTTGAATCTTAGAGACCTCTTGTAAGAGCCTGAGTATCAACGACTTACAAGCGCAGGGAGGCCGCCCGCGCAAGTGCTTGACCATCAACGACTTAGGAAGATAAGTTTTTGAGCGAAGCAAGATTAGATTTTCTACTATTTACTTTTATTGAAAATAAACCTTGTTCCAAATTAAATCTGTGATATATTCTAACTATGAGAAACGAAATCACATCCCTAGCGACGGAAACCTGCGAGGAAGTTTATGCGGACGCAAATGCGTTCTTCGATTACATCAACTCCAATGCTGATGTCAACGCTATGTTGGATGCGTTGAATGGTACTTATTCTAATTCTGAAACCCTTGTGGAGGTTGTCTAATATGGATTATAAAGCCTCTCTCAAGGAATGGATGAGCCAGCATATGCTGGGTGTGTTGGATGTGCGTGATATCTTGAAAGATATTCGTGAGGAGAATATGGCCAACAATATCGTGCATCGGTCTTACTCTGAGCAAAGTGATCCTCTTATCATTGGCTCTTCAGAATCGTCTTGTGAACCTGATGAGTCGATGGATGGTGACCATGATTCTGCTATGGCTTCTGCTGGCCACGGCACTGATGAGGATTACAATGGCGGGTGCTTCCAGATGGAAGACTTTGGTTGGGCTGGTGATTCAGAAATCTGTGGAGAATAATTATGGAAATTTTTTTAACCTGTGTTTGGGCATACTTTGGTTTGGTTTTTGTGCAATTAATTTATGCTTTGATTAGATCAATTATAGAGCGTCGCTAAGTTGCTGAATATCAACGACTTGCAACGGCAAGGTCCCTGCGGCTGTAAATCGTTAATGGTCAACGACTTACAACAACAGATAGATTACATAGAGGCTCGCCATCCTTCGAAGAACTCATCATTTTCTCTTTCTTTTTCTACAAAGGTTTTTTTATTCGTATCGAGTGGAGGAGTGTCGTTATCGCTCCAAGGATAAAAAGATTCTAGGTTTTCTTTTAATATGTTTGATATGTTCATTTTGATATTGCTAGTGTTAGAACTAATCCTAATATAACAAGGCATAAAAATATTTCCATTTAGACATCTTAATGCTTTTTGTAGTTAATTGCAAACTCATTTTTATCCCAACACTTGCGACAATCTCCGCACTTGTTACCTTGTTTGGAGCTTGGGCAATTAAAATTACCTAACTTGCTCGCACCGCTAACACATAAGCCTAGTCTTTGAGCAATTCCAACGGGTGCAGGGCCATCCATCATAAGAGCAGACAAACGGATGGTAAGATTGCTAGGTACTTCACCGCCTTGTTCGATATAGGTTGAGATAAAAGCATATTCACGAGTTGGAAGCCAAAAAGAAATGTTAGGAAGATTCTTTGCAATCTTCACAATCTTTTCAATATGCCACACACCTTGCAAGTCTCCTGAATCGTGCCACCTAAAATAAGGATTCTTAACCTTTCCGATAAGATATGTCATAGCTTCCACCCAAAGATCGTGAGTGAGTGAAGCAAAACGCTTTTCCATAGCTTTTTGAACATTGGGGAAAACATAACGCCCTTTAAGAGCGTAGCAAAAAGCACACATACTTCCTACAACATTCCGCATTTTCTGCCCAATAAGACAACGCTTTGCGGGTGTTGAATAAGCAAATCCTGGCATCTTCGAAGGTTTTGAGAGTGTTCCGACAATCTCCTCGGCTTGTTTTTTGTTTTTGAACATAAGAAATCTTAACATAAATTAAGTTTGATGCAAGTTTTTTTACCATTTAAATCTCGTTGATAGTCAACGACTTAGGAACGCAGGGAGGCTGCTTGCGTAAGTGGTTGATACTTAAGCAGTTGCAACTCTTAATAATTCATATGCAATTCTTCGTTATCTTTTTTATCGAGAAAAGCGTCAAATCTTTTTTGTGCTTTGCTAGAAGCTGAGATAATAAAGTTCATGTCTTTCTTTAATACCCCCAGCCAGTTGGAAAGATAGCTGGCAGAATTGTTAAAACATTTTTCAGAATCAATTCCGCAGAAGTTAAGACAGAGGCTAGCAAAAATCTCTGCGGTTAATTCTTCTTTGCTATAGTTCTGAGAGCCAAAACCATTTTTGATATCGTCACTTGTGCTTTTATGCATAGCGTGACCAATCTCATGGAACGCTGTGGAGTAGTACTCCTCAACGCTGTTGAAATTTTCTTTCAAAGGCAAATCAATCTTGTGATCTTGTGGATAGTAACAGGCACGACTGCCACCATACTTAATCTGAATCACACACTTGTTGATCAACTTCTCTGCTTCTTCTATTGGTGAAAATTCTAACTTAGGAGTCTCTGGTTGCTTCCATTTAATTCCTTCTACATCACTCAACCCAAAAACTTTGTAATATCTCATCATTGGGAAAGTTCTGGTCAATTCATTCTTAGCTTCTGTCTTTAGTAATTTATAGTAAACTACCATATGAGATTTTGCCCCAGCTTTGATCCTTCCGCCTAGTTCCTTGATCTGATTAAATGTAAAAAAGAAATCATCAGAAGAAACCATCCTAAGCAAAAATTGATTGATGCCTCTGTAATTCTTTTTTGAAACGCCATTACAAATCTCAAATACTTTCCAAGGCTTCTGCCAAGGGCAGACTCCTTTGTTGAGGGCTTCGATGAACTTTTCTGTGATAATTTCGTTTACTTTCATAGCTTAAATATATCAGTTTTTTTCTTTTTGTCTACTAATAAATCTCACTGACCATCAAGGACTTAGAAGCGCAGGGAGGTTGCTGACGCAAGCCCCTGATAGTCAAGGACTTGCGCCAGTTCCCACTAACAAATCAAACTAAACTAAATCCCCTTTCTCCAAGTTTAAATCGTGCAAATATGTTAGTAAGTTTCTTTTCAATTTTAGTATCTGTATCAATAACTTGATATAGCGGGTCAATTTTGTTTTGAACCCTATACTTATACTTGTTAGCAAGTTCTTTCGCTGTGTTGATTGTTATCTGTTCGATATAATTCAACATAGGAGAAGAAGGAACGCTAACGACTTGAAACATTCCAATGTTCCAGCCCGTTCCATTTCCATGAAGCGAACGATGTTGATACCAGCGCACTCGAATATCACGAGATGCCCCGATATAAACACGCCATCCCCACGGACTCGCTTTGATAAGGCAGTAAACGCCCATACGAAGCGAAGCATTTTGGCGAGACTTCGATGTGGAAAACGAAGTTCTCATGGTTGTAGTTAAATGTCCACGCATTGTTTTTTTGATGTCTTGTGTTAGTGTTGTTGTCATTCTTGTATAGTATCATAGTTTTACTTTTTGTCACGAAAATATAAGAAATAAATCTCGTTGACTATCAAGGACTTAGGGACACAGGGAGGTTGCTTTTGTAACTCGTTGATACTAAATGATTTAGCTAGTTTAAGTTGTTGTATTTGTTATTTGTCTATTTTGCTATTACTATTTGCAATTTTGTGTAATATAATTTGCAGTTTATTATATGAGTGATAATATTAAAGAAGATATGAATTATATACTGAGTCATTCATTGTTATATAAAAATTTCTTGAGCGAAAGAGAAGAAATCTTAAAGCACAAATGGATTGAAAGCGAAAAAGCAGGACATGATATTGGTTTTGAAAAAGCTTTATTAAGTTGGGTTTGCCATCACAGAGACAAGTGGCGCAATAAAATATAAACTATACTCGATGGTGTTGGACGCTACCCCAACTCGTCTACGCCTTTCGGCTCAGACAGAAGTTCTTGGATAAAAGTCTCCTAAGAATCATTCTGTTGCGTGTCTCCAGTTTCTACCTAAGTTATTATTGCAAACTCACAGCTACCACGCCGATCCATCAAGTAATAGAAAAGAACTATCTGTATAGTATCAGAACTTAGATCAGAGTCAAATAAAAAAGACGAGATTTTTTAGGTCTCGCCCTTTCTATATGAAGGGAAGGGGAAAGATAACCCCACCCATCTCTCTGTTGTTAGACTGGCGAGAGACCACCAGCGATGCGATCATAGCGGAATTGCTTCACGCCAGAATCCATACGACCAGAGAAGCAGAAACTCGTAAAGAGCTTGTTGCCAGCTTTGCTAATCGTAAAAGAACTAGGCTTGCTGATGATGTAGGTATAAACCTGCTCACCGCCGTAGGGTTTGTATTCGATTAAATACCTTTGCCCCAAGAGGAAAAGGATGAAGTGTTTGAGATATGAGGTTGCGTATATGATTGCGTTTTTAATTTTGTTCATACTTAAATATACCACATCTTTGTTTTTTCACAAGAAAAATCTTTAGTTAAATCTCGTTGATGGTCAACGACTTACGCAAACGAGAGGGTTGCTTTTGTAAATCCTTGATAGGTAAGGACTTAGGAGTGTTGTTTTATTCTTCTAACTGTTTCCAATTAGGATGAGCTTTTGCCCATTTGCTATAATGTATTTCTAAACCAGCCAAGTATGTTTCTATTTCAGAGATAAGCTTAGGATCTTCGTCCTTTAGGATTTTCTTTTCTAATATTTTGCTTATTCTATTTTCATGTTTCATATCACTATATATTACATGTATTTGCTATTAATATCAATAAAATTCTATTTTTATAATTATTAATTGTTTTTTTATTTTAGATGTGTAATTAATATTTTGATCAATGACTCTACTACGCTCGAGCTTATTACCAACATTATAGTTAAAATTAAAAATTCTGGAAAGTATCTAATAAAAAACTTATTCACATACTGGCTTACATCTTAATTATTATTTAGAGAAAATAATTCGCTCCTAGCAGGAATTGAACCTGCAACCTACAGTTTAGAAAACTGTTACTCTATCCAGTTGAGTTATAGGAGCAACAAGAAAACTTCGCCTAAGTCAGACTCGAACTGACACTTGAACGATTTTAAGTCGTTTGCCTCTGCCATTGGGCTACTAGGCGAATAGATTAACTATCCGTATCTAATTTTTCAGCAGAGATTGTGCCAATAGAATAAAAGTCTTGAGCTTCTGCTGTATGCATAAAAGATTCTACTGGAATGTTTGCAATCGCGGTTTTCATTCTGTGCATAGCAACCGCTTTCATTCCACCCTTCTTGCCTCTAAACTTTTTGCCAAGCTTGTCGCTCATTCCATTCAACATATACTTAAACATAACTCGTTCCAGCTTCTCCATAGTAATCCAAAAATATCCAAAGCTCTCACTCATCCATTGAATACTTCCGTTTGTTCCGCCCCAGTTATATATGCGGTTGTGAAACTGCTCAATGTCATCTACTTTACCTTTCATTCCAATAACCCAATGTGCCCCAAGATTTTGTTTAATTAATGTCATAGTTTTATATTATACTTTCTTTGTTTTTTGTCAAGAGTTGTTTTGGGTCGTATAGGACTTGAACCTATAACAAATTCCTTAAAAGGGAACTACTCTACCATTGAGTTAACGACCCTTTTTTAGCAAGTCTTTCCTTGTTGGTAAAGTAATCTTTGATATCTTGTTCTGTTAACTCTGAGTGCTTGTTATATGAATGAAGCATCCAATCAGCGCACGGAGAAGAAAGGAGAGTGGGCAAGGCTGGACTCGAACCAGCACTAGGAAAATTATGAGTTTTCTGTTTCACCTTTAAACTACTTGCCCCACTTTAGAAGGAAAACTGGAAGGTTTCGGCACTTGGAAAAACTCTACTGCAAAAGCCTTGGAATAATTCTCCAAGTCTTTGAGTGAACAAGTTTCCTTGGGCGTACACATACGGATTGCTGAGTTTAGGATAACGGCTCGGTCTTGGCCGAACACATTCATCACATAGAATGGTGCTTTTTGTTTTGTCATAATGTAAGAATACCACAACTTGAGTTTTTGTCAATAAAAGAATCTCGTTGACTATCAGTGACTTACTAGAGGTAGGATTCGAACCTACATTGCGCTCAAATCTAGAGCTTCACGAGTATAAGTCGTGGGTCTTAACCAGTTAGACGACTCTAGCATGTAGTGTCAGCCTCCGAAGTTACTCGCCAATTTTCTTGATCACTACTTTTGTTCCGTCTGGCCAACGCTTGATGATTGCTCTCCAATGGTTCGCCTCGGCTTCTGCCTCTTCCAAGCTGTTGTGCATATCGTAACTAACCCGAATACCATCTCTCAAAACAATATACTTAAGATTCATTTTCTACCTCCATTACTACTGAGTTGTCAAATAATGAGCCACCATCTACTGCATCACAAATAACAATATCGCTACTGCCATCGTCACCAGCATAGACGGCTCGGAGTTTCTTTACTTGACTATGTTTGATGTTTGTCCATTTACTTTCTGGAACGCCAAGGACTTGCAGAGCCTCGACTCTCTCTGGTGAAAGTGCTTCACCGCTTACTGAACATTTATATGTCATAACCTTATACTACCTCCATTTGATTTTCTGTCAAGTGAATTTCTGCTGGAGGTGCTGGAAGAATATTGCTCTTCCGAGGACGACCACGCTTACGCTTCTCGCCACTAGCTAAAACAGAAGTTGCGGTGTAGTTTGTTAGTTTGTCTTTGAGTTGAATGAAACGCTTGTCTGCATCTTCTCGACTAGTACAAGTATAAGCCCAATCTCCCCATTGAGTGTTGGAAGGATACATCTCTGCTGGAGGCATTTTGATTCCTGCAATCTCGTAACCATTGTGACGCTTAATTGCAATTACCTCGAAGTTACTTTCGCCTGACTCAGAATCTTCTAGTGTCTTTTTATAGATAGCAACATCTCCTTCTCGTTTGACGAGAGAAAGGTTAAATCCTTTGCTGTTAAAATTATCTTCAAGAATTTTCAATTTTTACTCCTTCTGGAAGCCAACCCTTGATGTCGAGTCCGTCTCCAATATAACCAACTTGCATTTCACTTTTAGTTTTGGGGTCTACTGCATAAATAGCGTAGCCACCTTCAGCGAGTTTTTTGATTTTAGTTATCTTTTCCATTTAAAGATTATACTATACTTTCTTTTTAATTCAAGACAAATATATCACGATTAATAATACCAGCCCATTTAACTTTATATACTGGCTCTAGGTTATCAGCATAAACAAAGCTATTATACTTATAAGGATTGTAGGTAACTTTTCTTTCTACTTGGTCTACTGGCCAACCATCATCTGGAGTACCACATACAAAAGCGTGAACATTCTTTCTTTGTTCTTTTAAAACCCTGGAACGACCTGCTTGACTCACTCTAAATTCTACATCCTTCAAAAAGAATTCTGTGCTATGCTCTAATACTTTTCCACGAAGCATAATAGATAAACATTTTTTATGCAAATTATAATATACTTTATGTTTGGCTCTCATCTCATAACTATAACATAATAGAATAAAAAGTCAAGAGATATATCTCATTGTATATCAAATACTTACAAAGGCAACCTCCGTGCGCGCGTAACTCGTTGATGGATAAGCACTTATAATTCATTAGATTTAGACAAAAAGAATGCGAGGGGATTGACCCCTCGCACTCTGTTAAGATTTCGTTTTAGTTTAGGAGACTAGCTTGAGCAAGTCTTCATCGCGAGTGGCTCCGCTGAATACCTTCAGCAAGTCACGGCTAACCCTCTCGCTATACTCATACCGCTCTTCAGCGACATTACGCGTTAAGAATTGCGTAGTGGCGTTGTAGAGGTTGTACAAGTTGCGATCAGTGTCCAACTCGTAGGACGGATTACGCCAAACTGCCTCGATGCCTTCGCGCACCTTGCCAGAGATGTAATCCTTCTCTTCGAGCTTGGTGAGCAAGGTCAAACCCTGCTCATCAGTGATCGCCTTTTCAGCAAGACGATTGAACACGTTTGCGCTCTTGTCTACATTGGCGAGAGCATTCTTTAATGCGTCACCAACGAAGTCAAGATTCACCGCAAGCGTGTGACGCTTAGTGAATCCGAACTCCTTCGATAGTGAGGTCATTCCGTTTGTGCAAACCAAACGAATGAACCCAAGCGAGAACGATACCCTGCAACTGCGATCATAGCTATTGTTAGCTGTGAGGCGCAGACCAAGGATATCACCCTTTGCTCGCTTACCAACTGGCTTGAGCTCAGTCTTGAACTCAGGGAAGTCATAGCTCGCATAAAAACGAGCTCCATCGCGCACCACAATAGCCTTGCGAGTATACTCGCCAAGCCCTTGATTAGTGAGCGATTCTTCCACCATGCTGATCATGTCTGCATTCTTCACCACACCATACTGCTCGGTGCAAACTCCGAGTGTTATGGGTTCGGCGGTGTCACGGCGCACCATTCCGAAGTATCCTGTCCTCTTGCCGTCTGTTGTGAGGAGTGGCTCTTGATGAATATCAAAATCATATTCACTTGAGCTTGGTTTAGTTGTTCTTGCCATATAGTAATCATACCACAGTTTTAAGTTATGACAAGAACTTTTTACTATCATAAGATACTGCCTGCTAATGCTTTATAGGAAATCGTAAAAATATATTCCTATCTGTAACCCCTTGACTGTCAACGACTTGCGGGGGCGGTGGGGGCCCCAATATAAACCCTTAATAATCAAATACTTAAACCAAACTTAATATTATCTTTTCTATACTCTCTTACTTTCCTCTTAGCATATAAACTAGCATCAACTTCACATAATTTAGCTTTAGTTCCAATATTATATTTTCTTATCTTTTTAATACCATGATAAAACTTACCTTTTTTAAATTGATATAGGTGTCTTAGTTCATGAGATATTAATTCAATTAATGATTCTTCCCAGCTATATGTATGTATACTTAAATAGCCTCTGAATCCACCACTCTTGTATACTTTAACATACTTTTTATATTCTGGAACTCCCACATGCACTCTCATACTTCCCCATGCTCTGCCATGCCAACCCCTTTTAGTATTGCCAAAATCTATCTTTCGGATATCTTTAAGGAATACTCCTTCTGGCATGCACCATTTAATAATTTCTTTTAGTTTCTCAGAGCATAGGAATGTTCTATTAATTAACTTCATAATCTGATAATACAATAAATTAAAATTATGTCAATAGCACAAAATTAAAATATATTCTTATCATATCTATTGAATTATCATGTATTTATTATTAATCAAGCTCTATTTGTTATTTATTTGTTTCTTATTTAGTTATTTCGACCACTCATCTCAGTCCATATCAATAAGTCTGCTTGTGCTGTTGATACATTAGGAAAGTAAATAGCTTTATAATAAAAGAATAAACTCTCTATTTGTTTATATTTCTTTTCGTCTTGAGGTGTTGACAATGGTATTTCAATAGCAGAATCATCTCCACTTACTTTTCTTAACCAATTTAATATATGAACATCTAACACAGCAATGTTTTGATTCTCTCTTGTATGTAATAAAAAGAATCGTGCTGTTTTATTTCCTACTCCATATACTTTAAGAAGTCTTTCTAGCGAGTCATTAACTAAATCTAAATCAAGACTATGTCTTATAGCTTTGGTGATTCGGTTATATTGGCCTACCTTGTTGGCAACAAGAAAGTTATGTAACCCAACGCCAAGGTCTTTGAAGTATTGAAATAAATCGCCATTAGCTCTGCTCATAAGTTGTGATAGCTTTCGACTTGCGATATCGCTATTCTTTCCTGCGACTAGAATGCAGAATATCCAAAAAGCTTGAAGTTCGAGCTTATTGCGGTTAAAGTTGGTTATGTTTTTTGGGTCAATGGTCATATACCAAATGTACTGCAAATTAAAATTATGTCAATAGCAAAAAATTGTCTGATATAAGCAACAACCTAGCAAGCTTTGTCAGATAAACAAGACAAATCTATAACAAAGTCATGTCGCAAATTCTGTGTTTTGTATACATATCTTGACCCTCATGTTACAATTTACTCATTTTATATATATGTTATACCCCTGCTGTATTTGGAATCCTTTTCCAGAATCATGAGGGGTTAGTCAAGCGTAAGTCAACCGATCATATTCGTGACCTCACGAAAATGATAACCAAACTTTAATAAAAGCTTTTCTTATTAAAGGTTTAAACTGGTATATATGGGTATTTATTCTGGTGCTATTTGTTATTTAATCTTTTCTTATTTAGCTATTAAGAAATCCTTAAGTACTTAATTGTCATTTTATGACAGATCAATGCGGTGAATAGCATCCTTATTCGCCGCACAACTATCAAGAGATCCTTGACAGTTCATTCCCGATCAGTATTTATTTAACTATAATTAGATTATTTAAGCTAATATGTCCCGATTGGGATATATGTCTAGTAATCGTCCTATATGACTATTACGAGGAATGTATTTTAACTATAAAAACAATTTTAATAAGCCAAATATAACAAAGCCAAAAGCTATCCATATAATATAATTAATTATCTTATTCATTGTAGCTAAAATATATATAAACAGCAAAAACAATACTTACTAAAATAGCAAAAATTAAAGGTGCATTACTCATTAATCCACCTTAATAGATGATCTAATTCATGAATTGCACTTTCTAATTCATCAACCGCACTTTGATTATTATCATGCTCAACCATGAGTGCTTTATATTCTACAATCCTATCACTGATTTCTTTAGCAATTTGCTCACTCGACTTCATCTTCGTCCTCCTCTTCTTCCTCGACATCAATAGCTTCGAAGCTATAATCAACCTCATTCCAATCGAGCATCATGCCAGTGCCATCATCACAATTCTCTGCCATCTCAGTAGCTTTATCTACTGCTTCCTCATCTGATGTGGCCTCCACCTCGATGTCCACTTCTGCGATTTGGTTGCGTTGCATACGAATCGTGAATTTCTTTAGGGGTTTTTCGATGTTGTTCATATTTTTAATATACTCCTTTTTTATTTAATGTCAAATTATATTTTGGCTAAATGTGGATGCCAAGCTTTATGAATCCATGATAGAATCTTATCACTCCAATAGCTACTTGTTATTTGAAACAGATCTCTGTCTATTCTAATCCTATCAAAGCTATAATAAATATACTGATTAACTAATTTCTTTGTGTTATAATTACTATCAATAATATCTATCTTAATAGTAGTAAATGTTTTAGGAATAGATACTCTGATCGTTCCTCCTACTGCATACTCACCTATCTTGAATGTTTTAGTCATAAGTTAAATATAACCTAGATTATTATTTTGTCAACTATACTCTGCAAATAAATGGATGATTATTATCTAATACATCATTAGTTTCTTGTTTAGCAAATAGTAATTTAGCTTGATAGAACTCATTATTACCTTCTAGTATAGTTAAGTCACTATTTAATTGAGACTCATTCATATTATTTAGATTATTTAATAGTTCTTTATATGTCATATTATTAAACCCTTTCCCACTTCGCGCCCCATCTATTTAATGTATCTTTTGCTTCTTTGAATGTTTTGAAATAAGTATATTGAGTTGGTTCACAATGAGGAAACACTTGTTTAGCCATCCATACTTTCTTGTTTAGTAATTTTTTATTATACTCGCCAGTAAACAAATAAGGATTGTTATTTACTACGCGATCTAAAATATAACAAAATATAGTAGGTTTATTTATATAGTCTGCTATGTATTTATATGTGGTCATCTAATAAATATAACCTAAATTAAAAATAAGTAAAGAAAAGAAAGTTGGTTTCTGCGATACCAACAAACGCTCAAGGGATATATGGTAGTAGAGTTATTTCGCAATATCTACTACATCCAATCCTTGATCTAGGTGCGAAAGTTTCGTAGAAGGAACGAAAGAGATATAGGGCGCCTTGGATCTCTTTCTTTGCACTCTCTAGCAATAAGAGTGTGCCTTCTACTATTACTATATTACTTTGAATTGTCTTTCTTGTCAACTTCTTTTACTTCGAGAGCTTCCACCAAACTGCCAAACACAAGCCCAAAAAAATTAAGACAGTCTCCATAAGATAAATTTTTCTCCATTTGTTTTTTGCTCATACTCCATATTATACATCAAATACTATATGTTGTAGAACAATTTTTTTAAAAATCGTGCAAGTTATTCGGTACTTGCAAACGATTCACTATAACGGAGTGACCACCGATGACCAAACCGCCTCACCAAACTTTATGCGACATTTAACTCAACTTCAAGTTTTTTCGTTTTACCCATCCAAGGTTCTGGCATAATATGTTTAAGCCAATCTTGCATAGACGGAATGAATCCCAAGTCCTCTGCTATGTGCTGTTCACCAACCCAACGAGTAGGAATCTTTTTGCCATTAGATAGTGTGATGGTATTACCAAATATTCTCTCACACATAAAGATACCTTCGGCGTGATGTCGTAAGGCACGATGGCGAAAGTCTGCCATCATCATCTTACTCTCATCAAACCAATCGTGAATCTTCTGGTAATCTTCTGCTGAACCACCCCACTTCTTTGCTGACGATAATGAATGGTGATATGGATTAGCCATTAGAAACTCTCCTCACTAGTCCGAACCTCCTCTATCCTCTGATTGTATTCCAGACTCACCTTGCGAGCCGCAACATCAAAGAGGAATGTTCCGTAGCTACCTTCGTTGATTTCCCAACCGCCGTGGCTTGCACCTAACTTATCATAGCATATCTCTTCAACGATCTCTCTAATATTTCCTTCTCTTGGTTCTGTCTTGACCAGCATTTTTTTCTTTTCGTCCCATTGGTGGTAGGATGTTTTCTCTGAACCCTTAACAATAATCTTATTAAGATATGCTTCGTCTATGCGCTTGCTATTAGCGTCTGTATAATCTACTGCTTCGATTTGTCCAGAGTCTCCGCAACCTTCAAAAGATACTTCAATAGAAGAGACTTTTGTTTGTGCTAGAGTATCGAATAACAGATTAGAATGATACTTTACTTTATCTGCTTTCTTTAGTTGGTCTGCTTTAATTTTTGCCATGATGTCATCCATCTTTGGCATCTTGATTTTTTTAGATTTAGATGTTTTGCTCATATAAAGAGCATAACCGATATTCTAATTAACGCAACTTCTTTTTACTATTCTTTTTCTTTTTATTAAACTTACCAAAGATATCACATCCATTGTCATATAGTAAAGAACAAACATAGTTAACACTATAGTACATAATACCAATCACAATTCCTAATCCAATCATTCTTATTTCATTATTATTAAACATATTATTTAAACCTTATTTGCTACTAATCTACTAATCTTTGCTTTTTCCAGCAAGGCTTCTAGTCTCTCAACCTGCTCCTCGTACCCCCAAGATTGTCTACCCTTAAGATAAGATATCTGATCAACAATAGCATCTTGAATTAATTCCCAATCTTCTCTTTTAAAATTTTCATCTGTATATTGACTCATATATCTAGTATAACCTTTATTTAAAAGAAGTCAATGCTATTTCTTAAGTTATCTTTCTTGCATTGATCTTCGGAAACTGCCATTCAATTATATTATTTTCATTGAACTCTTTAGATCTGGCTATCTTATTTAGTTTGCGAGACTTCTTATTTATAAGAAATAGCTTTATATTTTCTCTTATTGTATTAGTATCCAAGTCTACTATATGTTTTATTTTGTCCCAATTAAAATCTAATGGCATATTTATAATATGAAAATTAATATTATTTTTAAAGTAATCTATTATATTATTGTTATATTTTATGTATGCTTGAATAAAATCTTCTTTATTAAACTTTGTGGCAAGATGTATTTCGTATATTTCAATTAACTTTTGTTTGCTTATTTTGTCTGAGTGTTTCGAATTTACCCAACTCTCAACTGATTCCCACCATTCGTTTGGATCTCTTATTGTTAAGATAAACTTTGAATCTGGATATCTCTGATGTAGTTCTTTATGAAAGTTGCAGTTCCAAGGTCTGTCTTTGAATACTGGAGACTCTGATGTATTAATTGCTTCACACAAATCATTTACAATAGAAGAGTTGTCTTTATCCTTTAATAGTATTTCGCTTAAGCTTTGATATTTGCCTAAGTATAAATTATTATTTATTTTCTTAAAAGGTTTATTTAAAGCAGAACTAATAGCATACCTAATGCAAGTAGTACCAGTCTTATTCATTCCAATTATAAAATAGTTCATATTAAAAATATACGATCTATTTAAATAAGATTAGTTTATGCTTTACTCGCACTCCATCTATTTAACTTACCATATTTAGCATAAGATAATTTGCCTATATTTCTATTATTTAAACTACTTATTTTAGTAATTTTCTTTCGGCTTTTGAGTTTATACTTTCTAAAAGTCTTATACCTTTTCTTTATTTTGGTTGGTTTGTCTAGCCAATAGTGAATAGGTCTAATGTCATATGATACATATTTAGTTCTAATAAATTTATAAATAACATATAGCCCCGAAGCAAATGCTGAGATTGTCAATATTAAAGCTATTATATGATTCATATATTTGATTCTAATTTGTTTAGTATTTCTATTGTAATACCTTTGTTCTCATCTGTCAAGTTCGCACTATGTTTATTTAATGCTAATTGAATCATATCATTTCTAAATGCTTTTAGTATATACCAGTCAAACTCATAGCCCATATTTAAAGAAGTCCATTCAGTATTTAGAGCATAATAAAGATAAGCTAATTCATTTTCACTCATAGCTTTTATTTGGTTGTCTGTTATCATTATTTAAAGATGTGGTTTTCGCTTACGCTAGGATGACCACGAACCTGCTTCCTTGGGTCACGGCTTCCAAGTATTCTATATTAACTTAAATAGTTTATTTCGTCAACAACAAATAACAAATCAAATCAAAATTAACTAAAATTATCTAAATCTCTAATAGCTTTCTTAGTCATCTTTATGCCTAGTGTTTTTATTATTTCCTTGTTTGCCATTACTTTAGTTGATTCGCCCTTGTATAATACTTGTTTATCTACTGCTATTAAGTCCCAATCCTTTAATAAGTAATCATATTCTCGTTCTATTACTTTTGTAGCAATAAAATTGACATTATATTTAATAACTATATAACTATGCTTACTTTCTGCTGTTATTAGCTTTTCGCCTTTTTCAATATTTATATCATTGATGCTAGTTAATGTTATTTTATTTAGTTTATTGTATGCTACTATATCAACAATAGCCCAATTATCTATTACCTTATCTGGATTCTTTATTTTATCATAGTAAAGCTCTAATTTTGCTTCTAGTGAGTTTTTTTTCATTAGCTATATAAGTATTATACATAGATAAAGTAACAAAAGAGAATATATTTAAAATATTGCTATTGGTTATTTTTGAATTATATATATTATAGACAACCAACTCTACTTTACTCTTTTATACTTATTTCTTTCGTTCTCTATGTCTTTTATTACATTCTCTAGAGTATTTTTAACAAATAGCAAACTATATAAAACACCTAATAGGCTCAGTAGCAGTAAGAAGTACAATACTCCTAGTAATAGGTAAAATGGCCTAAATACATACCCTTTTACATCAAAAGCTATACCTAACAAAGACATAATCTTACTTTTTGCCTTCCTTTTTAATATACCCTTTTATCCAATAATTATAGTATTTTTGACTCCACCAGACCAATAGTTCTTCGTCTTTTGATACATCTTTTATAGTTTTAAATACAACCAAATGTTCATTTTCTATTACAGAATATTCTGTATTTGCTTCATCTTCTTTATCTCCACTATTATATATCATACCAAATCCAAGTGGCATTATAGCCATTTGAACTTCTTTATCAGTATAATAAGTATAAGTGTATTGGCAAACTTTATGATCTTTAATTTGTTCATATGAAGAGTTTAGTACAATCGAATGGCAATATTCTATGATTGTATCTTTCTGTATATCCGTTTTTGCAAACACTCCTAAGCCTTTATGGTCAGCATTTTTAATATAAATATAAGGAGAAACATATCCAGATTTTTTAATTAAATCCCAATTCAAAGACATAATCTTACTTTTCGCCCCTCTTCTTAATATAGGTCTTGATTCGGTCTAGAGTATATAATATATAAGCATTTATAGCAAAAATTGCTACTAATACTGATACTCCAGCCAATGAGCTTACTAAATCAATCACCATTTCACTATTTTCATTTACTATTAAAAACATATCAATTACCAGTTATTAGATAGATAAACCATCCTACAAGCATTACCGCAAGGAGTGGAACAATTAAATTCATATAGGCTTTAAAACATCTTCAACAAAATTAGTCCGATCTTCCCTTACATACCACTCCCAAACAAAATCTAGGCCATTATATAGCTTTTTAGTATTGATTAAAACGCAATAGTGTTCAGAATTAGATACGCTTGAAATCGTACCATAGTATTGAGAACCATCTTCTGTTTGAAAGAAAATCTCTTTGCCTATGTTTCTTTCCATAACAAAAATCTTAGCATCTTCATTAATCCCAAGGTCAACGCTTTGAGGATAAACCGCATCATAGTCTAATGGATTAGCGTTAATAGATTGAGTCATAGATTTGCTCCGTTACATCTTCATAGCATACTTCACAATAAAAATCATCTTTATATCTGTGCATACGAATTTTGTCTTGCTTCATTTGCTCTGGTGTGACAACTTCGCCACAATCAACACAAGTTAGTTCTTTATTAGAAATTATCATCTTTTATCTCCACTTCCTTTTATCTTACCTCGTTTTAATCTATCTGCAAGTTTATTTATGTTATTTATTGCAACATCTTCAAGATTAACTCCAAGTTCATCTGCTAAACTGGCACAATACCAAAGAACATCACCAAGCTCATCAAATATGTCTGCTTTGTTTATTTTGGTAAGTTTTCCATTGTTATCTCTCATTATCTTCTTAACTTTATTGGCAATCTCACCAGCTTCGCCAACAAGTCCTAAAGTAGTATAGTATAATCCATCATTAGCCAAATATCTTGGATAAAAAGCAGTTCTACTAGCGTTGGTCTGAAAATTATTAAAAGTCATTTATTCTTTATAGACTTCTTATATGCTTTAGTCGAGGTTTTCTTTTTAGGTTTGACATATTTCCAAATCTTGCCATTCTGATCTAAGTCAACACTCCAAAGCATAATCTTATTATAGATTTTCCAACCATAACCATCTCCAAATCTCATAATAGTTAAGCTAATAATATCACCAATATGATATAGAATCCTACTTAAAGTTTCTTTTAAAAGAGTCATATTAGCATCCTTGGCATCCAACAAAATCACAATCGCATTTTCTTGTATTTAATTTCTTAGCTTCTGCATCGTCCCATTCCATTTCTTCCTTCACCTCTTCTCTATATCCTTTAATTTCTTTCATAGCGTTATGTGCTGGCAAATGTTCAAAAAGCAACTCAATCAAATCTGCTACTGAAGCATTATTATACAAATCATAGATATACTCTTGTTCATCCTCAGAGCAAGTCTTGAGGAAATCTTTGATATTCTTAAACTTTTTCATCTTCATCTTCTTTGCTATAATCTATTACTCCTATTTCATCAAATATATATCCACATCCTTTAAGAAAATCTCTTAATTTACAGCAAATTTCATCAATGGTTGTTGCATTAAAAGTAATCTTATGATTTGTTTCTCTGCCAATTTCATCAGCATATTCATACTTAAAGGTAAATTTATCTTTCTTCATTTTAGGAACACTTTCTAGACTTTCTCTTGACAACTTCCTCGCCTTTCATATCAAATTGCTCTAACTCTCTTTCTTTTCTCCACTCTGCCAATTCTTCTTTTGCTCCATTAAATTCAGCCCAATCGTCTAATTCTGCATCTGTCAGATAATTTTCATCTTCCTCTCTTGTAACGCATCCGTGAGCATTGTTCTCTGCTTCGTCTGCATAAGATTCAAGGATATGCTCGGAGCTTGAGCCGTGTTTGTTGCTAATATCATCTGTGATAGTATAGATTGTTACTTTATATCTTACGCCACTTTTAAATTCTGCTAACTTTTTCTTTTGATCTTTCTTGGTTGTAAGTATTTGTTTTTGAATCTGAGCTAACTCTTTTCTGTGAGTATTTACGATCTTCTCAAGATCACTATAATAAGGTCTATTCTGAAAGATAAGTTCAATTAACTCCATCTTACTCAGCTCGACATAATTACGAGTAACAGCTTCTCTTTCGTCTCCCGAAAGACTATTATAAAATTTTAATGCGTTCTTGAATTTCTTTTTCATTTGATAACTTGCCTAACTCCGTATGTTTCAATATGATCTTCATTGTCAAAGTCAGCAATCTCAACAACTACCCCTGCTGGTTTAGACACAACTTCTGCCATACCTCTGTTGATTTCAATTCTTACTATATTAGTTTTCTTCGTTTTAGTTTTACTCATATATTCAATATACTTTGAATTTAAATTGAGTCAATACGATT